AGTCTAAATTTAGGGATAATTATAATGCTAAGTATGGTGTAGACAATCCTTTTCAGTTAGATGTTGTTAAAGATAAGATAAGAGAGACTAACAGAGAGAATTTAGGTGTAGATTATCCTACTCAGTGTCAAGAGGTTAGAGATAAGGTACGTGATACTTTCATGGAAAGGTATGGAGTACCATACTACTTTATGTTAACTAAAGAGTGGTGTGAGGCTAATGATAGTAAACCTAATCGTGATTTTGCTGAGTTGTTAGATAATAATAACATATCATATGAGCGTGAGTTTAGATGTAGTAAGTATTCTTATGATTTTAAGGTTGGAAATACTCTTATAGAGATAAATCCTACTGCTACTCATAACACTAGATTTAGTCCTTATGGTGATAAATCTGTTAAAGATAAGTATTATCATAGAGATAAATCTAATTGTGCTAGAGATAATGGGTATAATGTAATACATGTATTTGATTGGGATGATAAAAGTAAAGTAATCAATTTACTTAAAAATCAGAAAATCGTTTATGCACGAAAGTGCGATATTAGGGAAGTTGATATTACAGAGTGTAATCAGTATCTTATGGTGTATCATTTACAGGGAAAGTGTAATAATCAAACAATTAGATTGGGTTTATATTATAATAATCAGTTAGTATCATTAATGACATTTGGTAAACCTAGATATAATAAAAAATATGAGTATGAGTTGTTAAGGTATTGTGCTAGTCATAATGTAGTTGGTGGTGCTAATAAGTTATTTAAGTACTTTGTAGATAACTATAAACCTAATAGTATTGTTTCATATTGTGATACATCTAAATTTAGTGGTAAAGTATATGATATGTTAGGATTTAAAATAGATACTATAAATAGTCCGTCTTGTCATTGGTACAGTATAAAAGAAGATAATCATATTACAGATAATTTATTACGTATGCAAGGTTATGATAGATTATTTAAAGAGAATCATGGCAAAGGCACTTCTAATGAGGAATTAATATTAGATAGAGGTTATTTACCTGTGTATGACTGTGGACAAGCTACTTATATTTGGAGAAGTGATAAAAACGTAGAATAAATTTAATGTTACCTATATATAGTATTGGATATATTAAATTTAGAGTTTGTAAAATAACAGAGTGGGTATATTAATTTAGTTTTTGTAGATTGGTATATGTTTACTGAGGATGTATGGGAATTCTATATGAGTATTCCTATATATCCTTTATTTTACATTAGATGAAGAATGGGAGATATAATGGGATTAGAGTTAAAAAATACAACTAAAAACACAATCCGTATTCCTGATTATAACTACAATGGCACTTTGGTTTTTGAGCCTGAGGAAGCAAAACCTTTAGATAGCATTGACAAGGTTGGTTTCTTTAGACCTTATGCTAGGGCTGGTATTATCGTTCAAAATTCTGAGGAACTTGGTTTATCTCAACGTACTTTGGATGATATTAACAAAGCTAAAGAAGATTTAAAAGGTCATGTATCTAAAGTGGCTGATAGTGTGGTAGAAGGTGTTAAAGCTGTTTCTACTAAAACACAAGATGCTGTTAAGTCAGTATCTGATAATGCAGGTAAGATTGCTAGTGATGTTGTAGAGGATACTGTGAATGAAGTTACTGAAAAAGTAGAGAAAGTTAAAAAATTCACAGCTGATTTTCTTGATACATTAACACTAAAAGAGTTGAAAGCTACAGCAAAAGAAGTTGGTGTAGATGCTGATAGTGTTAATAAAAAAGCAGATGTTAAAGAGATGATTTTATCTGCTCAAAACAAAAAATAATATTTTGAAAGGTGAGTAGTCATGAGTAGGATTGATGATAATTTACTTGTAGATAGTAGTTCATTTAGCAATGACTACATGGAATCACTTTCAAAAGAGAGACGAGATATTATAGAGGATTGTATGGTGGCTTTAGGCTACCCTGTAATCACTCTATATATCACTCAACGTCAAATAGATAAGTTAATAGATTTTTCTACTAGGAGATGTGAGAGTAAAGTATCATTACCTTATTTGGCAACATTTAATGTTGCTAATGGTGTAGTTGATGTTACAGGGTATGATATGGAAGCTGTTAGGCAGATATATAATGGTGTTGGTAGTGGTGCTAGTAACAGTAATGCTGAATTGGTTGCCAATCCTGATAGAGATGGTGGTGGATGTAACCTAAGTCTTAGTGGGTGTGATATTTGTAATCAACTGTGTCAGTATCGTGGTATGCAAGCATTAGGTAATGGTGGAGACCTTAAAGGTATTTACAACTATGTTGCCTTTTCTGGTGCTATGTCTGAGATGAATATGTTGATGACAAATGATTGGTATTTAGACCCTACAGACAACAAGTTATATATTGATGGTTTCAGTGGACTTGTAACAGTAGAGTATGTTAAATCTAGTAATACTTTTGAAGATATAGCTAAAAACTCATTTTGGAGACAGTGGATTCGTGATTATACACTTGCTATGGTAAAAATTACAGAGGGACGTATACGTTCTAAGTATAAAATCAGTAGTGGTGTATTTGAGATTGAATCTGATGAGTTGATAAATGAGGGTAATACAGATAAACAAGAATTAGAGCAACGATTGGAAGATGGTGGCTTTGGTTATTGGAATATTATGAGAGGCTAGTATCTTGTATAGATAGAAAGGTTAATATTAATGAGATTTACAAATTCTCCTTATGGGGATGATACTCCTACATTATTAGGTGGTGTTGGTGGTGGTCAACCAGTTAGGTGGTTGTACTCCGAATTTGGGCATTTCCTTAACGTGTGGGGAAAGAATAATAATGTTAATGTTACTTTCAATTTAAAATCTAAAGACGATATCGATAGTAAGTTAGATGCATTACGTAGTTACGTGCGTAATGGTTTATTGGCTAAAGATGACCTAAGTGAGTTGGAAGAGAGGTTACGTACATATAGTAATCTTGTTAGTGGTGGTAATGGTAGTCATACTCATTCTGCGATTGTTTCTGAGGCTCATGCTAAGGGTAAAAAGTATACTGCTTATAAAGATGGTAAGTTAGTAGAGAAAGTTGGTAGGGGTGAACGTAAACACGTTACATCTGCACAGCTTAAAGCTTTGGCTGAAGCACGTAAAAAAGCACATACTGATGAGGCATGTACTAAACGTAGAAAATCTATTCAAGCTAGGAGAGATGCTAAGACTTTAGGTTTATAATAGTATAGCATTATACATAATAATAGTTAATATAGTATTTATTTTAATAAGGGGATTCCTAGATAAATGAGGCAAGTAAGAAAACTTAGCAATTTGATTGCTGACGAATTAGAAATGCAAGGTATTGAGGTTGGTTCTGCATTGTTTGAATCTACTGTATCTAGCATTGTTAAAAGCGTAAATGAAGCCTTGAAAGATGCTGACAAAAAAGACGCTGGTAATACAGACGTGTTTGAGGAAGTAGAAGAGGGTTCTTTCTATTTTGCTACTGTTGATACAACTTTGGGTGATTATGAAGTTAATCAAGATGAGATTGTAGAGTTGGTAACAAATGGTGAACCTTGTATTGTAAATATTTACGATGCTGATGGTGAGTTGCGTGATGAAGAAGTAGAGGTTTCTGCTGAAGATTTCGTAGCGTTTGTTGATAGTGCTGATGAAGTTGTTGTTGAAGATGTAGAAGAACTTTTCGATGACGAGGAAGAAGATGTAGAGGAAGGTGCAAAAGTTTCCTTTAAAGGTGGTAAAAAGCGTAAAATCAATGCAAAAAAAGCCAAACTTCTTTTAAAATCTAAAGAAAAAGGTGAAAAGTGGAAAGTTCAAGGCGATAAATTGGTTCGTAGGACTGCCGCTGAAATTAAAGCATCTAAAAAGAACATTAAGAAAGCTAAAAAAGGTAAAGCTAAGGCTAAGAAAAATCGTAAAAAAGCAATGAAAGCCAACGAGTCTGTAGTTGTTGAAGGTTTCGATATTTCTGCTAATGGCACTATCTTCCATGTAGAAGATGGTGATGTTCTTTCTTATGAAGATGGTTTCTTGACTGTAACACGTGATGGTGTAGAAGTATTCTCTAACTTAACTGTTTCTGAATCTTTCATTTCACGTTGTGTAGCTGAGGGTGTTGTTGACGATTGTGAAGATTGTGATGACGAAGAAGAAATTCAAGAAGCTAAAAAACGTAAAACAGTAAAAGAGGACGAAGATTCTGAGGAAGATGAAGAAGAAATTCAAGAAGATTCTGACGAAGACGAAGATGATGACGATTCTGACGATTCTGACGATGATGACGATGACGAGGAAGAAGATAAAGACGAAGAGGTTTCTGAGTCTATGTTAACTTTCAAGTCTGGTAAAGGTTATTGTCTAGTATCTGAAGGTCGTGAGTTACAAATGGGTAACAGGATTCGTGCAAGAGCAATGCTTTTGAATCAAGGTTTTGAAGTTTCTTCTGAAGATTTAGATAAAGCATCTAGTGGTCAAGTAGTTATTCTTTAATAGGTAGGATATAGAGTATGGGTAAGTTGTATTTGAGTGATACATTAAAACTTATCCTATCAGATAAAGTAAATGTACCTGATAATGAGATTGATAAGTTGTCAGGTACATTTTATAAATTAGGTTTGTCTGATAATGATGAGATATATGGGATACTTTTTATGATTTATTCCATAGCTGTTACTAAATCACAGTTACCAATGTCTATGGGAAATTTTCGTAGTGTTTGGCATAGATGTGGTGGTATTAGTTTAGATTTTGTATCTACTTTAGCTACGTTTGTTAAGAGTGGTATTTTAAAAATTAAAAAGAGGAATAAATCTACTGTATTAGATATGTTAACTACAGAAGAGATTGATGATACTTCTAGTGTTGTCATTTTTGTTGAGGGTACAGATTTATTTAATGAATGTGTGTCTTTAATGTCTAATGTATTAGAAACATATGGCAGTCCTGTTTTTGAGGGTGTAATACAGAATGAGGTTCCATCTTTTGTTAAAAGTTACGTTAAGCGTTTGTACGATGTGTTAGATGATTTACATGTGTATACTGAGCTAGAGTCTTTCTCGGATGAAAGTAATACTAGGAGAGTAAATCTTAATATTAATAATACATCTAAGTATGACATTAATGGTAGCGAAATTGAAAAGTTGGCTAAGTCTTTCATTAAGAATAGGGAAAGCAGGGTTGTTGATGTAGAGTGCTACAAAGATACGAATAAAACTTTATTCTTAGGTATTGACTTTAAACAAGGTACTAAGGATTTTAATTTTTCATGTGCATCTATTTTCTCCTTTATTGAGGAGCTAGAGTTAAATCATGTTAAATAGTAGGGGAACGTACAATGAATTATATTAATCGTGGTGGTAAGTCTATATTGTCTGCTATTCGTGAGGGTGCTAAGCATGTAAGCGAGCAGAATGGTATAGCTAATATGAAATTGGTAGATGATGCTGTTGTTCAAAATAGTATTCAAGAAGCCTTTGGACATATACCTAATAGTACAGATTCAAGTCAAGTTCCTTTTACTAATTCTTATACACAAGTTCAGTCAACAATTAATCCAGTAATTAAGAGAGATGTTTCAACACAGAACTCTAGAGTTTCATTGAATACAAATGCTTTTGAAGATAAGTTAGTTACTAAACTACAAAAGTGTGTTGAGACTTTATCTGATACTGGTGAGTATTATAATGCCGTAGATGCATTATTTACTTTATACACTATGGGTGCTTTAACTGATGGTGTTGTTGATTCTATTACTAGACGTGATTTAAAAGAGATTAAATCTATTGTTAGTGAATTTAAGGATATGGTAGACTCTTTCTAATTAATGTGTATTTATGTTATAATACTTGTATGTTTTAGTATACAAGGAGATAATATATGAATACATTAACTAAGGAAAGTTTATTTCAGATGATAGTTAGGTCTGATGAAATACTACTTGTGGATGTGTCTAACTTTCTATATCGGTATGCATGGGCATATAAAGATATGTCTGTGGATGTTAATGGTCAGACTGTTTTGACAGGTCATATCTATGGTTTCTTAAAATTCTTAACACGTTTAGAGGGTACATTCAACAATCCATCTATTGTTTTATGTTTAGATGGTTCTGATTCTAGTAGAAGAGAATTAAATCCTAATTATAAAGCTAATAGGGAAAGTCATAGTGATGTTAAAAATATAATACAGTCATCTACAGGTGATATTGTTAAGATGGCTAGTCTTATAACTTCTACATATAGTTGTTATGATGATAGCTATGAGGCTGATGATTGTATACATTCTATTGTTGAAAAAATTTCTGAGTTGTGTAGAAAAAATAAGATACGTAAAAATGTATACATCTTGTCTAATGATAAAGATATGTATCAGTTAGTTAGAGATAATGATTATGCTGTTGTAAATATCATTCGTAAGGTTGGTGTTGGTGATTCTTGGAAAGATTCATCTGATATTGTAGATGAGCATGTTGTTAGAGATACATTTAATGGTGTTTCTCCTGTTGACCTTGTTAAGTATCGAGCCATTGTTGGTGATAGTTCTGATAATCTAAGAGGTTATTATAGGTTCTTAAAGGCTAAGGCTAGTGAGATTGCTAACAACTATGAGTATGATATGTGTAATAATACTCTTGTTCAGAAAAAAGGTTCGCTAGTTAGTGATGATATCATTGATAAATATATACCTACAATTCTTGATAAGTTTAACATTTTTGAAAATAATTATATGATTATGAAGATGAAGTCATTTGACTTTGAGATATCACCTATTTCAATGAACTTGTCAAGAGAGGATATATCGTCTATAGTATCACTAATAAATTTATATCGTATGAATGAGTTTTTACGATATTGTATGAGACGTAGTTTGTATAGTGATGTTGTAAGGGATTTATGTGGTGTCTAGTTTTTATGTATACATTTTAAGGTGTAGTGATGGTACATTGTACACTGGCTATACAAATAATCTAGAACGAAGATTAAAGACTCACAATAGTGGTAAAGGTGCTAAATATGTTAGGTCAAGGTTGCCTTGTGTGTTAGTATATTCTGAGGTATACGCATCTAAGCAAGAAGCAATGAGTAGAGAGTGGTATATCAAGAATAAGTTGTCTAGAAAAGATAAGTTACAGTTAATACAGTCATATTTTAGTGGTATATACAATTAGTTTTTAGTGTTTTCAAATTTATCACTTTATCTAGTGTATTAATTGTAATAGTGGGGTAATATGGAACATCTTATAGTATTAGCATTTAGTTTACCTTTTATTTTAGGTATTTTAGCTACAATTTTAGTCTATGCGTTTTATTGTGTTGTTAAAGCAATATTGCATAGGGTTACAAAATAACATAGATTTTTATGAGTACATGATAATTCATGTACTCTTTTTTTATTATTTGTTGTATAATAGGAGTGTATGTAATTTCGTATTTTTAATATGAGGTGTAAACTATGCTAGAAAACTCTAAAATTGTGTATGTTGCTCATCCATATGGTGGTTTATCAACTAACTATGATAAGGTGTCTGATATCATGAGGTTATTGTGTTCTAAGTTTAATGATAAGACATTTATATCGCCTATCCATGCCTATGGTTTTATGTACGAAGCTGTTGATTATGAAAAAGGGATTAATCTATGTTTCAAGCTTTTAGATTTGTGTGATACTGTATTACTATCTGGTGAGTGGGAACATTCTAAAGGGTGTAATATGGAGAAAGAGTATGCATTGAAAAACAATAAGATTGTTGAGGTATTGTAATATGATACAAGATATTTTAGAAGGTGTTAAAGATATAAAAGATTTAGCTAATAAGAATAAAGCTTTTATGGATATGGGAGATTATAAGTCTGTTTCTGATGGTTATCATACTATAGGTGATTTGTATGAGCATCGAACATATCTTTTTGCTATGTTGTGCAAGCTATATATTCCAACAGTATATGTGTGGAAAACTAAAAAACATGAAGATGGCACTATGTATGATGATATGTTCTTAGTTGGCATTGATTTACCTAATGGTCAGATTTCATATCATATTAAAAATAAATATTGGAATTTATTTGATGATGTACAAGAAATTCCTAATGCTACAGGTTATGATGGCTATACATCTGAAGATGTTATTATTCGTATGGGGGAGTATATTAAAAATGTCTAAGTTTGATTACACCTTTAAATCTATGTGTGAGGGCATCCTAGATAGTGGCATTGTCTCTGATGGTGAAACAGTTAGACCTAAGTGGGAAGATGGCTCAGATGCTCATACTGTTAAGAAGTTTGCTGTTGTCAATCGTTATGATGTGGGTAAGGAGTTCCCAGTTCCTACTCAACGACCTTTAGCTTTTAAGTCTTGCGTTGAAGAAATGTTATGGATTTGGCAATTACACTCTAATAATGTTAAGGATTTAAATACAAGGATTTGGGATAGTTGGGCAGACAGTGATGGCTCTATAGGGACTGCGTATGGATATCAGATTGGTAAAGAATCTTTCTATTATATTAAGTCTAATGATATTGTTTCTGATATTCAGAAGGCATTTCCTAATATGAAATATGATAAAGATGAATGCGTTTTATATCATGATGGTTTAGGTGGTGGACATAAAATCTTTCTAGGTAGTGTCTGTGATGGTGTATGTTTAGTAGAGATGAATCAGATAGATAAAGTAATTTACGATTTAGTATATACACCTTTCTCACGTAGGATTATTGCTCATATGTATAATTTTGATGAGTTAAGCACAATGAATTTATATCCTTGTGCGTATTCTTGCACATTTAATGTTACAGTTGATTGTAAGGGTAATAAAGTGTTAAACCTATTATTAAATCAACGTAGTCAGGATATTCTAGCCGCTAATGCGTGGAATGTGGCACAATATTCGGTGTTATTACATATGGTGGCACGACATGTTAACATGCGTGTAGGTGAGTTGGTTCATGTGATTGCTGATGCTCATATCTATGATAGACATATACCTATTATTCAAGAGTTGATAGAACGTGATACTTATGAAGCCCCTACATTTAGGTTAAATAGTGATATTAAAGATTTCTATGACTTTACTGTGGATGATGTTTCATTAGTTAATTATAGACATGGGGAAGCTATTAAAGGTGTACCTATTGCAGTATAAAGGTGACATACAATGAAAGATAAGAAAGCTATAAAGAAAATTATCAAGATTATCGAGAATTTACACTTCTTATAGCATAATAGGTATTTATATTAGTATGATAGGTGGGGGTGTAGTTTAGTTGAATAGGACATTTAAAGTTAGGATATATCCTAGTAGAGAACAACAAGATATTATTGAGGATACGTTTAATTGTACAAGGTATTTGTATAATTATATGTTTAATCTTAAAGAAAAGTTGTATAAATTCTTTGGGATTAATTTGAGTTTTGTGAGAATGTCTAAGATTCTAACTGAATTAAAGAAACATAAGACTTGGTTAAAGTTAGTAGATTCAACTTCCTTAGTTCAATGTCTTAGAGACTTAGATAATGCTTATACTAGATTCTTTAAGCGTCAAGTAAATTATCCTAAATTTAAGTCTAAGAAACGGAGTAAAAGCTCATATCGTACTAATAGTAGTGCAATTAGTCTAAATATTGAAAATCATACAATCAAGATTCCTAAAGTTGGCAGTATTAGATTTAGGGATAAAAATGATTTTAGTAATATTCTTAAAATTTATAATGTAACGATTTCTAAGACATCTAGTGGTAACTATTATGCTAGTATATCAGCTGAGGTCTATATTCCGCATTTTGAGAAAACCAATCAAAACATAGGTATAGATTTAGGTATAAAAGACTTTGCGATTTTTAGTACTGGTGCTAAAGTAGATAATCCTAAATATTTTATCCATGCTCAAAAGAAGTTAGCTAAGATGCAACGTAAGTTGTCTAAAAAGGTTTTTGGTAGTAATAACTATCAAAAGTACAAAATTAAAGTGGCTAAATTCTATGAGAAAATAAAGAATAGGAGATTAGATTTTCTTCACAAGTTATCAACTAATTTAGTAAAGTCATATGATATAGTATGCATAGAAAATCTTAATATTAAGGGTTTGATTAAAAATCATACATTAGCTAAGTCATTTCAAGATGTATCATTGTCTGAGTTCATAAGGCAGTTAGAATATAAGACTATATGGTATGGTAAAATTATTTCTAAGGTTGATAGATTTTATCCATCATCACAGATATGTTCTAAATGTGGATATAAAAACAAAGAAGTAAAGAATCTCTCTATTCGTGAGTGGGTTTGTATTGAGTGTGGTACACATCATGATAGAGATGTGAATTCTGCAATAAATATTCTGAGTGAGGGATTAAGACTTTTAGAAGTATAGATATATAATTTTAACTGTGGGACACACAGGGATAGCCTATTAAATTTATCTGACCAATGGCTTTGATTACATTGATTGAAGTTAAGTTGGACGTACATAGGAACCTTGAGACTTAGGTCAAGAGAGGATGTCAGCTAATACACGTAGAATGAAACGTAAAGACATAGTATCAACAATAGATACAGTTATTAATATCTTAGAAGATACTACGGATACATATACTAAAGAAGATGCTATAGCATTGCTATTTAAGATTAGGAATAACACATTATAATATGTAAATAGGTATATGAGAGTATGCTTGTATCATGTACTAATAGGTTAGATGATACTCTATTGTAAGTTAATATAGAGTATCATCTATAAGCACACAGTAATAATAAACATAATAAAACAGATATATAAGATACTAATATTAAACATACTATTAAACATACTATTAAACATACTATTAATAGAAATATAATAATGAATTGAATTAATTTCTTCTAACGAAGAAAAGAATTCAATAAGAGATGGAGATGTATTATATTTAATAATTATAGTAGAGAAAGTATAATTAAAAGTAGAATATATCTAATAAACTAGGGATTAAGGATGATACTGAATTAATAACTAAGTGAGCGAGTATATTAGATTGGTTGAGTTGATTGAGTTGATTGAGTTAAGAAATTACATTTAATTGAGTTGATTAAGTTGGATTAAGTTGATTGATATAATATAGGGAAGATAAACAAAAAGTGAGTATCGTAAATGTGATTAGAGTATATGGGTTTAATCACATAAAAGAAAGAACCATATAGATAGAGGATAGGAATAATTTGTACAGACATATTGTAATATTTTGTAAAATAGTGTAAGATGATGTAAAGTATAGATAGGTGAAAAAAAATGAAAATAGAGAAAAGGTTAATAGATGAGTTAAGGGAGATAGAGAAAATAGGGTATAGTGAGGTCAGTGTGTCTGTTGTAAGAGATGTGTTAAAGCGGATGGGAGTAAGAGTGAGGACAGATGCAATGGTATTAGGTGATGATTTAAGGGTTCTATTGGAGAGTATGAGTAAGAGGGTACAGGAGAGGTACGAGAACTCATTAAAAGGGATAGATAGTCGTAGAGAGAATAAGAAGAGATAAAATGAAATTACATTAAATCTAGTAGATAAAATGTAATTTCATTAAATCTAGTAGATAAAATGTAATTTCATTAAATCTATGAGATAAAAATGATTATGTGGGGTGATTGAGATGAGTTTACTAGAGGATTTAGAGAAAAGTTTAGATTCAATACAAGACTATATAATGGGTATAGAGATATTTGAGGATGGCTATCGGAGTGAGATACATGTGTATGATAGGGGTAGATTAATTACTGATAGAGACAGTGATTTTTTAAATGAAGAGTTAGAGTATGTTAGTGATAAGATAGCTACTATTGTATCAAGATATAGGGAGATATATAGATATTCAATCGTATCTACATCACGATTTGGTGGTTCATTCATCACAGATATAGATAATAGGATGTTACGTGATGTTGGTGTAACAGATGTAGATAGGGTGTATAGTGATTTAGATAGTTTATCAATACAATTCAGTGCAGATATACCTAATGTGGTGATGGGTAAGTTGTTAGAGGCATATGAGTTCAATCAGTCTTGTATGGGAGAGTATTGTGTAAGTATGTTAAGTATTGATGGTGTTGATGGTGTTTGTGAATATAGTGATTGGTTGACATATTGGGAGAGTTTGTTATCTGAGGTAGTAGATACATTGTCTGATGTACTTAAACGATTCTATGTTAATTACGTAGGGTTACTAACTAATAATGAAGTTAGAGATTATATGTTAAAACGCTATAGTGATGGGTACATAAGTGGTTGTGTGGTTGGTCGGTATCATCAAACTTTGTCAGATTGTTTGTTACATGTAACGATTGATTTAGGACTATTCAGACTACGTGATATTGATGTAGATGCAATACATGGGTTTACTGTTGAGGGTGGTGTAATAGATTTTAATCCTATTCATGCATCATATAATTTGAAGTACATAACAAATGGTACAGTAGATGATTTTTGTGATATGCTAGAGATGGTGGCATATGTGCATGATGCAGTGATAGGGTATTATAAGTCTAATATTGTATCATTGTATCGAGGGTATGTATTGGTTAGTAATGTGTTAGATACTCTTCAATTAGGTGCTGATGAGTATACTTGTATGGCTGAGAGTTTTGTAGATGAGATAGGTTCTGTTCAGTTGGATGATTATTATGAATTTAATGGTTGTGTGTTTAGTTATGATGATAACTTAGAATCTATTGAGATGTACATACCATTACGAGAGTTTAACACTAAAGTAATGGCATCAAGGGTGTTTGATGTTGGTAAGTTCATGTGGATTTATCTAGATATGATACGAGAGTATTCTAAAGGTTAATAATATGTAGTGGGGTGATAGAAAAATGAAAGTTACAAGAGATACTATAGATGGTGTAAAGGTACAGTTGGATATACCTAATGAATTGTATCGAGTAGGGATGATGCTTAGAGATACAATTCCATCTAGTGATGGGAGTCTACGTGGGTTTGACTATCATTTATTTAGAGAGACTGAGTATATTGAGAGTAGGTTAATGCATATAGCATCACGTTATCGAGAGTTAGCATTATATCATAATCGGTGTAGTGATTTACATAATGTAGTGAGTGTTGAGATTGATATAGGTACTATTCATCAACTAAGTGGTTATAAGCAGTATGAGGGTGAGAGTTGGTATTTGGAGTTAGTTAAGTACGTAGATAGCATTTCTGTTAAAGCTAACAATTCTATTAGTGTAGAGTTTACTGATACATTCACAAAAGATTATGTTGGGTATATTGTAGATGCTAAGGCTATACATGATAGATTAGAGGATACTATATGTGACAGTGGTGATGATGTTATACCATTTAGTGAGTGTAGGGAATATACTGATTGGTGTCAGTTGTTAGATAATGTAGTTAATTGCGTTAATAGGTTGTTGAGTAATGCGTATCATATTTATTTAGATTTCATGACTCATAAAGATGTTTGTGATGCATTACGAGATAGGTATGGTTGTTGTGGTACTATTAAATCTAGGTATCATAGTTATTTGGGTGATAGTTTATTTATTAAGTCATCTGTGCATGTAGCCAGTGGTATTATTGAGACATTATTTGTAGACCCATTGATGGGGTATGAGATAGATGGTAGTGATGTTAGTTATGGTACTATAGATGATAATCATATTAATATTCGTGATTTACATGCTGACACAGATAGTGATACGATTGATAGGGTATTAGATATTCTAGAGATGATGGCATATATTAATGATGGGTTAATTGATTATTTAGATAGTCAGTATCGTTTGATTAGTAGTACACGAATTAGTGGTACGTTGTATATGCCGTATCGTTCTGATGCTTTTGATATCTGTGAGCGATTTAGTAGTGAGGTTGACAAGAAGTACTGTGGTTATTTTGGTGAAGTGACTGATGGTGCGAGCGTGTGTAGTGTAGAAGATTATTTTACTGAGGGTTGGCAATTTCATTTTTCAAGTCCTGTTCGGTTATTATCTAAGAAAGTAATGGCATCAAGGGTATCTACTGCTCATGTATGGTTTGATACATATGTAGATTTATTACGATTGTATGCTAGAGTTGTCTTTGGAATCACTGTATTGGATTAAATCATTGGATTAAATCATTGGATTAAATCATTGGATTAAATCAACAAACATACAAAACTTTACAATATATTACAGTTATGGTATACTATGTGTGTAATAAACTAATTATATTGTAAGGAGATATAAAAATGAGTAACTTATTGTATGTAGGATTTTCATCTAACAATACAAATGTACAGGCTAGTGATACGATATGTTTTCCTGCTATTCTTGAGGGTGTTAAGGGTAGTATTGATATGTTTCGTGATGCGTTTCGTTTGTATCGTGTCATGGGGTTGTCTAATGGGTTACATGAGCAGATTAGATATGGTATCAGTGGTGTTGGGGATGTAGTAGTGCATATATTGTATGATGAAAACACAGATATTGCGTTTGATTTTTCAAATACAGTTGCGATGGATGTTGTTCAGTCTGATGATTTTAAATTAAAGTTAACCTACTCAGGTTTATCTAGTGCTACATATCAGCAGTGTATTAAAGATATCGTTAATATTATTAATAACTCATTACAACATATTTATGCTCATTTTGTTGATACAATGTTTTCTTCTTGGGGTAAGACTCGATTTGTAGGTATTGGTGTTGCTATTGTTGGTAGAGTTGGTGTAGACTCTTTTTTAGAGGGTAAATTACACCCTGAATATGGGGATAATGTTGGAATGCGGTTTAAGTGTTACATTATTCTAGGTTACACTACGATTAGTGGGTTAGATATTTATCCTAAATTATTCAGACATAGAGAGATAAACACCATTGAGAGTGTATTAGATATGTTGGAAATGATGGCATTCTTTAGAAATAGTTTACAATCACATACTATGTATAAATACATTCAATATTATGTTGGTAATATTGAAGAGATTGATTACTTTGATGGGAGAGAATCTGTTGGTGATATCGTGTTGTTAGGTAAACACTCTATAGATGTTGATTACTACACAAAGATAGAGTTAAATTCGACTACATCTGCATCTGTGTCTTATGGTAATAATACATTTAGAGGGAAGCGTACAGATTGTGAGATTGATTTCTTTGTCAGTTCTAATGCTTTTATGAAAAAGACAATGGGTAGTGCTTTCTTTGATATCAATCGATTAGAGACTATTCTGTATGATTCAATGTATGCATTTGGTCAGTATGTTGGGTGTTGGGAGTGATGTAGTATGTTAATCACATTTGATACACATAGTAATGGCTTTATATTGTCTAGAGGTAAAGATAACTTATCTGGTACTGATTTGAGTACTTCATTAGGTAAGTTAATTGCACAGTATCGAGATGTGCTATTGGTTGCTCATAAGATTCCGTGGTGTATCGTTGATGTTGGTATGGCATTTTCTTCTAGGGTTGGCAATGTTTCATTTGAGTGTGGGCATAGGGGTGCTGATTCTTTTTGTAAGATTTCATTTAATAATATTGCTTGTCTTGATACATTGTTTAGTAATAATAATGTAGATTATGAGTCAATTTCTGCTATAGTTAGTAAGATTTTAGAGGAATCATTTTTTAGTTATATGACTTCAGTTTTTTGGGGGAGTTTTGATTTTTCTGATATTGAGTTGTATAGTCGGTTTAATACTAGAGGTAGTGTACTTAAACCTGTGCTACATCAAGAGTCATTAAAGTTCATTTCTAACAAGATTTCGTATTCACGTGTTGCTGAGAGATTAGAGTTAAGGGATTTTGATTTTTCTATCTGTAGTATTTATGATACGTTAAGAGGTTCATTTAGTGTTATTGATGTTTGTAAGCTTTTAGAGACGATTCAATACATTAGGGAGAGGTTTCTATTTAGTGGATTTTCTTTTGATGTTATTGTTAGAGGTGTTGGTAGTGTTTACCCAGTAGACTATTTTGAATGTGGTAGGGGCGAATTAGTATCATTACGTTATGATAGACGTGAATATAACAGGATGACTACTATATTGGCAGATGGGAGTACAGTTGGTGCTTATCATATGTCTATTAATGATGATTATATTACGTTTGCGTTTTTAATTAGTGCTATGAGTTCTATGTATAAGGTGATGGGGACTTCATTCTTTGATGTTAATAAATTCTTTTCTATATTAGAGCGTTCTGTGTTTGAATTTGGTGAGTTTGTTGGTTGTCATAGGTATAAACTATCATTAAAACTTTAAAACGAGCATACAGGTGCAATTTCGTGTGTTAAATAAGGAGAATAAAATGATTAATATGATTGTTTGTATGGATAAAGGTGATGGTATTGGTGTTAACGGAGGACTATTGTATCATCTAAAGGGCGATTTAAAACATTTTAGACAAAAGACATTGGGTACTACTATCATTATGGGACGTAAAACATTTGAAAGTTTACCCAATCTGTTACCACATCGTGAGCATTGGGTTATTACACGAGATAAGGACTATAAAGTACCTAATGGTGTTAAGGTGTTTCATAGTCGTGAAGAGGTGTTAGAGGAACTTGGGAGTCGAAGAGCATTTGTTATTGGTGGTTCTTCTATTTATGATATGTTTATTAATGATGTAACTTCTATTTATGTTACTAAGGTTGATAAAAAGAAAAAGGCTGATACATATTTTAAATTTAATCGTAATAAATTTAGTTGGAGTCAGATTGGTATGCAACAAAATGATATTGATGAGTTGAGTGGTGAGCGATTAAATTACACGTTTGAAGTGTATACACGTAAAAACTTGTTAAAAGTTGGTAATGACTAGTTCTTTACAAAACTTAACATATTGTGTTATATTGTATGTATAAAAAATACTGTAGTTAAAAAGGAGATTTAATTATGCATTATACCACTTTTGCTAGTACTAGTGATAATCTAGGTGTGGTGGTTCACATCACAGATTTTTTAGATAAAGATGATGTCATTGAGCAACTCAATCATTATCGTTGGTCTTGTGATGTTGTTAAGGTCGATGATGATGAGGTTGTAGCTGTTGTCTATTTACGTGTTGGGATTGGACGTAATTTTCAATACATTTCTAAGCGACTTGGTTGCTTAGTGCAGGTTAACCCATATAGTGTTATTTATGGGTTAGGTGCTATCACTACATATAAGAGTGGTAACTTGATAAACTATTCTATTGATTTTGATGATAGATATGAGTGGTGGTTGGTATGGGGAGATAAGCCTACATTACTAACATTTGAGTTTATTGATTTTGATGATGGTGATTCTCTCTATTGTGTAGAAGACAATGAGTTGACTGGTTATGATTTTACTGATGAAGAAGTAGATGAGTTTACTGAGCGACTCAATAGTGGTTTTAATTGTGGTTTTTAGCGTTTTAGGTGAGTGTGGTAACATACTCACCTTTGTTTTAGATGTGAGGTATTTATATGAAAAAACTTGATATTTTAAAAGGGATGTTTAAGGCATCAAAAGAGTATGTAAGGGGTAATTACTTTAACGCTATGTATCAAAGTCTTAAAGTAACATATGGTGTAAATGGTGATTCTGCTAGACATGATATGTTGCAATTTGTTGATGATTTTCATCAAGATGGGTATTTAGATTACTTTGAGTGGAAAGAGTTGCGTAGAGTTGTTCTAGAGAGTGATTTTAGTCATTAGTTAGTGAGGTGTATTATCATGAATGGTACTAATTTAATTGATGGTAATAGAGTTGTTATAGTTAAGGATAGAGCATTTACACTAAAGGCTATTTCTGATATTTATGTCTTTGATAATATATTATATGTTCATTGTTATAATGGTGATGTGTCTAAGATAGTTTTAGATAAGATTACTGATTTTAAAGCTTTTAAAGATGTAATTGATGATGTGTTTGCATATCGTCAATCTTTGAGTGGGTTAGTAGTCTGTGGAGGTTGATTATATAATGGATTATTACTTCTTTTTTAAGGTGTTTGTTGCATCATCTGTTATGCCTTTTATTTTTGTTGTCAGTGAGTCTAAATGCTTTCCTGGGACTAAGCAGTGGTTATTAAACAATATTTTGGGCAACATATTCTCAGGTATTTCTGTTATTTCTTTGATTATTTCTGTATGGATGTGGGGGCTTGATTAATGGAATTGATTGTAAGACATAATTATGATGTATTATTTAATACATTAAATCGGATTAATACTAGTTTTATTGGTACTAGGGGGTTTTGTTGTCATTTAGACACTATTATGGGTGTTCATTTGGTTGGTTTTAAATCAATCTCGTCCAGTAAAGGTTGTATTAATGCAGTATGGTTGGTAGATTTAGAGGTTTTTGAAGACGAATTTGAAAGCTTTGAAGTTCACTCTACACTGTCTATGGTTGATGCTAGTCTATGCATAGGTGAGATTTCTTTTGAAGTTAAAAATAGTGGTGTCTTTGATGATTATTTGTGTACTACAAAAGTATACAATTATTTTTTAGAGTTGTGTGGGTTTAATGAAAAAGATTAAGTTTATAAAGAAAAAACAGTTAATGTGGGTTGATGACTTTTCAGTAGATGATGGTAATACATTTAATAATAATCGGAATATTAATTCAAATAACCCATATGTTAGGTATGTTCAGCTTATTAAGGGAAGTAAGTTGGAGTGGCATAGTAAGTAGTATTTGAGGTTTAATTTAATGTATTATCATACATCTTTGTTGTTTCTTTGATTATTTCTGTATGGGTATGGTGATTTTATAATATGGAATTAATTATTCGTGGTAAATATAACTCAATGTATAACACTATGAATACACTTAAAGATTCATTTCGTTTTGGTGCTTGTTATACAGTTTCAGATGGTATAACATTAGTAGGGATTAAAGATGTGTGTTCAGATGATACTTCCATTTACGTTATGTGGGTTTTAGAGGTTGTAGATGATATTACATATGATATTCATGCTGTTGAGATATCATCTAATCTTAAATCTTTATCAAGTTCTGATGGTGAGATGTCTTTTACACTTTATAACCCTACTTGTGTTCCTTTGTTAGTTAACTTTTTCATAGACAAGATTCTATAAATGGCTTTTGATATAGTACGAATATACTATTTATTTTTAATTTCTAATTACAAAACTTTACAACTTAATATATGTAGTGTTATAATGGGTATGTAGATAGTTTATGTTTACATACCTATTTTTAATTTAAAGGAGATTAAAAATGTTGGATTTGTATAGACACAATTTTTTAAGAATCCCAGTATATTGTAGTGATGCTGTTAAATCACATCTACCTAAAACAGGTACATTTGAGGTAGATGGTTATTACTATACACATTGTTATAAAGACTCTTTATTTGAGGAGTTAGTTCTTGTTGATTCTTGTGCTGATGCAGAGCAGTTAACTGAGTTTGAATTTTATCAAAATATCCCTAAGAACTTAAAAATACGTACATTTGGTGGTGGGGGCTCTATTGGTATTCAACTAGATGATTATCAAAAGGGTTTCTATGATTTTGTTGGTAAAACAGTTCATGTGTATTGGCTTAATTACTCAGTGTATTTTACATTTGATACTGGTAGGGTTAATATTAAATATCGTAAATTAGATATTGATATTACTAAGGATACTACTGAGGTAATTCATATTTCGTACATCGATGTAGTTTTAAAGGCTATTCGTCTTTTCAATATTGGTATTTATAAAGTGGTTGAGGGTTGATATTATGGCAATGAGATTTTTTGATGTCACAGATGTAGATTCTGAATACCTTAGATTTGCTTTTAAACATTATGGGTTAGATATTGATAAGTTGTTATATCATAATAAATACTACTCCATGGATGATATTAATGATATAAGTTGTGGTTGTAATGGTGTGAGTGTTAAAACTATTGAACTTGATAAAAAATACTTGATACTTGATGATACTTTTACTTTCTTTGATTCTCTGTGTAGTACATTTAAGAACTTTAGTGAAGTTTCTAGGGATGACGTAAAGCTTTTTCCAACAATGTTGTGTAAGTTCAACAAACATTTTGGCGATTATTATACTGTATTTGATTTATATTCTTTATTTAGTTCTAGATACGATATCTTTGAAATGATTAATGATTTTAAAGATGATGTTAGGTTACATGACATAGTTAAATTTGATAAGTATGAGAGAACATTTAGAGTTTACATTATTTTAGGTGGTGATGATTTATCACTATTTAATACTTATACACCTATTTCTACTGAAGATTTTTCTGATGTAAGAAATAAACTCAATACATTCAATTCTGTTTTGAGTGGTTATTATCTTGAAAAACGGCTTAAAGATATTGAAATGTATTTTAATAGATGCATTATTGAGACTGTAATTATAGGAGATTAATTTATTATGAAGTCTTTATTAATAATGAGAGGTTGTCCTGGTAGTGGAAAGACAACTCTTTTAAAAGATTTAGGGTTAGATATTTATTCTTTAAGTAGTGATAGATTGCGATTGATGTATAGTTCACCTGTTTTAAATGAGGAGGGCAATTATACAATTAGTCAAGATTGTAATAGTGAGGTCTTTGATACATTATATAAGATGCTAGAATATCGAATGTCTAATGGTGAGTTTACAATTATTGATGCGACTCATTGTTCTTCTCATAAAACAGTACATAAGCAGATTCAAGAGTATCGTAGATTAGCTAAACGATATAACTATAGGATTTATCAGTATGATATGACTATGGATTTATTAAGAATATCTGAACAGAATGAATTACGTAGAGGTACATATTCTTTTGTTCCACATCATATTATTGATAAGATGTATAGAGTAATGAAAGATACACCTAAATTACATAGAGATATTACTAAGATAGATTCACTAGAAGATTTTATTTCTTCTTATAACACAGATTATCTATGTGATGCTAATGTCTATGATAATGTTAAGGTTATTGGTGATATTCATTCGTGTAATACTGTTCTTAAAGAGGCTGTATCTGATTTCAATTCAGATACATTATATGTGTTTGTTGGGGATTACTTTGACAGGGGTATTGAGCATTACGATACATTAAAGACTATTCAAGATTTATCTAAGCGTAAAAATGTTATATTGTTAGAGGGTAACCATGAATCACATTGGATTCGTTATTCACATAGTGAGAGTGGTGATGATTTAGGTTACAAGCGTTTCAGAGAAACAACTTTAAAAGATTGGCTACTACATTATGATAATGAATCAGATTTAAAGAAAGAGTTACGTATATTATATCGTAAACTACATTCTTGTTATTTCTTTAAGTGTGGTAATATTAGGTATATGGTTACACATGCTGGTTTGACAAAGTTCCCTGAAAATGCGTTATTGTTATCATCTACTCAATGTATTAAGGGTGTAGGTGGTTATGATTTTGAGGTTTCACTAGAGTATACTAAACAACAGCGTAGTGGTACTGAAGTTCAAGTTTTTGGTCATAGGGGTGTATCTTCTTCTAAAGGTTTCAGTTATTCTTTAGAGGGTAAAGTTGAATTTGGTGGTCATCTTAAAGTTCTTAATATTGATAAAAGTGGTCAGGAAGTTGTTGAATACAAAAACTATGTATACAATAAGAATTATCTAGATGAAGAATTTAAATTTCAACAAGAATTTGGTAAGGTTGTACTAAATACTGATTCCATTGAAGTTAATGTTATAGCTAATTCTAAGTTAGTTAGGGTTCGTAATTGTGGTGATATGGTTAGTCTTAACTTTACTGAGAAGGCTTTTAGACATAATTTGTGGGATAGTGTTACAATTAAGGCACGTGGGTTATTTGTTGATAAAATTACAGGTGATGTTAAAGCACGTTCTTATGATAAATTCTTTAATTTAGGTCAGAGAAAAGATTCTAATGAAGAGTTAGATAAACTAGTTTACCCTGTCAGGGTTGCTAAGAAAGAGAATGGTTCTTTAGGTATCATTTCTTGGGATAGGCAAAAATGTGAATATATTTTCGCTAGCAAGAATTCTACAATGACTGAGCATGCTGGTTATGTTAAAGAAAACTTTGAAATGGTTGACTTCAATATTCAGTATGCATTACGTACAATTTTAATGAAGTATAATTGTTCTGCTGTATTTGAGATGATTCACCCTAAAGATGTTCATATCATTAATTACAATAAATCTCATAAGCTTTTCTTGTTAGATTTTGTACCTAATAAATTGCATTTGGATAATGGTATTCACATTGATTATGAGTTTTCTGAAATGTGTAGGAAAGAGTTTAGCAAGATTTATGAAGAAAACCCTATGCTTGTATTTGATGATGTGTTTAAAGTTGTGTGGTCAACAACTGTTTCTGATAGAGATGCTTTAGATGTATATCTTGAAAAAGCTAAAACTTGTGATTTTGAGGGTTATGTGTTTACAGATGCTAGAGGTTATATGACTAAGATTAAGTCTGATTCCTATTTAGAATGGAAATATTGTAGGACATTATTAGGTCATTATGTTAGCAATAGTGATATAAATACTAATTCCTTAAATGATTTTGAAAAGAGTTTCTACAGTTTCTTGCGTACTCACTTTGTTAGTGATTTGAGAGGTAAGAATATTTTAGAAGTTAGAGATATGTATAATCAGTGTGTGGCTAATAAATGATGGGTAAGTATAATATTAATGATAAAGTTCCCTTAAATTCTAAAGGACAAAATGCTAATATAAAAGCTAATATCTTGTCTGATGAAGAAATGCGTAAATTGGGTTTTAACGATTATGCAAAAGATAGATGGTATTTCTGTAGAAGAGTTGGTGGAAAGGATAGTGATATTAGTTTTAATATCACTATTAATAAGGAAACTAAGGACATTCAGATAGATGTTCTAGATGAGATGTTTTTACAGCCTTATGACTTTCAAATGTATATTGGTACAGTTGCTGTAGCTAATCGTGTGTATGATGATGTTCAAAATTACATGAAATTCTTCATGGACAATGGTGTCATTTATGGTTATACTTTAGGCGATTATATTTAGATTGAGGTTTACATGTATAAAAATTTCTGTAAAATATATGATATAATTGAAGTATTATCTAGTTATTTAGATTATGCTCATGATTGTATGAGAGAATTATTTACTTTGGGTAATAACTCTGTTACGTATGATAAGTATAGTGGAAAGACGACTATTGTTATTAATGACGAGACATACTTGATTACTGATATAGCACTATTACCATATATCTTATATGAGTATTATGTGTCTAGCTATGATAATATGTTTGATGATTCCTTAGATTTCTATCATACTTTCTTATCTGTATGTGGTGTCTCATTTAAAGATATGGCTTCAAACCTTGATAGTATTGTTAGTTTTAGAAGTAACTTTGGTTATAAAACAGATGATTCAGATATTGAGTTTTTGAGAGAATATTTTTTACTCATTCATAGTAAACTGCGTGAGTTAGATAGTTTGTAGGGTGGTAATATGGGTTTTGATGGTATTAAATTTAGAAGTGATTATTCTGCTGAAGATATTAATAGGATAACTAAAGATTTCGTAGATATGGTTAAGTATCTTAGGAATAATGAAACATACTATAGCTCTATCGTTAATGAGTGTGATAAAGCCTTAGGTGATTTATACCATTATTGTGAGTTACGTTATCCAACAACACGAAGTGGCAAAACTAAAGTTGTAAGTCTTATTCGTGATATTTCTACAACTAGACGTAAAGCTAAGGATATTTTAGAGTTAGTTGAGCCTATTCTAAAATTAGATACATCATATATGAATGAGTTAGGTAGGGTATCTAATTCTATCAATAAATCATATACTAAGTTATATATTAATGGGCGAAGGTATGTTCCACGTGTTTTAAGTGATTTGTTTGATGAAGTTGGTGGTGGTTAGATGTCTGATGCATCTAAGCTCAGAGATATTATAGATGGTAGAATAGATAAATATATCTATTTATGTGTAGGTTCTTATTTGAAAGATAATGATAATAATGCACTACATGATGAAATGTATAAGCAACTCGTATTAGACCTTAGAGATATCATTAATGATGAATGTATTAGATTAGGTTTAGAATAGGTATTGTTTTTATTTATAATTTGTGGTACAATTTATTTAGAGGTTTGATAGTTTAATGAGTTGAGTGATTATAAAAATTCTCTCTCAGTCACTCTCACATAAGAAATAATCTCCGTAATTTCAATGGAAGTTTTTCTTCTATAGTCACTCAACTCATTAAGCTATCAAACATTCGTAGATGACGTTTGCCACGTTGTTGCATAAATTTCTCCTTAAAAGCGACTCATATACTTCATTGTGATTATATGAGTCGCTTTTTGTTTAGTTTAGTGGGGGTATGGTTTGAGCGATTATAAATTAGAGGATAAGTACATTTCTTTTAATGGTATTACATTGGGTAGTGACCAAATAGAATGTGCTGAATATATGTTAGCTAGGAAAGGTTGTATATTAGGTGGTCAGTGTGGTTTAGGTAAAACATTAATTACATCTGTAGCTAACAAAGTACTATTAGATAAATATAATACAGTTGTGTCCATTATAGTTTGTCCTGTTAAGGCACTTAAAGCCTTTAGAAGAGAACTATTTGAAAAGCTACAGATTAAAGAGGATGAGGTTGGAATTATATCTGCCGATTACACATGGTATAACTTAGATACTAATCGGTTTTTTGTGTGTACAGATACTCAATTAGAGAAGTTAGATAGGATTACAGCTGAGTTAAAATCAAGAAATGTTCCTATGATTTTAAATGTGGACGAGGCACATAAACTGCAAGATAAGAAGAGTAAGTATTCTCAGATTATGTCTAGTATACGTTCTAGGTGTTCTATTGTGTGGCTTATGACTGCTACACCTATTTTAAACTCTTTGGACTCTTTGTATAACATTGTTAACTTTTCTTCACCTGGTTTTCTTGGTAAGAAAGACTCTTTTGATAATAATTTTACTTTGTGGAATTTACGAGACCAATATATTAAGCGTGGTGGTAAGGCTACTAAAATTAAAGTCAAGGAAGTGTATGGGTATAAAAACCTAGATATTCTTAGGGAAAAGCTTAATGATATCATGATTGTACGTGGTAAAGAATACAATCTTAAATTCACGGCTTTAGAGTGCGATTTAACAGACAAAGATTATGAAATATATAAGAGGGTATCAAGTGGGATTTTAAATTTTGATGATGATGCTAGGAATTTCTCACGTAGGATGCATGATTTACAACGATTTGTAGATAGAGTATATACTGATGAGACAATGGAGGATTTGGTATCTAATTATTGTGATACTGAGTATTCCCCTAAAGAGGAGTTACTGCTTAATTCATTAGAGGGTGCATTTAGCAATGGTTATAGTGTTATTATATACGCCGAATATAAGGAAACAATTTCAAGGTTAGAATCTATTCTAAAGAAAAACAAGAAAAAACTTAATCTTGGTAAGATACATAAAGTAACAGGTTCTATTAATATTAAGGTTAGGGAAGCTGTTGAAGAGAATATTGGTTCTAGAGATGTAGTATTAATTACATCAGCTGGTACTGAGTCTGTTAATTTACAGAAGTGTAACACAATCATTTTCTATGATATCTCTTTCTCAACTAAGAATATGATACAGGCTGTTGGTAGGGTATGTAGACGTGATTCTAAGTTTAATACTCAGTATGCTATTTTGTTGGTAACAAAACGTACTATTGATGAGTATAAGTATCGTATGTTCAATAATAATTTGAATATGGTTAAGGGTGCTGTTGGTGCTGGTAAAGATATACCTCTTTCTGAGGATATGTTGTTATCTGATGCTAATGACTTGCGTGTTCTTAAAGATGAGTTGTTGTGGGCATATAAGGGCTCTAAGAAACGAACTAGGAAAGTTAAGACAACAGATTATAAAGTTGTTGAAAAGCAACTAGTTCCTTGTACATATGCAGATGCTAGTGGAGAGATTGCTAGTTATCGTTTTTTAGTTGAGCCTTGTCTTAGTGATAATGTTGGGTTTGATTTAGATTCTTGTATTAAGTTATATTCCTATATTTCAGATAAAGAAATTCCTTTTGCTGTTATTAAGACAAAATATCATCAATATTTTTCTACAGAAGATGGAAAGAAGATGTTGTTATCTCTTAAAGATGGTGCGTTGAACAAAGGTAGGATTCTGTTAATAGGGAATAATATAGAGATTTCTAAGATGATACAAAAGGAAGTTCTAAAACTTTGTAAATAATTCTACAGTTATTTATATTAAATAGTGGTTATTGAATAGAATATAGTATATGATAGAGGTATAGATTTCTATATCTCTATTTTATTTTTTGGGGGTTTTTATGAATACAAGGAATAAGAATAAATTAAGAGCATTGATGTTAGTTTTAGTGAGTCATAAATATGTGGTAGACATCATATCTTTTGAAGATGATACTATCAATATTAAGATAAAAAAGATTTAATATAGTATATTTTTCAAAATCCTCTTTACAAAACTTTACACATGTGTTAATATGATGTCAACAGATAATATATTTTTATTGTGAGGTGATTGATTTGTATTTTCGTTTATATCATTTTAACAGTGGTTGGGTTAATGTGCGTAAAGCTATTAAATTTCTGACTAAGAGTGATAATTGTAGTTATATGGGTGTTGAGTTTTATTCTGATGGTAGTTTTACTGTTTGTGTTTGTTTCGTGGAGGATGGTGTCAATGAGTAATGTGTGATTACAGTGATGACTTTATATTAAAAGCGTTGAGGTGGTATTATCCACGAACTAAGTTTTTTATTTCAGAGGATGGAATTTTAATGGGTAAAGACTTTATGTTTGATGGTATCTACAATGTTTTTACTGTTTCAGATGATATGAAGGAGAAAGCAATAGTATATTATGGGGATAGACAGAAACATAAAGATTTAAAGATTTAAAGTTTTTATATTTTTATTAGAAGGTAGATTTAAAAGGAGATTTTATTATGGATAAATTTTGTGATGTAAGAGTAGTTTCTATGGTTAATTATTTTGCTTTACCGACTTCTTCTTTAGATTGTCGTGTTGTAGGTGATAATCTAAAAGTTGTAATACGTGATGAGGGGTTATATGTTGGCATGCCACGTCCTAAAGGTGGTTTTATTAACAACAATAATTCTTATCGTTATATTGAAGCTATGCTTGATACTAAAGGTGAGGTTGTTGAGTTTGAAGGTTATATTAACGCTGGGTATGGTTTTGAGTATTTTGAAAAAGATTCTATTTATGCAATGGGTGCCATCACTAAAGAGCCTAAGGTTAATACAACAACTATAAAGAATTTTATTAAAGAGTAATGGTATATTTTTAAAAGGTAGATTAAAAGGAGATTTTATTATGTTAAAGAATTTTGCTTATAATGAAGATGGTTCTATGAAGACTTGGGTTGCTTTTTTGTCTGTTTTTGTAATTGTGTTTATGATTATTGGTGGGTTGTATTGTTTGTTAGCTGATAATCCTCCGTCTGATAAAATTTTATCTCAAAAGTATACAACTGTTTTGGGTAAGAATTTAACATTAGATGATAGTTTACACTATGCAAGTTATGGTTTCACCAAAGGTGCAACTTTGAATGGTGTTGCTAAATTTAAAGATGTAGATTTAGATTGGAAGAAGATTGATGCTAAAGATTTACCTAGAGAAGTTAAATCTCAGTTATCTCAGTCTGATGTAGACTTGAAAGTATATGTTGCAGATGTAGATGAATCTTTAACTAATGGTGTTACAGACGTTAAACATTATGTCATCATTAGACATTTTAATGAAAATAACTCTGATAGATTAAGTGGAGTGTATACTGTTATTAAGACTAAAGGTAGTGAGCCTAAGGTTCAGTCTTTAGAAGATGCTGTTAATTTCACAACAGCGTATTTAGTTACAAGAGGTAAATAGGGTAAATAATGCGAAAATATATTAAGAAGCCAGTGACTGTTGAAGCGTTTCAGTTCTTTTATAATGATGATAAGTCTACTGAGATATTGAAAACAGAGGTAGGTATTGATAACTGTTTCTATGATTGTGATGGTAAACTCTACCTACGTACTTTAGAGGGAGCTATGGTTGTTAGAGATGGCGACTATATCATTAAAGGTGTTAAAGGTGAGTTCTACTCTTGTAGAAAAGATATTTTTTATAAGACATATTATGCTGATGATATTGTTACAAAGTATGTTGTACATTTAGAAAAGCATGATGTATTCTCTCCGATGTTCTTTGATACTTTTGAGGATGCTGTTTCTTGGGGAAGAGATATCTTTAAAAAGTATAAAGATATTAATGCATGTGAAGATTTCTTATATCAAAGTTTCAATCATTTAGTAGATGATACAATGACAACTTTCTATGTTTCTAAATGTAAAGAGTATATTCCTTATGTGTGGGATGAGGATATCTTAAATCACATGCAGGTTGACTTAGATGATAATAGGGAGTGTTGTTGTATTGATGATTATACAACAGCTGATGAAGAAAAAGATTTGGGATTAATTGTTAATGAAGCTATTAGAGGTTGGGTATTTAAGCATAATCTGATTGATAGAGTATGGGGTTATGATATTGAGTATGATACTACAGTTTCTGTTCCAATTAAAGAGTAGATATATTTAAAGAGGTAGATAACTTCTACCTCTTTTTATTTTACTTTACACTTATTTACATATATGTTATTATTTAGTTGTAGATATTCTATTGAAATTATTGGAGGTAGATTATTATGAAATTGATAAGTTATAAGGTGTTAGATGATTACATTGTTATTAACGATACTTTTTGTTATGGATTAGCGTCTTTACGTGGTATTCGTTTAGATGATAATTACTTAAAATTAGATAAAGAGTCTTGGGTTGGTGAGTGGTTTAACTTGGTTGATTTTGGTGGGGATATGTCAGAATTAATTAAGTTTGTTGATAGTACTAATAAGCTAATCAAAGATGCTAAATCTAAAGAGTATTTAGTAATTGAGTGGGGTATTTTCTTCTTTATTATGTTGATGGTATCTGTTGTTTCTTGCTTTGTTGGTATGGTTATTGGTGTTAGTTGTGGTATACATGTATGAGTGTTTTAACTGATATGTTTTGCAGAGATTCATATAATTTGTACAGTGGTGATAGGGATATAAGCTATTCAGTGGATTACATAAATTCGTGTATTCATATGTACTTGTTACAGTTGTACTATGGTATGAGTGATGATGAAATAGCTAAGTATATGTATTATTATGGTGATAGGGATGGATATTAAAAGTATTTTATTTACATTGGTGTTTGTATTGATGTTTCTTATTTTTTGTTTAATTGATTTGTATGTAATTTATTTGTATGGGTATTAGGGAGATGTATTATGTATAAACGTGATGATTTTTATGTAGATAGTGAGTATGGTTATTTTATTATTTTTGGTAATAAAGTTTTCAATGTAGAGGATGTCAAAGACATATATCTAAGAGATGAAGCTATGTTTGTTGAAATGGCTGATGGTAGTAGGGAGTATTTTGATATTGTTGTTAATATGTGTAATATTCCTTTGTTACTAGATTTCATTAGAGAGTTTAAGATTGCTAAGAAAATTAATTCTTCTAAAGATGTTTGTGCATATGAGAGGTCTTTCCGTTCATTCGCTATTTATATGTTATTAGTTATGTCTATTATGCTTAATTTAGTTTTTATATTGGTTAAGTAGGTGTTGTTTTATGAATGTTGATAGATATGACTTTGGTTTTGAAGATGATTATTTTTATTATTACATTAGTTATATAGGTGGTAGTTTTGTTTCACCAGAACCACGTTCTTTGAAAGGGGTATATCATGTGAGAGATATATCTTGTGTACAATTATGCACACAAGATTATGGGACTATGTTGTGTGTTAATGTGTATGGTAGATACAGAGATGATATTAGCGTTAAGACTTTCTATCTAGATGACTTTAAAGAGAATAGAGCATATTATAATACATTAGTACATAATGTTAATAATCGTATTAAGAACTATAATAAAGTTAGAGAGGATGCATCTAATTCTTTTGTAGGTAAATTTTTTGCTATTAGTTTGATTTTATTTATATTATTTATGGTTTATCTGTGTGGTATATCTTAAATAATATTACATAAAAATATTAAACTTTACAATTCAATACATATATGGTATTATTTAAGTAAGATATAGTGAGTGTATCTAAAACACTGTATGGTTGTATTATATTGTACGACTTTATAATGGGAATATAGTTATTATATTAAGCATATGAGCAATACATTATACTTTTTACAAAACTTTGTTTCTTATGGTTTTGATAGTGATTAATTATCTTGTTCTATTGTAAGGTTGTGTAATGTTTTACATCATACTTATTTATGACTTTTTATTTTATAGAAAGCTAACACTATTAGAATACATCAACTGATACATTCACTATATCGAATATTATTGATATAGTTTTCAAATATTACTTTACAAATGATTACATAACAATACATATTATTTTGTAGAGTATAGTTTATTATAAAGAGGTATAAACATATGGATTATTACGTAAAAGAGTTTTTAACAGCTAACAAATTGGGTATTGATGTTCCTTTTAGAGTTAAGGAGACTAATAAGTTAGTAGTAGTTAAGGAAGATGGTTCTTTCATTGATTGTGCTACAGATATGGTATTAAATCTTGGTGAAGTGTTTAGTCTTTTAAGTGGTGCTTATCATGTAGAGTTAGATAATGCTAAGTATCTTAATGGCGATAGATATTATTATGTATATGATAAAGATACTGTTGTGGAAGAGACATGGGAAGATAGTATTTATGACTATGCATTATTGAGTATGGGTAATGTGTTTACTACACGATTTGAAGCTGATAATCATAAAGAAGAGATTCTTAATAAGTGTAAAGATATTAATACTAAAGAGGATACTAAAGAAGATACTAATAAGTCAGATGTTAGTACGTTGATAGCTAACAATGGGAATGTAGTATCTAGTATGGATGATACTAGTGGTGCAGGTGCTGTAGGTACAAATTCTTCTCATGATGATTATGTATTTAGTGCATCTAATATACTTAATAATGCTACTCATATGGCGACTGAATTTAATAACAATATTAAAAAGGGTTTAAGTGGGATGACTATGAATATTGATAAGGATAGTATTGATAGTGGTAAGTATAAAGGTTATACATTACATAATGGGATTAAGAAAGACTTTGATATTAAAGCTACTACATTAGGTGATGCTATTCGAGAGGCATTAAAGAAAAGCTTTAATTAGCTATAAACTGTAAGGTGGGTGATTAGTATGTTAGAGAATACAATTAAGATGATAGTTAACACATTAGATTATTATTATAAGGATAATCTAATTGATGGTGTAAGTACAGATACAAGTGGTAGTAATTATGTTATGTCAGTAGATTATTCAGTAGAGAGTGCTAAGTGTACATTAACTGATGGTACAGTAACAATGGATGCTACATTATACTATAATGATAGGGTATGTAACTTGTATATTAGGAATTATACAGATGGTTATAATACTTCTACATTAGATACTATTATTAAAGGTATTTGTCATTATGATGAAGTGTTACAACGTGAGAGTGATATTGAGGTTAATGTAACACTTATTTAAAAGGTGGTATTATACTAAAGATAGTGTGTGAGATAAGGTGATTTATTTATGGGTTTGATTCAATTCAAGTTACGGAGTGGTGCTTTACAGAAAGTCATACAGAAACGTATGATTTCAATTAGTGAGTTATCTAGGTTAAGTGGTGTAAGTCGTCCAGCTTTGTATAGCTTGATTAATGAAAATGTTAATTATGTTCGTATTAGTACATGTAGAAAAGTAGCAGAGGCACTTAAAGTTGATGTAGATACATTATTTGAGGTAGCAACTGATACAACTACAGAAGATGATAAATAGATGGAAAGATTTTATAGCTTAGATATAAAAACACAGTATGTGTTACAGGATAGTGTTAGGAAGGATACATTTAAAAGTATAACAACTGTTGAGGGTGTTCAGTGGTTGATGTGGACTTTCTATCATTGGGGTATAAAGTATTTAACATATGATACTGTTAGTGGTTTACAGTTATATCATGGTAGACCGGTATATGATGTAAATACTAAGAGGTGGTATGGTACTAAAGTAATTACTACAGATAATAACACTACAGGTACAAGTGGTGAAGTGAATACAGGTGATGGTGATATTCATGGAAATACTGTTATTGATTCTAGTGTTCATAGGGGGAATAGTGATGTTGAAAGAAGAGACATCACCAATGAGGTTCATACTGATATTCTTCCTATGGATAATCGTAATGGCGAAGATTTAGAGAGAGGTAATAGGGGTAATACAAATGACAATGGACATGGTAGTAACAATCATTCTGTTGGGGATGGGATTAACACTCATGGTAATGACAGAGAAGTGGTTAATGCGGATACTCATAGCGTTTCTAGTGATGGTGGTGTACAATCTACTGTTCTAGGTGCAAGTGAGGTAGTAGACTATACAGATAAAGGGAATGAACCTAAAGGTTTATCTTTTTATTTACATTCATTGATTTCTAGTGTATTTGAGTTATCTGATGGTATGGCGATTGAGTTAACAACACAGGCATTAGAAGAGGGTAATGTAGAGAAGGCATTAACAGATGGTACAATAGTAGAAGTATCTAATAATGGTATCACATGGTTTAAGAGATACTTTAAATCGATTGAGCCTAATTTATCTACTAAGTATTGTGTATATGGTGGTGGACGTACAAAAGATACAGTACGAGATATGGCTGATGTAGAATATTATCAGTATATGCGATATACTAATACTACACAAAGTAACACTAATACGTGTAATAGTGGCTGTGGTAGTTGTAATAATACTACAGTTAAATATGAGGGTGTACGAAATACAGTAGATGGGAGAGTTGTTTTTGCTGATAGAGGTAGTTTAGATAAATAGGTATCTAGTTGTTAGGTACGATATAATAAAAGGTTATGGGTAATAATAAATTTAGTAATAGTTATAATAAAAATACTAAAGATGAGATTAGGTATCTTCCTGAGAATGTAGTTAAGGTATCGATTGATATGGATGAATATCTAAGACTTAAAGATATAGAGAAAGAGTGTGTAGGACTCAGAAGAGATATATTAGCATATAAAAGTAATTCTATATTTGTAGAGGAACATGAAGTATGTTATGAGAGGTTACATGAAAATCTATATAATGAATTAGAAGTTCTCTACACTAAATATAGAGGTTCAGCTATATGGAATTTAGATATTACATTATGTGGTATTATAGCGTTCTTTGTACGTAAGTATTTAGAGGGTAGTCCAGAAGATTTCAATTATGATGAGAATACAAGGTTAAGGCATAATAGATTAGTACATGCTGTCACATCATTAGAATATTATTTTGATAAGGCTAATAATGGTGGTGACAATTTAAATCAAGAAGATAGAGAGTTGATATTAGAGGCATTATCAGATTTACGAGAGTATTGGTTCTCTATGTGGACATAGATATACGATGTGAGAGGTGATTGAGGTATATGCGTTATGTATTATTAGTAGTTATTTTGTTAACTTCATTTTTCATTGGTGGTTGTGGTGATTGTTTTGTTGGGTGTGGTGATACATCTGTTGATAAACAGCATAGTGTTTCAGTTAGTATGGAAGATAAGTTAAATCTCTATATTACTGAACAGAGTGATAAATTGATTGAGCATTATAAAGATTCTGATGTTTTTAGTCATACATATTCTGGCAATGAGATTGGTACAGAAGGCTTTTTATCTAAGACTATTGAATATATGGATAGTCGAGGTTATAGGGTTGATACTATTAAACATGACGATAATACCGCTTTATACTTTGTTTCTAAGTCTATGTATTTTTATAGCAATATTAATAAAGGTGTTACAGTGGTATATAGGAAGAAATAATGAAAGATATACTAAAGAAAGTGTGTAAGTGGTAAACTATTATGACATTAGATGAATTAATTAAAGAGTTGTTAGATAAGGCATACTATAAAGATGATTCTGTGAAGGTAGTAGATATTCAGGGTGTGTCATATGATATTGAAGATATTAAGGTTGGAGACTTCAATACTATTGAGTTAATCATTAATAAAGAGGATGTATCTGAAGAGTTATTTTGAGGTGGTATATGTATATCAAGAGATATTTAGATACTAATTTTGTTATTAAGTGTTTGGCATTTGGTGTGTTATTTTTAGCATATTATTGGATAGAGCGTAAACGCTAATAATATGATAAAGGAGCAAAAATGGGAAGAAACAATATAGATATTGAACTGTGTAGATGGAAGAGTGAATCTACTTTTCAATACATTCTAGCTAAACAATTATATCTTAAAAATATTTGTATTCCTAATGTTACAATGTATACTCCTAAGAAGAGAGAGTATGAGGCAGATTTCTTATATTTCAATTTAAAGAGTAGACGCTTAACAGAAGTTGAAATTAAAATTAATAAAATTGACTTCCAAAATGATTTTAATAAACCTAGATATCATGATAGTGATGATGTATCTTATTTGTATTATGCGTTACCTAGCGATGTGTATGAAAAGCATAAAGAGTTTATTGATTCTAAGTTAGGAGATGCAGGACTTATCTTAATTGATAGAAAAGAGGATAAGGATGGTGCTTATTATGTTTTTGGTGGTTTTAAGAAGAAAGCTAAAAAACGTAAAGATGCACTTCCTTTAAGTGATGATAAAGTTCTTAGATATATGCGTATAGGTTGTATGAAGTGGGTTTAGATTAAAGGAGATTAAATTATGTCAACAATACAAAATAGGAGATTTACTAAGCTTAGACTACAGTTAGAATTGTTAGCATCTCATACAAGTTACAGTGCTGATAATTTTGTATTTAAATATGTCTATGATAATGTAGAAGTACCTACAAGGAATTTTGGTAATATTCGATTATATGATGTTCAATATAGTATCGATAAGTATTTTATTATTGAATATTATGTTGGGAATGTACGTTTGTTAGAGACTTATGATTTAAGTACATCTAATGGTGGTCTACAAGATTGTAGTGATATTCTTGGAGAGGTTATTGACTTAATAAGTGAGGTCATTGACTGTGTAACATTATCTTTTACTGATAATACTAAGGCTAAAGCTTTTCTGAATGAGTATTTAGATAGAGGTTCTAAACTAGATACTATTATTAGCAGTGAGTTTGAAGACAGAGATACTATTGTGTATTGGTATGTTGATACAGATTTTATTACTGTATATACAAAAGATTTCAACAATAGAAATGCGTATAGGGTTAATAAATATTTTGTAGAGCATTTAGTAGATACTAACTTATTAAATGATACTAATGTTAAGAATTTTCAGCTTGTCAGTCATTATGCAGATATAATTCATAGTGATAAAGATACTGAGATTGCGTATTATTGATACAGTTTTAGTCTTGTTATCTGTTAAATTATAAGCATTAAAGAGGAGAAAGACATGTCAGCGTTATCTAAAAAGCAGTATTTACATCTTAGGAATATGCTATACTTTTTGGCTGATAGCATTCCTAATTCATCAGTAGATATGAGTACATATCTTTTCAGAGGAAGTTCTAATACAAAAGGGTTAAGATTTAATATAGGTATTGATGGGGAGGATATTATAACATTGTATTCTTTCAAAGGTAACTCTACCTATTGTGCTTTTGATTATGAATATCGTGGTATACAACATGTATATTCCTCATTTAGTGAGAATGATAAGAGTATGGAGCTAAATGATATACTGTTAAGGTTATATAGTGTCCTAAAGCATTATGTGAGTTTTGTAGTATTACGTTTTATTGATGAAGATACAAAAGAGCAATTTATTGGTAGGTATTCTAGCTGTTGTGGAATGCGAAAAAATACTGAAAATAAGATTAAGGTTAGGAATAATACAAACATAGTGTCTTTATATACTGTTAGTTTTGATAATGACGCTCATAAAAGCAATATAAAGTTTGTCAACGATTTACTATTTAATGGTATTTTATTACTAAGTGATATTGATGATGTAAAAGAGTTGGATGCTTATTTGAGTGGTAGTGTAGATGTCTAGTTATTAGTTATTAAGGGGTTTGTATAGTGTGTATTCATAGAGATGTAGAGCATAGGACACGTTCTTATACAGATAATAATGAAGTGATTAGTACACATAAAGATGTACTAAGAGATTTAGAATATATTTGGGGTTGTTATCCTGAGTTACGTTTAGGGCAATTACTGTGTTATATTGCATCAGAGGTATTGGGTACATCTGACCCATTTTATTTAGAAGATAGTAAATATCAAACATTTAGAGATACTGTAGAAGATAGGTATAGTGATATATGAAAGATACAGGTTGGTTAGGTATATTTAAATATATGTACTTTGTTATATAGTTAAAGATAGAAGTGTTTTTAATTAACCGTTTAATGGATAGTTCTACTGGATTATATCAACGTAGTATTAATAAAGCTGTATTACGCTTTTTAGAATCATATGAGACAGCTAATGAGCATAACTATGAAAAGTTTTTAGAGTCTGTGAAAAAATCAGTTGAGAATTCAGATGATGAAAGCTTTAAAGATTATTCAGATGTGTACTTAAGTGGGTTTAAAGCACATTATAATGTAGAAAGAAATATGCGTATCATAGCTAATAATAAATTAAAGAAACAAACAGAGGAGTTAAAGTGTAATGAGTATATTGTTTAAGCGTGGTGTAATTGTATTATCTGTGTTAACTTTGTTAGGCACTACATATGTAGGTGCTATTAGTACTGCTAGACCTGTAGTTATTAGTAGACCACCTGTGGTTAAGTCTACACCTGTAGCTAAGCCAGTAACTAAGAGTACTACTAAACCTAGTACGACTAAAAGTACTAATAGTAGTAGTGATAGTACAGAAAGTAAAACAACTAATGTAACAAATAACTACTACACTACTAATAAGAGTGGTGGGTTCTTTGATAGTTTTACAGGTGCTTTTGCAGGAACATGGTTCTATCATACATTATTTGGTAATAATGATACAGATGATAATAGTTCTAAAACTAACAATGATACTACAGAGAATAATGTTGATAGTTCTGATGAAGAGGTCTTTAGTATCAGTTATTGGATTACCAATAATTTAGAATATATTAAGAATGTATTATTTGGTATTAAGTAGGTAATTGTCATGTTACAAAATCTAAAGAATAGGGATTATATACAAAAATTATTAAATGCTGATTATGATAGTTTACATGATTTGTGGTTGAATACGCCTGATGGGTTATTTGTTAAGTGTGTAGATACTATATTAGAAGATGCTGTAGGTGATTCTACTAGAACTCATAAGAGATATATTTATCAATGTGTAGATGGTAAGTATTATGAATATTCCTATTGGGAAGATTATTTTGGTGAGACTGATTATCATAGGTTTAGAGAGGTTACAAGACAACCTGTTTTAACGTATGAATGGGAGTAAACTATGGTTAATGTACAAAAAGAAGCATTAGATATCACAAGGAAAGTATTACAAGATAGTTATGGTTATACAAGTGATGTTGTTGCTGAAGATAAGATGTTTGTAGTGTGGTCATGTAAAACATTACAAAATTGGAAAGCTATTGTAGGTGGTACTAATATTAAAGAATTAATTGAGGTAACATATAATGGTGATACAAAAGAAGCATATGTAGACGTATACGATAAGAAATTAAATGTAGCTATTAAGTTAGGTGGTGAATAATACTATGGGAGATTGGAAACAAAATTTACTAGAAGAGTTTAATACATTAGAAGAACGTATTCATAAGCTCATAGCTTTTTTAGATGAACATAAAGAGCATGAGGATTATTATGTGTTGTGTAAACAGTTGACTGCTATGGTCGACTATCGTGAGTGTTTACATACACGTATTGTAAAATATAATATTGCGTAGGTGTATAAAAGTTTTTTATGGGGATAATGCAAATAACTAAGAAAGTTTGTATTATCTCTTTTTTATTATATTTAGTATACTATATGTGTAATAGTGGTTCTTGTAAAGGAGATAAAAAAATGATTCCTAGCTATGATTTAATGTATGCAATAAATAAAGAATGTATATCATACCTACAAAGCGTGTGGGGTAATGATGGGTGTGAATCTTGTACATATGAGGAAATATACTCTAACTTAATGGAAGAATTATGTGATGGTGCATTAGATATTCCATTGTATACTAAAGAGTCAAAAGAATATTACAAGACAAATAGGGACGTAAATTTTAATAAGTATATGTTAGATATCTTATTAAAGATGTATGAAAAGAATAAAATGAAGTATACGTATAAGGTTGATAATGTAACATATACTTCGGATGAGTTCTATGTGCTAGAGAAAGAGTTAGAAAAACTAATAAAGGGGAATTAAGATGAAGAACAATAAGACATATAAAAGATTTGACTCTACTACATATCGTATGGTTATGAGTATGTTAATTTATCTTGAAAGCATTGAGGTTAGGGATATTGTACGACATGTAAATGGTGATAAGGTACATTATATGGTTAGAGTTGATGGTTATTTTACATCACTAGATAAGGTTAGTAATATTATGAAGAATTTACCTAAGAGATATGTAACAGCATTTGATGTATTTATGGGTAAAGTGTATAAACGTGTTATTCAGAGAGTACCTTATTTTGAACGAGATGAGTATTATAACATTAATTTTTTAATGGTGCATTTACAATATAATAGTTATATTGTACCTATTAAGTCAGATGATATTGATTTCATTCGTATGTATGATAAAGGTGATGCTTTGGAGTTGGTTAGCAATATGTTAGATAAGAAGTCAGAGGTTGAAGATATTTTAGGTGATACTATGGTTAATAGTAAAAACGATACAATGCTAGATACAGAAGATTTGTATAAGAATTTTGCTTATTTATATGAAACACTTATTAGGCTATATGCTAAGGGTTATCGTACAATCGAGGTAGATAGTTCCAATGCATTAGTGTTAGCTGTTGTTCAGAAGTATACACAGGAAGATTTAGATAGGGGTAGGGTTAGCCGTAAAACATATCTAAATATTACATCTATCTTTAAATTATTAGGTATTATGGATACTATTAATAGTGGTGTATATGCTATTAGAGATATTCTAGGATTACCTAGTGAGGGTGATATTGTGTATATGGGTGATAAACCTTATTATTTACATAGTATTTCTTTTAATAGTGTTGGTACACAATATTTATTATATCCTAATCATTTGAATAAAGAAATGTATGAGTTACTTGGTAATAATAAGTTAGAGATGACATATAAAGTACGTATGGCTAATAAGAATACTACGTGTAATATGTTTGAAGGTATCTATCAAGATAAGTGGAATGCATTTATAGGGGGTTAATGATGTTAACACAATATTTTACCTCTGATGTTATTACAGCAGAAGAGTATGTTGGTTATGTTCGTATGGTCTTTCAATTACAATCTGCTATTAATATGGTGGGTTTGGATTGTGGTATTCAAGTTGTTAATAATAAATTACGTTTCTATAATGAAGAAGATGAAGATATCACATCTGAGCATAAAGATTTAAAAAGGTTGGGAGTGGATATCAATCTTCTTCTTAAACATAACAATGCTATTTCTGAGTGTATTGTGTGTTTAGATACAACTGTACAGGAGTTGTATGATACAGTGTGTCATGCTGTTGTTAGTGATTATGGTAATATAGCTAGATACTATCGTGCCAATGAAGATAAAAACTTAGTACCTAGTTTTGTGTATTTACATGAGTTCGATAATCAGGATGATTCTGATAAAGTTAAACTATTGTATGAGTATCAGTATCTACGTATTTATATTGATACATTATGTAATACGAATACTAACAGAGGTATGGATGACACTATTATGACACAATATGATGTTGATAGGGATTGTGTTAATTTTGTCATCTCACATACTAGTATAGATGCAGTTATACCGAATACTATTGTTAGGGATAATATAGCTATTCGATTGTTACCTACTGTTGTGTTTAGTGGTTCTCATGTAATTAAAGTTAGGGATGTGTTGAATAATATTGATACAGTTATCCGATACTTAATTAGATTATATGCCGAACCATTTAAAGTTGCTTATGAAGGTTTAAAGAGCGTTGTTTCTACTAGTGATTTAAATAGTATGGTATTAAAGCAGATTAATTACGTTACTGAAAATGGAGGGTTTGTAGTATTTGGTGATAATGTGTTTTCTGTGTATGTTGATAATAGGGTTAAACATTTAGTCAGTCAATTAGACTATGTGAATAAGGTTGAGTGTTTTATTAAGGCTATTGAAGGTCATCGGTATCTATTGAATACACCTATCATTGATAACTACGTTACAGTTGCTAGTGCTATACAGTCTTATTTACGTTATCAGTATGAAAGCGTTAATGGTTCTAGTGGTTATAATATGTACATGCCGTATGTGTGTTTGTTGCTATCTGCTACTAGTGTTAGTTCTGTTGGGTATGCACATATTCATCAGAGTGTTAATATGCATTTAATTCATTATCATAGTTTTATGGTTGATACAAGGAATACTGATAGATTAGATATGTTATTATCTTATATTGATTATTGTAAAGATAACTATATGTCTGATTTTACGTGGGACAACGATAGACATGCTATGGTAGTTCATCATAAGCATAAAGAGGATGAAGTTCTTTCATTGCATAAATATATTGATGACAACTCTATTGGTATACGTTTAGATGTTGATGATGTAGTAGACTTGCTAAAACTATCTAGAGGTTTAGTAAAGAGTTTCTATAATACATTAAATGCAGATAAAGATGTTGTATTTATTGATGCGTTGAGTGGGTTTAGAATGATTTCAGATATAGCTAAATCTAAAGAAGATACATATATTACATTAGATTATGAGATTAACAAATATCTTAATTGCAATACTAACTATATGGGTACTATTAATAGCGACTCTCTATTAACATGTTCTGATATGGTATTTCCTTTAACTAGTAAACACTATTACGTTAATGCATTAGATAACTATAAACCATTATTATCTATTGTAGAAAAACGATATAAGGGTATGGAGGTAGTATTACGTCATATTGTTAACAAGTTATTTTCTATCTTTGATGAGAAGATTAATGCTAAGGATATCAAAACAGTATCTATTGGTGTAGAAGATATTAAAGACTTTAGTAAACTATCATTCATTGTTAAGACATATGATGGTAGGGTTGAAACATATTCTTTAGATGTTACAGATACTTTTAGTTATGCCGTGTATAGTCTATTTCATGAGGATAGTGGGTATCAGATTTATGATGCTACATTAAAGGAAGTATATGATATTCTATCTGAAGTAATGGATATGATGGTAACTAGTTTTAATTTTGTTGGTTTTGATGAAGATATTTTTAATGTAGTTGATAATTTACGGAAGTTGTCTGTAGTAGTTACTTCTTGTGAAGGGAGTAGAAAAATGAAAGTAGTACATACTAAGGAAACAAAATTAGTACGTTCTAGTGAATCTAGAAATCTTATGTTAGCTAAAGATTTAGCATTAGAGTTTATTGATAGTGGGTATGATGTAATTATGCGTGATGGGGAAGATTTAGTAGTATATTCTAATTCTGATACTCTAATGCAAGAGTATGTACCTAAGTCTTTACATAATGTATTCTATGACGTAGATAAGTTAGATTTATTACCATTATCTTATTACGTATATATGTGTAAATAATTGAAAGGGGATTAGATTATGATATACAATACAGAAGAGATACGCTTAACACCAGAGGATTACGTAAGATGTATTGAGTTATTTTATACATTAAAAGACTGTGGTAATCGTTATAGGTATGATTCTAAAATCACTTCTATTGAGGAGATGGGGATAGACTTTGATGGTGATTTCTTTAATTTTGATTTAAGTAGTGATATAGTTGAGCAGTTTGATATGTTATCTAATATGACAATTAAGACTGTGTTAGATAAATTACGTTTTATTATGACTCATGCTATCTATAGTTTGTATGAAGTACAGGAGTTACTGAAAAAGAATAAAACAGCGTATCGGTTATGTCCTAATTTTACGCTTAATGCGTACTTAGAGGGAAATACTTTTAAGAATGTTCTCAACTATTTATTAGAGTGTAATAGATTGTATAATTACTTTGTAGATGGTGATTATACTAATTGTTGTATTCGATATGTACATGATGATTTTAAAAACCCATTTCATATGTACAATAATAAGGGTGAGGATGTTCCAATGACATCTCCTATTATTCAACACGTAGCATTTACATCTAGAAAAGAAATAGCTGTACATGAGGTTATTGAGAATATTCATGCTGTTATGTTTATGTTGTCTAAACTACATCTTGATAAACTTAAAACATTACGTAAGATATATCAAGACGAATTAGAGTGTGTTAGTGTTGGGTATCAGACTCATGTACGTTACAATGATACAAGAGATGTGGGATTGATTAATACATTGTATATTAATTTACCTAAAGAGATTAAGAGTGCAGATGTAGAGCATATCAATACTGTTAGATTGGTTAAAGATGTAGTCGATGCAATTACTATTGGTGTAACTTGTAATTATTCTTGTGAGAAAGATAAGATAACTGTGTTTGATATCGTAAGTGCTATGGTATGTCATTCAGATACATTGTTACGTGATACATATGGTAATGGGTATACAAATTATAGTGCAACTACTAAAGTATTTTTAGATAAAATGGGTTGCAATGGACTTAGTAAGCATATCTCACAGGCTATGATGTTGTATATTATTTATTACTTTAGATACAAAATTAAGAATGATACATATCTTAGGTTAGAGCGGTTGAAACGTGCATTAGAGTTTGAAAATGGTACATTTGATACTGATGTAACATGTAAAGATGGACATATTTTAATTCTTAATCGTAGATATCGTGAGAGAGAAGAATTGATAGGGACTATTATTAATTTTAATACGTTATCAGTTAAGAAGTCTGACTATACTACTATTATTCCTAGTGTATTATGCATGATGGTCGATGTACTTAAAGTGGTAGGTGCTACATGGTATCGTCATGTTAGATTTACATCATCTATGCATATGGTTAAGTTGATGAGAGAGTTACAATATGAGAAGTATGATAATCTTTTCTGTGAATACTATACAAGCAGTGATGGGTTCAAATTACAGCCTAATACATATTGTGCTGATAGTGATGACGATATTCCTGTTAGTTGGTATAATTATGGGAATACAGTATTACCTACATATGGGACATATGATAGAAATACTATCTTAAAAGATACTGTATTTATTAACAGTGGGTATCTTAATGAAGCTAGAATGGGTTTAATCACTTTGTTGAAAGTGGTTGACGATACACTAAAAGATGATACTAAAGAGGTTGATAGTTTAGAGTTACGATATAATATGTCTGACTATAATTATAATATGGAGTTCTATATTACATTTACAGATGGTGAAACAGTAGTTAGACATACAGAGTTTAACCTAGCAGATTTTTATTACCTATATGGGTTGTTATTATATTGTGAGAGTGAAGTGTTTGAATCTTCTTTATTTAATTATAAGATGGATATCTACTCTTTTAAGACAACAATTAAAGATATGGCTTATAGGATTAATGCTGTTGCTAAAGAATTCTATACAGTTAGTGATACTGCTATTGATAGTGATATTTATGATATTTTGGAGTCTGTTATGAGTCATGCTAAAGGGTATAAGAAGTCTTTGGATTCTAATCAAGTTGTAGTGGAAGATAAAGAGGTTAAAGAAGTGGATACAGAAGTAGTTGACCCTGTTGTTGAGGTATTAACTAAATATAGTAATGAAGTTGATGTTAAATATATAGCAAGGGTATTATCTAATGAGTTCATGCTTAATGGCTATGATTATATTGTTGTAAAAGATGATAAGATGAAAGTATATTCTACAGATGGGAGTAGGTGTCAGGTTATCGCTAAACCATTACATCGTTTCTTCTATAATGCAGATACGATTGATAAGTTACCTCTGTTGTATTATTTAATTGATTAGGTGTGCTATGGAAGGTGTTAATGCTATATTAAATTATGCATATGGTGTGTATTCTATATTAGGGATTTCACTATATGTATTCGTTGTATTGTTGATAAGTGTTGTGAGTGGTATTAGTAAGTCATATCAGTTAGATGAGTTTTGTAAAGTATATGCTAGGGTGTCTATATTGTTATCATTAGCATTTGTTGTTATCGTATCTATTATTAATACCATATCATTTATATTAGAGTAGCATTAGGGGGGAGTGTATGGATAGTATTTCTACAAGTGTGTCTGATGTATTACAGCACTTAGGGATTGAATATATCAGAAAAGATACAAGTAATAATTACTATATGGTAACAGATGATGGTGAAAAGATTTCATGTGATGAATTCTTTAGGGTTGTTTGTATGCATGTGTTACAGGATAGTGATGAGATGTATGTAGATAAGAAATAGTTTAAAAAGAGGTAGTTAAAATCTACCTCTTTTTTATTTAATACTTTACAATACTTTACACCTATGTTATACTATATATGTACCAGTTAGGTAGTAAATATTGTCTTTCAAAAGGAGAAACAAAAATGTTAGAAATGTTAAGTGGATTACCTTGTGTATTGTTTTTAGTTTGGTGTTTAGCATATGTATGGTTTATTTCAAAGGGTTATAGACCTACAAAATATTATAGATTAATTGGTATCATTTTAGCAGTTCTTATGTTATTAGATGTATTTGTTGTTAATGCTGATTTATATCCTAAGTATTAAAACTTAGGATATAGTATAAGGAGATATAAAATGGTTGTAGTAGCATTTATTGTAGTTGTAGTTATGGTTTACATAACTATGATTGCTAGTAAAATTCATGAAGAGTGTGATAGATATGATTCTATTAAGACATATCGTAATCTTAGAAACGATAAAGCGTTTCTTAAAAAGATTGGGGGTTAAATTATGTTTTTATCAGTAATTGGGTTGTGTATATTGTTGCTTATTATTTATGTGGCAGTAACATTGTTTAAGATTAGAAAGAATTATCATTTCAAAGATGCTAGTCATTTTGAAGTGATAACTGTAGAGAGGGATACTAATTTAATTCCTTTCATTGTTGATTTTATTGGTAAGTTGGTTCTACCTATGGCTATTCTAACAGTAGAAAGTTATACATGGTGTGCTATTCTATTATTTGTATTTGTTATTTTTGGTTTCTATTCTATTCGTGTAGATATGAACTTCTTATATGCGTTAATCTTTAATGTGTATAAAGTTAAGACAGAAGATGGTATTGTATATACAGTGTTCTCTTTTGAAGATATTGATTCTATTACTAGTGGTAAATACTTGGAGATAGGAAATGGGATACTCTTATACAGATAAAGAAAACAATAAGCACCATGTCATTAATAATGATATAACAAGACCTTATCTTGTTAAGGCATTAGATAAAGATGATGCTACAAAAGAGTATATGGGTTTTTATTATGGGTATGTTATTAAGCATAGTCATTTTACAGATGAACGTAAGGATTATCTATTGTTAATTGATGAAGCTACGTTACAAAAAGATGCTAGTGTGTCTAGGGTAGAAATAGATTATAATACTATTAGACAGTCTACTGGTGTGTTAGATGATAATGGTAGATTATTGTTTGTTGGTGATATCATTTCTTTTGTTAATAGGGATGATATTAAATATATGATTGTTAAGGGGTGTAATGGTTTCTGTTACGTAGATATTAGTGATACAGAACAGACTATGATTCCTTTGATGTTTAATAAATATAAAGATAATGTTAATACAGATGTTGTATATGTTGGAGGTTAAGATATGTCAGTTGAATTAATTACATCACAAATTAGTACATTAGAAGAGAGAATTAAGGTTTCTAAACAGTTATTGTCTAAGATTGAGAATATTAGTGATGTAGATACAAATGCAATGAAGAAACAGATTAATGATTGTATTGTAAGCTTTGAAGTACTAAATTTCTTGTTAATGGAAAGACAAGTTATTGAGACTAAAGAGGGAGAACTTAATTCTGTATTAAATAATGTAGAGGAAGTAGAAGTTCCTACACAAACTGTTGGGTTAGATGGTGAGATAATTGAATAGTTTAGCATTAAGTATTATAGGTGGTTTTGTTTTAATCGTACCTACAGTGTTGTTTCTATACGTTATGATTCAATTATTGTTCAGAGTATTAAGAAATGATATAATATTTTCTAGTAGTTTTATACATTTATTGATTGTATATGCTATCATATTTAGTATTTGTTTTATGGGTGCATATGTTGTGTACATATGTAATTAGAGGTGGCTTGATTAAGTTAAATAGAGTATTTGTATTTAAGTATATTTAGTTTTGTGCTATACTAAATACAAATACTTTTTAATTTAAAAGGAGATTGTTAAAATGGATAAGTATGGTAGAGTTATCTATGATAAGAATTTTCATACTAAAAACTTTATACTACATTATAAGAATTTAATTGATGTTCATAAGTTTAAATCTGATAGGGTGGCATATGGTAAGCGTATTGATGCATTGTCTAAGGTACTATCTAATGTAGATAAAGATAAGAACATTTTATTTATAGGTGGTCATGATATTCATCGTGAGTTATTTTTAGCTTTGTTAAGTCAGTTTGAAACATTACAATCGTATTACTATTGTAGTATGATGCAATTACATGATATCTTTTGGGGAAATAGAGGTAGTGAGAATACTCATCTAATGGATGAGGATAAGATGTATTCACTACAGGATATTACTGAACGTGTATTGTGTTTGTACATCAATAGGGAAATGATTCCTACACGTAATGCTAGTGTAGTTGGTACAGTAATTACTAATCGATGTATGTTACCTAATAAAGTAAATTGGTTATATTTTCATGGATTTACATCTGATATGCTAGATAGAGATGGTTTCAAGTCTATATATGATTTATTTAAGTCAGGTGATACATTTACTGTTATAGATTTAAATAAAGATATTCCTACTATTTTTAACGAGGATGCTAAGGTTATTAAAAAGCGTAAAAGTACTACAAATAAAGTTGTTAAAGAAGAGATAGTAGAGACTTCTAATAATGTTTCTGATTTATATTGATAAGGGAGTGAGTTAATGAGAAATGTAATATATTCATGTCTATCTAAGTCAGACCCTTATTATGTGGATTATCTTAGAATCTTTGAAGAGGAAGCTGATAATTATAAGAAACAATTTAAGATAGATGGTGTACTTAGTGACGTAGAGCGTAAATTCATGGACTTTATTATAAAGTCGTATGAGGTAAGTGGTGAGACTCCTAGCTTTGATTTGTTTGTTAAAATGTTTAGTGAGTATCCTGTAGAGGATGATTTACGTGTAGCAGAAGAGATTGGTATCAATGACTTTAGGGTGTATATTTTTAATCTGATTGATAAGAGGGTTAATAAGTATATTGCTAATCGGTTAGATGAGTTAAATGCTAAGGTAAAGAGTGATGGTATTACAGATGATATTGCACAAGAGTTTACTAAGTTAACATCATTGTCTAATCGGAATAAAGCTAAGGATATCAATATTGAAATAGATTCTAAGCAAGAGTATGATAATAAGAAGTTACGACCTGTTGGTTTAGTTACAGGTATACCTGAGATTGATGATAAGATAGGTGGTATGAGTCCTGGCACTGTTACTACGATTGCAGGCTTCACGTCCCAATACAAGACAACCATGTCTTTAAATATTGCTCATCTTAACGCTTATGAGTTAGGGTATAATATTTGTTATTTATCACTAGAGACTCCGAAGGAAGATATTAATTGGAACTTGTTATCATGTCATAGTTATAGTACTAAATTCCAACGATATAACTTTGTATCACATGCTAAGATGCGTTGGGGTACGATGACAGCTGATGAGGAAGATTTTATTTTTAATGAAGTAGAACCTGATTTAAAGAATGATTATATTGATGATGAGGGTAATACAAGAAAACGTGGTAAGGTTATTATCTTAGATGAGTCTGATTTCAAGACTTTCTCTTTTGGTGAGATTTCTAGTGTCATAGAGAAAGTAGACGATAAGTTAGGTGGTAAGCTTGATTGTGTTATCGTAGATTATATTCAGTTGTGTAAGTTTAGTGGCCAGGGTGTTACGTATGATGCTAACTCACAGATTAATAGTTATGTAACATTCTTTAGACGTTTAGCACAAAATTTCAAGAAAGAGATTAAGGAAGATGGTACTGAGGAAGTACGTCAGTTAACAATGATATTGTTAGCACAGATTAATCGTAGTTCTTGGCAGAAAGCAAGCAGGAATGATGGTAGATATGATATTACATGTTTAGCAGATGCGAATGAGTTAGAACGTGGTAGTGCTAGGGTATTTACTACTTATACATCAGAGGATTTGAAAGCTAGAAAATCTGCACAAGTACAAATACTTAAAAATCGTGCTGGTCAGACAATGTATGACCCAGTAACTGTGTATGCTGATGGTGAGGCATATGTGTTCATGTCTGAGGATGGTATGAATAGTAGTTTTGGTGGTGATGGTCTAGCTAGTGTTGAAAGTGCGTTCGCTAGTATGGATGATTCCTTTGATTTCTTATAGAGGGGGTATAGTATTGTGAGTTCATTTACGTATAATGGTAAGACATATAATTTTGCACAAGACATAGAAGTTCATTCTAATGGTAAGTGTGTAGCTACATTGACAGATGAAAATAATAAAACTTGTGAATTAACATTTGTTGATGGGAAGTTAGTGTCTATTACAGAAATTAATTAGTAGTATTGTTTTATATCATAATTGTGCTATAATTTATGTATATAATAGTAGTGTTGTTAGATAAACTAGTAACACTACTATTTTTAGGATAAGATAATTAAAAGGATATACATGATGGGGCAGTTAGATAAATTAACTAAAAGCTACGAACAGCATATTATTAAGTGTAGAGTAGAGGGTGATAGGGCAATTCTTGCCGTATTATCAGATGTACATCAGGGTTTAAATGATAGAAAGTACCTACAGGATACTGTTAAATTCTTGTTATCACTAGGTGATAGGTGTAAAGTTATTCTTGGTGGTGATTGTACTAATACAACAACTAAGAACTCTAAAGGTAATGTACTTGAAGAGTGGTGTAGTGGTAGTGAGCAGATTTATACATTAGTAGAAGATATTAGACCTTTATACGAGAGTGGTCAGTTGATTGGCATTGTAGAGGGTAATCACCCTAAACGTGCTTATAATGATGCATATATTACTATTGAAGAGATGATAGCTAGTCTGTTAGGTGATAAATCATTATATAAGGGTTGTATGGGTATTGTTTACTTTAACGTAAACAATAACCTATATGTACATCAAATTTTGCATAAACACAGGTCTACTGAGGGTGCATATGATTTCTTTAATGCTGATGTAAATTGGTTTGAACATAAACATAAACCTATGACTAGGGCAAGGGTTAAGATTGAACATAATAAGTTTGTTAAAAAACCAGTAGCACGTCAAGTGTGGGATATTTATCAATCTAGTTTTCAAGTATTCCCAGATTATGCTAAGAGTGCTGGTTATAAACCTAGTGTGAGTGGTTATTACTTGTGTGAGATGAGTGGTAATAAGCATAATCGAATTGCTACACCTTATTTTGATAGTGATTTTAGGAATTTAATTAAAAACGGATATGAGTTCTAGATATGCTTTTGTATATTTATAACAGAATTTAATGTATATTCTATGGGATATATACATAAGTATTCGTTAAGTTGTTTGTTTTATTCATAAAAGGAGACATTGTGCTTAAAGAAAAATCTAAATTAGATGGTTGGGTTGATACGATTGATAGTTTCATTGAGTTAGAGGATGGGCATGCAGTAGCATCTAATGTTATTTCAAATGCTAAGGAGTTCATTAAATCAGTATATGGTTTAGATAGCACTAATCCGTGGTATCGTAGATGTGGTGTTACAGTTACTTCTTCAACGATTGGTAGTATTCTTATCTCTATTGAAGCTGTGAATGGTACACATTTAGATGTTGAGTTTTTACCTACAGATATTATTAGTATGTATCATTATGATACATTAAGTGATGAGCATAATGTTGTAGATTTAATGTACATTGATTCTATGACAGTTGATGATGCTATTAAAGAGTTTACTGATGTATTAGATAATAGTGGCATTTAATTAATATTTTAAAGGGGGATTATATTATGGTAGTACATTCAGAGGAAGATATTATTGAGTTGGTTAAGTTCTTTAAGAAAGAATACAATACACTAGATTTAAATAATCAATGTAAAAATGTAGTAGATTTTGTTAAAGGAACAAAACTATCTAGACCTATGTCTTGTACTGATGTTGATGTGTCTGTACATGAAGATAGCACAATTACAATTAGTTATACAGTTAAAGAGTGGGAAATTAATTTTATATTCTTCGCTGATAATCAAGTACATGTTCAAGAGTGTACTAATCATGTAACTAAGTTTGAGAATGTAAAACGTGCAATTATGTACGCTAATAGATTTTTGTGTATATAGGTGATATATGGAATTAGTTTCTTTTATTATAGTGTTGACGATTTTTGTATTAGTACTATCTATGATACAGGATTATTTTGCTGACAAGAGCATGTGGTATTATCTATTAACTGTTTCAACTATGCTCCTGTTATTCGTTTTGTCTATGATTGGGATAGAGCTATTATTTAGGGGTTAGATTATGATTTTTATTATTGTGTTTATGTTTCTTATTGTGTCATTTTTGTATACATTTTTTACGTTTTGTGATACTGAAAAATTTAATAGTAATAGGGAATGTATAGTTTACATGTTAGTATCTTATACTGTTATAACTCTTTTATCGTGTTTAGTTTGGTATGTTACTAAATAAAGTTAATTAGTTGAGTGTATGATTCGTTCATACACTCTTTTTTGTTTACAAAACTTTACACTTATGGTAAGATTACTTTGTAGATATAGTACTTATAATATTTAAAAGGAGATTAAGTTGTGAGTAAGGTTCTTAATAAGATTAAAAGACGTGGTAATACACATTTAATTACTGATTTCATTCGTAGTTTACATGAGTATGGTATGCGGACAAAAGATGTATTATTTATCATGACTAGCTGTGGTTACATGACATGGGAAGATTTCTGTGATGTAGCAAGACATGATTATTATAATAGAGGTTATGGTTCTCCTGAGGTAGCGATTGATTTGAGGATATTCACTACTAAAGGCTATTTCTATCGTCATGAGATTTGCGATGGTATGGAAGAGTGGAGATTTCATTATACTGAACATGAAATGTCTAATCGTAAATTAGATACAAAAGATGTAAAGTCATTTGTAGGTGGTCATTGGTCTACCTTGTCTGAAATTATTAAGAGGGGTAATGAAAATGTATAGTTATAAGGAGATTAATGCTAATAGATTTAATGAATTACATAAAGAGAGTAATGAATTATTAGCCAGAATTACAACGTCTATTATGTTATACGAGATTGATAGATGTGATAATATTTTAGATTATGTAAGTGGTAATGGTGATTTTCAGTATAGTAGAGAATTTAACTATATAGGTGGTAAGGGTATTATTAAGATTGGTACGTATCTTTCACCTATTAGACAGAGTGATAAATTTTTATTTACTAGAGGAACATTAGATATTTCTTTGGGTGAGCATACTTTCGTTAAGATTCGAGTTCATAAAGGTCTTAATAGTTGTACAACAAGTGTATCAAAATGTTATTTTAGGTATATAACAGAAGAAAGAAATATTATTAAGGGTATATTATCTTTTTATATGGATTCTAGTGGGATAGCTAGAGATTCCGACTTATATAAAGCTTATTTAGATTATATTTCTATGTTAGAAGAGATGAGTGTTATTTTAGGGTTTTAATGCTATTTGTTAGTTAGATGTTATTATGTTTATATAAATAATAGTTGTACATTCTTTCTAGAAAGTTGTATAATAAAAGAGTAGTATTCTTATGAAGAAGTGAGAATAACGACTGTACAAGTAGTAGTAGTGAGCGTATGTTGATATTATCTTAGTTATATGGAGCATGTTTTAGCCGATTATAATGATGATAGATAACAAAAGCATAACGAAACGAAAGGAGGCCGTTCTAATCTATGTCTAATAAGATTAAGGCTGTATTATCAATTCTAACATTGTGTGGTGTTCTTTTTGGTTTTGTAGGTAGTGTAGATGCTCGTCAGGTAATGACTACTGCATATACGCCCCATGAGCAAGCTGGGTACATGGCGAATGGCTTATGGATTCAAGAAGGATATGTTGCACTTGATTTTTTACCTTTGGGTACACAGGTGTGGCTAGATGGTGTTCCATACATCGTTGGTGATAGGATTGGTAGTGGCGACTATAATCATGTTGATATCGTAATGAATAGTTACGAAGATGCTATTCAACATGGTAGACGCTATATGGACTTGCAATATTAATATTGCAATTTACAACTAAATAAGAATAGATACTTTAGATAGTTTAGAGGTATGATGCGTTGACATCATACCTCTTATTTTTTTTCAAAAAATAACTTAACAAAACTTTACAACTTAGTATAGATATGGTATACTATAGATGTGATAAGAGTGGTAATTAAAAGGAGTAATAAAATGAAAAACTTTAAAATTTATGCAGTTAGTGGTGAGGATAATTCTAAATATGAAATTACCCTAAACGAGTTAGTTGCTAAGGGTAATTATACTGAAGAGGAAGTTTGTAAGTTACTTGATTATATCGAGTCAACTAAGTACAAAACTTTCAGATGGAAGTTAGTACATAAAAATTCAATTCATGCTATGGATGGTGATGGGATTCAACATTACTTAGTAGATTTAAAATAATGTGTTACAATAAAAGGAGATTTTAAAATGAAAAAGAGCGTATATAACTATCATAATTTCTTAGCTTTAAATACGGCAGAAGTTGAAGATTTTGTAAATATTCATGATAATGGGTATTGGGATTGCGAACCTGTTAAGGTAGAAGCGGATGTCTATGGTTTAATCAGTGGTAGACATGCAATGCCAGTTGATGAATATGTTTTTGATGAAATTGAGAATATGTTTAGTTTCTTCGATTTAGAAGTCAAAGCACTATCCTCTATTGAAAAGACATCTGATTTATTGGTGTTATACGTTACAGGCTTAACTGTTGCTACAGTGTCTGTGCTTAATGTAGCTAAAAAGTTAGGCTATAAAGAAGTAGTGTTAAAACATTACAATCGTGATAATGGCTTGTACGAGAGTCAATGGGTATACTAATTGGGGGTGGTTAAATATGGAATCAGTTGAGACTGTATATGGTATTTATCAGAATGGGAAGTCAGTGGGATTTCTTTCTCATGACAGCTTTTCAGAGTTCTTTAAGGACGTATGTATCGACTTAGTATGTCCTACTGAGGATAGAGAATACATTACTGATAAGGTAAGTACAGATGTGTTATATTTTGAATTTGGGAAGTTTTTCTCAGATGAGGATGGGACTACATTATATAGAGTTGTAGGCAAATTCCCTAAAAAGGATATGGTAGTATTGGGTAAAGAGTTTTATTTCAACAGAGGAAATTAATGGAAGTAGTTTTAGATATAGTAAAATGGTTATCTTCAAAATATAAGATTAAAGGTAATGAGGTTAGTGTTGCAGAGATTTTATATCATTATTTTAGCGATAAAGATTATAGTGACATTAAAACTGAATTATGCATTAAAGAGATAGTGTCTTATTTTGATACTATCTCTTTGGAGTATGATTGTTTATTGTTAGGAAATTTATATCAGTCTTTGTTGGATGCTAATCATAGACATAGTAATGGTGTTCACTATACTCAGAAAGAGGATATTCATAAGATTATAGATTACCTATTCTATAGTGACCTATTAGATAGGGTTAATAGTGGTGATACAGGTGTATATACTGATATTAATAATTTAGTTTTCTTAGACCCTGCTTGTGGTTGTGGCAATATCTTAGTATATATTTATCATTTATTGTTAGGTATACAACAAGATGGTGGATATTTAGATTACATTAAGCCTAATAATTTCTATGGTATAGAATTAGATAATAGGTCATCTTATATTGCTAGTTTATCACTTTCTTTAGAATATTATAGGTTTAGTGGTGAATTAATTTCTTGTGATACAATAACTTGTGCTGATTCATTAAAAGTAGATTGGGGTAATATTGTATCTAAGGACAAGTTATCCTACATTGTAGCTAATCCACCTTTCTTGGGTTCTTCTAATATGAAGAAAGCATTAAAGCGAACTATAGAAGATAATTTCTATAATTTTGAAGGTAGAGATGGCTTAGACCTTTGTTGTTTTTGGTATATAAAATCTGCTGAGTTTATTCAAGATAGTGATATTAGAGCATCTATTTTATCTAGTGATTGTGTAATTCATGGTACTATTTTATACAATACTTTTAATTATATAAAATCTAGGTGTCATATTTATTATGATTTTATGTATGATACATTTGAGTTTAAGTCATTAGAGACTTATTGTTGTGTATTGGGGTTCTCTTCTAAAAAGGATGCTAAACTGAAATATTACATTGATAGATATGGTAAAACTCATGTCTATAACAACTTAAATATTTATGGGTTAGATACTGATAAAGATATTTTAGTAAGACCAGAGTGTGATATTAGTTTGAATCCTGTTAGTATTTTAGGAAGTTCTGATATATATGATATAACTCATATATTTTCTAGCGAAGAGCGAGATGTCATTTTAGCAGATAATTCATGGTTAGAGAGATATTTCATATTAGCAATTCGACAAGACTTTATACTCTCTAAGTGTAATGATTATTATGTATTTGATATTAATAGTTTCTTAGTGGCTAATACTGTAGATTCTGTTTCACATATAGATAGTATATATAAGATTGTTAAAGAGTGTGTTGACAGTGTGTGTAGTAAGACATACAAGGTTAGACGTTTTAAAAAGTCATGTTTCTGCATTCCTAGATTTATTTGTGATGGAGATTCATTTTTATCGTTTAGGTTATATGAGGGCTGTTCAGACTTTCTAGGAAGTCATATTAGTTTTATATTAGATTTTGATTATTACTATCTTGCTATCTTGCTATCTGATGTGTATTTAACTTATATGAGGAAGTTCTGTAGTACGTCATTTGGGAATATTAATTACAACAAAGATTTTCATAATAGTTTTTATATACCTAAACTTGATGATAATAGTAAGGAATTACTTAGTGATAGTTTCACAAGAATTTATAATTTAATAGAGTCTTATGTTAAGAGTGGTATTACTGTAAAGAGTTTACAGAATAATACTCCTGAAGATTTAGTTAATCTTCTTAAACATAATAATGATATTGTTAGAGGTGTTTATGGGTTTAGCAGTGATTCTGATTTAGGGTTGTGTGTATATAAGATGTATTTAAGAGAGGTTGTTAGTTGATTATGGGTTCAATTATAGAGGCTATAAGAGAAGCTAAGGAAGTTAAAGACAGTTTCATTGGTAGTGGTAAGATTGGTAAGTTAAAGTACTCTATTGTAGGTGATAGAGAGGGTTATACAATTACATATAAAGGTTCTTATAATTCTATTCTTTCCTTTGTTTTTGGTGTTGATGATACTGAAGTTTACTTTGGTTTTGAATCATATCTTGGTGAGACTCTTGCTACTGCTAAGATAGGTAATGCTAAATCTTCAAGTGGCATTAAGCAGGATAGGGTAATTCGTGTTGATAGTATTAAAGATTCTGATGATTTAGCTAGGGAATTACTTGTTAATATTAAAGAAGATGACTACCTAAGTATAAAACAGGTTTTATACGTAATGGGAGCCGATATGGGTGTATATAGATTATAATATTACGAGATTATTAAGAGATACTAAATACAGTATCTCTTTTTATTATGTCATAACGAGTTATATATAATATATATGATTTTGATAGACTATTTATGCATTTATGGTGGTAATATATGGTAATTTTAACAAAGAAAACAAAGTATGATTCAATCTTAGAAGGTGTTAAATCTACAATTAATGAAACAGTAATGGGTGATTTACGTAAGATTGGTAATAGCAAGGTTTTTACTCCTTTGAAACGAGTGTTTGGTGGTAAATTTGGTGATGTAGAGGTCGGTTTTAGAGTTCATAAGATTAAAGCTGATACTTTTACATTGGATGTAGAGTACTTTGTTGAAAAACATGATTTAGATGCTAGGATTGATGTTGTTGTTAGGTGTGATTGTACTTATACATCTGAGGATAAAATTAATGGGTTGGTTTCTGTTGTAGCTAAACAGGTTATTGTGCAAGAGTTAGATGCTCCCGTTACAACATTAAATACTTTTAAACCTTTCAAGATTAAATGCGATATTGATTGTGTTAAAGATTATACATTTGTGTCTACAGAATTTGATAAGGTTGCTACAGAGGTTTCAACTGTATTATTTGATAGTCTGTTAAAAGCTAAGGATTTAGATAAAGGTATTGCTAAGAAAACAGGTAATGCAGTTGGTTTTAGTTCTTTTAAAGACTTCATGACATTGGTTTCTAGGTAAGGTGTGTTTGTTATGGCTGATGAATATGGTAAAGAGTGGAGATATCAGTTAGAGAGACAGCATAGTGTAAATAACCCTATTATTGTCAATGAAGATATTGAGTTACAGAGAAGAATGTTTTGGGTAACAAAACTGTTACAATAATTTAAAAATTTATTTGAACAGAATACCCTCTGTATCCTGTAAGGGGTGCAGACTCAACGTTAAATGCTTTTAACTCCTAAAGCTCTACGACCTAAACAGTAACTAGAAATGGTAAGCTGAGATTAGTAAAAAATCTAAGGTGCGAAAGCAGAAAAAATAGTAGAGATAGCATACGATGAAATAAAAGCATATCAGTGTCTGAGTGATAAAATAGTGAACCTCAGAAGACGTATGTTCTAAGTGCTACAAAACAATGGATGTTTAGCAGGGAAAGTCCTAAGTCTTAGTAATAAGATAAGGAAGACCTTCAACGACTATCTCCTTGAGGGAGAGTAAAGCCACAAGCTAATGGTGGAAGAAAAATGTTGCTCCTACTATAAGATAGGTAGGATGAAGATATAGTCTACGCTTATGTGAAAGCATAAGAGGTCTGCTGGTGACAGTAAGACTGCGTTAGGGGTTGCGTTCTAGCGTGAATAAGATAAATGTGTCTAAATTAAAATATTACACGTAGAGTTGACATTCTCTATGCTTTCTATATAATTAAGTTGTATAGAAAGGAGGTGTTAACTTGGAAGAAAAATTAAATAGTAACGATAACAAAATATATAGGTCAGTTAAGATTAGGTTATTACCGACAAAAGAGCAAGAGGTTTTGTTCTGGAAGAGTGTTGGTGTTGCTAGGTGGTCATATAATTACTTTCTATCTGAGAGTTATAGGGTATATCAGGAATGGTTAGAAGATAATAGTAAACCTAAGCATATATCTGAGGTGGATGTTAGAAAATACATTAATAATGTATTGAAAAAGACTACACATACATGGCTTAAAGAAGTTGGAAGTAATGTTATGAAGCAAGGTGTTAAAGACGCCAACATAGCATTACAGAATTTCTTTAAACATGGTAAAGGGTATCCTAAGTTTAAATCTAAGAAAAAGTCTAAACCTAGTTTCTATGTTAATTATGAAAGTTTAAAATGTACACCAAATGGATTTCGTGGTGAAAAGATTGGTGTTGTAAAGACTAGAGAGTCTTTACCAAAGATAGGTAAGAATCAAAAATATCGTAAGCCTAGAATTAGTTTTGATGGTAGATTTTGGTATTTATCTGTTAGCTTTGAGGTTGAAATAGTAGATACTAAACTATCAGATACTAGACTTGGTATAGATTTAGGTATTAAAGAATTAGCTGTTGTTTCTAATCAAGATGGTACTATGGTTAAGAAGTATCATAATATCAATAAAACCTATGAAGTAAAGAGATTAGAGAGAAAGCTAAAACGTGAACAACATAAATTCTCACGTAAGATTCTTTTAAACACAAGTCATTACAATGATAATGGTAGACCAGTTTACAGTAAAGATTTAGGATTATGTAAAAACATTCAAAAACAAAAAGGTATAATTCAGAGACTATATAGACGCTTGTTAAATATCAGAACTAACTATTTACATCAAACAACAACTGAGATTGTGAAAACCAAACCATCTCGAATAGTTTTAGAGGATTTAAATATTAGTGGTATGATGAAGAATCGTCATTTATCTAAGTCAATTTTAGATTCAAAGTTATATGAGTTTAGGAGACAGGTAGAGTATAAGGCTGAATTATATGGCATTGAAGTAGTGATAGCTGACAGATTCTATCCTAGTTCAAAGACCTGTCATGTGTGTGGTAATGTTAAGAAAGACTTAAAGTTATCTGACAGAACATATAGATGTGATGAATGTTGTAATGTTGTTGATAGAGATGTTAATGCATCAATTAATCTAGCTAATTATAATATAGAAAGTGTCAATTAGATGATATTCTATATATGTACCTATCGTTACTAGGGAATTTAAGCCTTTAGAGTGTTATACAAACCAGAGTAGCGTATGCAAAATGGGACACGATGAATAAGGAAGATATATTGTGAGGTATATCAAAGTGTAAGTGTGTAATATTTAAAATATGTACATATTTATCGTGACGGAGTCTGCATTACATACAGGGATTACAGTTGATTTTTATAATTGTGTGTATGAGAAACAAGATTTTAATCAAGATTTAAATCTGATGTGGGATGATGCTGTGAGGTTACCTGTTATTTTTGATGATGCACCTAAAGTTAAGGTACTTAAAAATCTTGGGTGGTATACAGAAGATGATGAACGTCCTGAGTTGGTATATTTACCGATGTATAAAGATTGGATGACAAAAGAACTTCTAGACGTTAAAGAAAATTCAATTATACGATTGTATTATTTTGGTGGTATAACTACAGCTGATTTTAGGGTTACTGATAAAAAACTTGATAGTGTGTATGGTGTGTATTGGGTTTGTAAGTTAGCACCTGAGCGTATGAATGATTTTACTATGATAGAGTTAAATGGTGAGCATTTCTTAAAACGTAGTGAGGTTAGACCTAGACATACTGAGTATATGAGTAAACAGTTAGAGGATGGTTATAGTTCTGATTATGAAAATACGTCTGATTATAGGACGTATGAGCATGATTCTTATGTTAATCAGATTGTAGATAACGATGATAATAATGGTTCTGCTGATAGTTTAAATTATTCAGATACAGAAAGTAATAATGTTGGCTATGAAGAGTCAGAGGATAACATGTCTACAACTTTTGAGTCTGTAGATGGTAAAAAGTATATAGATAATTTTGACGTTATTGATGATTATAAAACACCAAAGAAAGATAAAAAGGATAAAAATATTCGTGGTGGTAGATTTAATATAAATTGAGGTTAGTAAATTAGTATGAGATATAGTAGTGATTTAATCGTAGAGTCTTTACGAGGTCAACTAAACGAGAGTACTATCAATGAAGCTAAGGTAGTTACATTTGATGGTAAGGTAAATCCTAACTTTGGTCATGCAGTTATTATGGCTGGCGGAGCAGGTAGTGGCAAGGGAACAGCATTAAAGAGTGTTATTATGTTACAAGGCAAAATCTTTGATGTTGATGAGTTAAAGAAGTTATATGTTAAAGGTGCTAAGAGTGGTGTCTTTGACGATGAACGTAATGGTGATTATAACTTTAAAAACCCAGATGATGTTTCTTTGTTACATCAAAAAGTAAAAGACTTAAAACTTAAAGATAAACGTGAGGAAGCTTTCTTTAAATCTATTATGGCTGATAAGTTACCAAATATTATTTTTGATATTACTGGTGATGAAGAGTCTAAGATTACAAATATTGCTAAAATGTGTAAAACTATTGGCTATAAAGTGTCATTAGTGTGGGTAGTTGCTAATAGGGAAGAGGCATTTATTAGGAATATGAAACGTGATAGAACAGTTCCTGATGAAGTATTCCATTCAACACATAATAATGTTAAAGCATCTGTATTTGGTTTCTTAGAAGGTCAAGGTGCTAAGTTCTGTGATTATGCTTGGATAGTGTTCTCGTCTGGCATTGATGCTAAGAAGTTATCACCAGAGGAAGAGAAAGCATTAGAGCAAAATAGGGTTATTGCATTAGAGAAGAAAGGTTCTACATTTGTTGTACCTGATAAAGTATATCGTAAAGTTATGGTTGTTACTGGTAGGAATGAGATAGACCCTAAAGCACCTAAAAACTATTTAAGTCAAGGTGATTTTAGAAAAGACTTTGATAAGAAAGTAGACGCTGTTCGTGGTGGCTCTATGACAGTAAGGAAACAGCGTTTCTAATAGAGGTACGTATGAAGATACTACGTAGTGTTGTTGAGATGGAACATATAGATGGGATTTATATTACTGTTTCACAGCATATGTTTAAGTTAGGTTCTAAGCGTATACAAAAGGAGTTAGGAAGTCTTTATTACAAAGACTTCCTAATCTTTATGGCTGTAACACTAGCTAAAGAGTTTGAACGTGCTATTGATACACAGAGGTATAAAGGGACTAAGTGGGCGCCGTTATCTGTGTCTTATTTAACATATAAAAAGCGTATGGGTTTCTCTTTAAATACGTGGGAGGCAACTGGATATCTTAAAAATAATATTACAATATTTAAGAAGTTTAATAACTTTATAGCTGTTGGATTTCAACAGAAACAAGTATATCCTAATAGTGGTGTACAAGTTAATATTATTGCTAGGTATGTTGAGTATGGTACGAATAGGAATACTATAAATGGTAAAAAGACAATGTCTCCTCGCCCTCTATTTAGACCTATAGCAAGTTACATTTCAAAACATATATCTAGATATTATAAAATGTATCTGAAAGAGTTAGATAAGATTAAAAATAGTAGAGTTCCATATTTGTATCTTAGAAATAAGTCTGTTATTAAATCTTCTAAAGGTAGGAATAGAAGGTAGTAGGTGTAGTGTATGCATAGTCCTTTATATCAATATGATTTAGCTATGTACGATAGGGTACATAGTCTATATGATGAGGTATTTTTTGCTGATGTAGATGAGCAATTCATTACTAATGCAAGAGAGCATCAAGGTAAAGTAGTTATGCCGTTTATTGGTATAAGTCGATTACCTGATTTCTCTATTAATTATGAATTCTATAATGATAGTCAAGTTAGAAGAGGTTGGACTAATCATAAAGCTAGAAATGAAGATGGTGTAGAGTTTAGGGATAAACGTGTTATGGTACACTCATTACCAGTAATGTTGCAGTATCAAATAGATGTATATGCTACTAAACGAGATGTGTGTGATGGTATCATTTCTGAGTTATTAATGGAGTTTTCTGAAAGACCATATCTTAGGGTTCAGTTTATGGACATTGGTGACCATGTACAAGAATTTCAATTAGCATTAGAAGATGGTGTTAGTGATAATACTGATGTGAGTGGTTTTGCTGAGACAAATCGTTTTTATAGAAAATCTATAACAATTAATATTGACCATGCATATATCTATCGTGTAGATAAAGCATTAGAGGTTGATAAAATTATTATAGATATTCATGATTTACCACTAGATGATAGCGATTTAAATAAAATTAAACCTAAGAATGGTAATAATTCTAATGGGTTTGATTTCAATACAGATGGTATTAGTCCTGGTGTTAGAACTAGAGATGAGTTAAATCTTGCTAATGATGAGACATCAGATGGGTATCATAAAATTAAATAGATATAGTAAGAACGTATTCAAGTATTTGGATACGTTCTTTTATATATAGGTTTTGAAAACATTAAAAACAATAAATATCTGTGTATACTGAAGAGAAAATTATATGTACAAAAGATGGGTAAAGTGAATAACTTATATTATAATATAAATTATCCGTTTTCGAGGGGGATATTAATGGCTACACTAACAATGTTAAGTCCTGGTGTATACATGAACGAGGTTGACAAAAGTCAATATACTACAGACTCCTCTACTTGTATTATTGGTATGGTAGGTGGTGCTAGGTTCGGTCCAGTCGGTGTTCCTACACTTATCTCTTCACAACAAGAGTTGATTAAAACTTTTGGTGAGCCTGTTGAAGGTGAGTATGGTTTGTATAGTGCATTAATGGCACTAACACATGCAAGTCAAGTTATCTATACACGTGTTGTACGTGGTGGTACTAAAGCTACATCAGGTAAAATCGGTACTGATAAAGTTCTTTATCGTTCTGCTGTAATTGGCGAGGCTAGTAATGGTCTTAAAATCATTCAGTCTGCTTTGACTGGTGGTAAATTCAGTGTGACTATTAAAGATGCACAGGATGTAGAGAAAGAAAAGTTTGAAGATTTAACTTTGACTTCCTCAGAAGAAAACTTTGTAGAAGCTGTAATTAATGCTAAATCAAAATTGATTCGTGTTGAATTACAATCTACAGGGGATGTAACTGCAAAAGAGTTTGTGTTGGGTGATGCTGTAAAAGGTGGTAACACAGGTTCTAATGCACATGCAGGTAAAAAGGGTACAAATAAAGTACTCTTAGAGTCAAAATACTTTGATTCTAAATTAAATGGGTGTTCTGCTATTTTCAGTGCTGTTGATGAGTTTACTCAAACATTTAATGTAAGCATTGTTGATGAAAATGGTAATGTTGTTGAGCAATTCAGTACATTATCTTTAGACCCTAAATCTCCACGATTTGTTGAGACTATTATTAATAATGGTTCTATTCGTGTTAATGCTAAAGTAGATACAGATACATCTGTTAACTATACTGAAGATACATTAATCTTTAGTGGTGGTGATGATGGTATCTTGGGCATTACTGCTAGTGATATTATTGGTGATGTTTCTGGTGGTGGTTTACAAAGTTTCTCTAATCCTGAAACAGTTACTATTGATGTATTAACTGCTAGTGGTTGGAGTGATGCTAGTGTTATTAAGGCTGGTTTACACATTGTTGAGAATCGTGCTGATTCCATCTTTATCGTAGACCCACCATTCGGTATGGGTGTACAAGAGATGGTTAATTGGTCAAATGGTAAGGGTTCATACACTAATCAAAATGGTCTTGATACATCTTATGGTGCATTATATTGGCCGTGGTTACAAATTAGTGATAGTTTCACTAATAAAAACATTTGGCTACCACCTAGTGGTTTCGTAGCTGGTCAATACGCTTATAATGATAAGGTAGGTTTCCCTTGGTTAGCTCCAGCTGGTCTAAATCGTGGTAGGATTACTAAAGCGATTAATACAGAGTATTCACCTACACAGGGTGAACGTGATGCTTTGTATGGTCATAGGAATGTAGTAAACTGTATTACAAACTTTATCGGTCAAGGTATTGTTATTTGGGGCAATAAGACTTTGCAACGTCAACCGACTGCATTAGATAGGGTTAATGTTCGTAGGTTAATGAGTTTCTTAGAACGTAATATCGCTATGAAGTCTAGGTACTTTGTATTCGAGCAAAACTATGATGCTACGTGGGAGCGTTGGAAAACTCTTATCGAACCAATTTTGATTAATGCTAAAAATAATGGTGGGTTGTATGACTATAAAATTGTGTTAGAAGCTACTGCACAAGATTATGAAAACAATCGTATGCCTATCAGTATTTACGTTAAACCAATTAAAGCCGCTGAGTTCATTAGTTTGACTTTCAATATAATGAACTATAGTGCTAGTTTCAACTAGTAAGGGGGATATGGTATGAGTCAATTAAATGCCGCTTTCATGTCCATGGACTCAACGTATGAGGTTCAACGTACCAATAACTTTAGGTTTATTGTAGATTTAAGTGAATTCTCTAATAATACATCATCTTCTAGTGGTGATATTATTGAGTTGGCTTGTGATAGCACAGGTCTACCTACTGTATCTAATGACCCTATTGAGTTGGATTATGGTAACTCCCAAATCAAGGTAGCTGGTAAAGCAACTACTGATGATATTACAGTTGCTGTAAAAGACTTTATCGAGCCTGACGTAGAAAATATCCTATGGCAATGGAGGATGAAAGTTTATAATCCTAAGACTGGTAAAGTTGGTTGGGCGAATAACTATAAACGTACATGCATGATTGTTCAATATGGTCCGAATGGTGAAGTGTTGAGGAAATGGCAATGTGATGGTTGTTGGCCGACTAGTCTAGATTTAGGTGAATTAGACTACTCTAGTGGTGATAAAAAACAAATTAGTATGAATTTATCTGTAGATACTGCGTATCTTGTACGTGATGGACAAAATACTCATATTTATGGTACAGATTAATATAGATTAGTTTTGTAGGACGTAGCATGTGTTACGTCCTATTTTTATTTTTGTTGACATATTGTAACTTTTATGTTATATTTAATATACGTTGTTAATTTGAATCAGCCATGGTTCATAAAAGGGGATTGATGTGGTAACATGTCAATCCCCTTTTTATATACAAATAAGGGATGTTTTGGGGATAGTTTTTCTGTTTGGGGTTTACATATTGATTATCTTGTGGTATATTGTATGTAGTAGGTGAGAGTGGTTACTCATCTACTATATGTGGATGATTGCGTTACATCTACATATACCTCCCTTTACTAGCATGTTTGTTTATTCCTTTCGGTGCATGCTAGTATATTACATATTGTTTATCTTATTGGAAAAGATTAGGTTTTTCATGATAGGTATGCTTTGTTGCATATTTTTTCTCCGCTAGAGTGTTACACTGATTACTTCGGCTCTTATCAGTGTAACACTCTTTTTCTTTTTGTATAGTAGTTTAATAAAAATTTAATTGTTTATTGTAAAGATGTAGTGTTTTTGATGAGTAACTTTTATATATAAGAATCATGGGGTTGGGGTATTATTCTTGTTGTTTATATCTTAATTTCATCTTATATACATGATTGTGAGAGGTTCATAGAAGATAGAATAGCATCATATTCTACTTTTACATTAGATGGTTATGTGTATATTTCACAGTACTTTTCGATAGAAATACTAAAGCTAGTTGCAGATAATCATGTTTTCTTGAAGTAGAGGTGGTGTTTTATGAATTTAATTGAGATGTTATCTGTATTAGGTATGAACATAAGTATAGGTGATGTTTCAATAGCAACATTACTTTTGCTGACAATCATACAAATTTCTCCTATTGAGTTCAATCCTTTATCTATTATATTGTCTATTATAGGTAGAGAGTTGAATAAAGAAGTAATTGATAGGGTTGAGAAATTGGAAAAGTTAGGTGAGTCTAATAGTAAGGGGATAGATAGATTATCCTATGAGATTTCTGAGACTAGGGCAATTAACGCAAGGTCTAGATTATTGGAATTTAATGACGATTTACTACATAATGTAGCTAAATCTAAGGAAAGTTTTGACCATATAATGACAGACATTACGTATTATGAGCATTTCTGTAGAAGACATGCTGATTTCCATAATCATGTTTCTGATATGGCTATTAAGAATATAGAGGACATATATCGTAAGCGATTGTCAAGGAATGATTTCTTAAAATAGATTAATGGTTATATTGAATATAGTAGAGATAGTAATACTTTTTACTATCTCTATTTTTGTGTTAATTGTTAAATTGTTATGTAGTATATATACAGTTAGGTAGTTTCGTTACAATTTAGATAGTTTTTTATTGTACAAAAGACGAGGTTTTTAAAGTGGAAGATAATAAATTTAATTTAGGTGCAGATGTTTTTGGTGATACTACATCTGATGTTACATCTACTGTTGTAGAAAAAGATATTACTTCATATTCTGTTGATAGTGTTCCTACAAAAGAAGAGGTTAAAGTGGAAGATACAAAGAAAGAGGATTTGATTGCTAAAGAATTAGATAGGGAGAGTACAGAGGCTGGTTCTAAGAAAACTAAGTTAGCCTATGAGTCTACTGTATTATTGCCATCTAAGGGCATTTTATATAAAGAGGATAATATCCCTGCTAATATTACATTACGTGGTATGACTACTAAAGATGAGAAAATCATGTATGCTAGTCAAGGTGCTGATGTATTTAAGAAGATTTTAAGGAACTGTATTGTTTCTCCTGAGAACATTGATGTTAATCGTTTAATTAGTGCAGATGAAATGTTCTTAATCTTGCAATTACGTATGGTTACATTTGGTGATAAATATAAAGTACGTTCTACTTGTCCTCATTGTGGTAGTGTTGATGAACATGAGATTAGCTTATCTGACTTCGACATTATGTACTTAGATGATAACTTTACAGAACCTATTAATGTAGAGTTGCCTGTGAGTGGTGATACATTGTCTTTACGTTTGTTGAGGAATTCTGATACTGAGTATGTAGAGAAATATGCACGTAGGTTCGCTAAACAGTTTAATCAAAACTATAAAGAAGTAATGTATATTTGTAGGATGGCAAAATACATTACAGCTATTAATGGCAAACCTGTAGATTTCGTAGATGCACGTAGCTATGTTGAGAGTATGGTATCTATGGATAGTGCTAAAATGCAGACAGTGATTAATAGTATTATTGTTGGTGTAGATACAATCGTAGACCATGAGTGTACATCTTGTGGTGAGTTATATGATTTTGCTATGCCAATTACTAGTGAGTTCTTTCGTCCCACAATTAAGTGAGTTTAATTCAGACGAATATAACAGTAAAGCTAGGGATATAAGGTTTACAGCTTTTCGCTCTTTAATGAAAGAGGAGTTTCAACTAGCGTATTTTGGTAAGATATCATACGAATCTGTTGAAAATATGAGTTCTTTAGAGAGAAGGACGATGTACCAAATATTGGTTGAGCAGAAAAAAGAAGAGAAAAAAGCACAAGACGAGGCTATCAAATCCGCCAAAGAGAAAAAAGCTTCTAGAGGTAGGAGAAGATAGTCTCTTCTCTTTATATTTTAGTAAAAGGTTGTATATATGGGTGAGTTACAGGATAGAAAACAACTAAATAAGCGTATACAACAGATAGAAGAGAAAGAAGCTAAACGTGTTGAGAAGAACATAGCTAAACGTGAAAAGCGTTTTGCTAAGATGCTAGATTCTCAGATGGATATGTTAGAGTCATTCTATAGTACTTCAAATAAAACAGCCAAAGGCATGCTTAAAGATAACATGGAAGGTCAACAGGCTATTTTAGAGGATAGTTTAGCTGATATGAAACGTGAGTTTAACTTATACGCTAAGTATATGGATAATACAACACGTAAGTATTATAAGGGCATGATTTCAGTTGCAGATGAAAGTTTGACAACTATGAAAGAGACTGTTTCTAAGCGTTTTGGTGAGATATCAGATGAGTTTGATGAAGAGATGGTTGGTATGACAGCATCTTTCACAGACAGGATTAAACGATTCTCTAAGGGTATTAGGGATGCCGCTGTGGCATTAGAATTGACTGATATGGCTGATAGTGTTAAAAGCAGTTTAACTGATATTACTGACTCCTTTATTGATAATTTCCGTGAGAGAAGTGCTAAGTTAAATGGTAATATCACTAAAGGTGATTATCAAAAGATGATTGGTAGTGTAGTAGACTCATCATATTCTATGGGTAGGAATGAGGCATCAGAGTTAGTTAATGGTGTTATGGACGAGATGGGGATGAAGACTGCTAAACAGTTAGACCCTTATCTTAAAGAGGTTGCAAGTTTACATACTGCAATAGACGCCAATATTAGTGATTTATCTAATATCATTAAGATGGATATTAACACTGGTGGTAAAGGTGAGTTACTCAAAGAAGTGTCTAATATGGCTACTGGTTTGGGTGCAGATAAGGATTTAACTGTAGACAGTAATGCTATGTTATCTTCAATGAATGAGCATATTGAAGACTTATATGGTCTTTCTAAGAAAGATTCTGTTAAGTTTAAAGGTATGACTAAATCACTTGCAATTATGGAAGGTATTCAACAACAGCAATATAATAAAGGTGTTGAGGAAGCCGGTGGTAAGATTGTAGAGTGGTCTAAGATGTCAGTACCTGAGTTGCTTAAAGACGATGACTTCATGAATTTCATGGCTAGGTCTGGGATGAGTGCTGAGGAATTCAGAGGTGCTATTGATAGTGGTCAGTCAGATGTTGTTATGAAGCAAATGCAAGATTTATTCATAGCTAATAAGGATGACCAGTATGCATTAAATCAGTTAAGGGAGTCTATGGGTTTCAGTTCTGATGCTGTAGCACAAATGTTCGCTGATGCTGATTCACTAACAGGTGATTTAAAGAAAGTTACTGATAACATTAATAAGAATTCTGATAAGAGTGGTTCTAATGCTGAAAGTATGGCTGGGTATGCTAGTGGGCCGATAGAAAAGATAGGGAATTGGCTTTCTGATTCATTCCCTGTTAGAATGGTATCAGATTTCTTTGGTGAGTTAGATATTAAAGCCGCCAATATGGCTAATTACGCCATCATAGCCTATACAGTTTCTGATAGGTGGGGTGATGTAAAAGACATGTTGAAGATGGTTTCAACTCCATTCAAGAGTTTTGGTAAGTTCTTATCAGGTGGTGGTTTTAAAACATTATTCAGTTCTAAGGGTGCATTAAGTCAAGGTATTGAGAATGGATTAAGAACTTTATTTACAGGTAAGGGTTCTTTCATATCTACGATTATTGATAAGTTCAAGAGTGTATTCTCTTGGATTGGTAAGGTCTTTTATGCTAATGCTCCTGATAAGATGATAAAGGCATTTTCTAGTGTAGGCTCTAAATTAAGTGGTGTATTCTCTAGTTTCTTTGGTAAGATATTTGATAAAATAGGTAGTACTGGTATTGGTAAGTTAGCATCTAAGTTTTTTAGTGGTGGTATCTTTAAAGTACTTGGTAAAGTTATACCTATTGTTGGTGGTTTCTTTGATGTAATATTAGACTTCTTTAGTGGGATTGGTAAAGCAGATGAATGGTTTGGTAAAGACCATAATTTACTACAGACTGTTATGAGTGGTCTAATTGGTGCTATTTTTGGTACAGGTAGTGGTATAAAGTGTGAAAACTTTATGGATGATTTATTTACTGTTATGGGTGGTGCATTAAAAGGTGGTGCCGCTGGTTTCGTAGTTGGTGGGCCGTTAGGTGCTTTAGTTGGTGCTATTTTGGGTGCTATAGCTAGTGCCATTGGTGGCGATAGGGTAGCTAGTGCATTTAACTCTTTGACAGAATATATTTTTACTATACCTGATAAAATTATTGGTGTATTTACGTCAGCATTTGATGCCGTACATGATTTGATTGCAGACTCATGGATTGGTAGTCTACTTGGGATGACTAAGAATAATCCTAATGCTAGTACAGGTGATAATGTTAGTACATTAGGTAGTATGGCATTACAAATGACTCCTCCTGGGATGATTTCTAGCCTCTTAGGTTCTTTTGGTTCTCATGCTGATGGTTTGTCAGAAGTTCCTTATGATAATTATCCTGCTTTCTTGCATAAGGGTGAAGCAGTGTTAACATCTCAACAGGCTGGTGCAGTTAGGTCTGATGGTGGCATACCTGTTACAGGCGGAAATAGTTTAATCAGTGCGTTAGGTATTGATGGTGAAGTTGGTCAAGGTAGGTCTGTTCTAGAGAGAGTGTTTAGAGGTGTATTTGGCATTACTGGTCAAGATACTTATGGTGAGGGTGGTCTATTTGGAAACATCTTCAAACATTTGATGGGTATTGGTAGTGGTGGATTGTTAAGTGGTTTAATGGGGGATAGTGGTTCTATCTTCGATAAGTTAAAAGATTTCTTAAAGGGTAAGGATTCGTCAAGTAGCTCTGGTGGTGGGAGTGGTAAACCCGCTAGTATGTCTACAGGTAGTGGTGATGGTAAGAAAATTTGGGATTTCTTAGCTAAGGCTGGTTATTCTTCTGAGGGTATTGCTGGTATAATGGGCAATTTAATGCGGGAGAGTGGCTTTAGGAGTGGTGCTATTGAGAATGATGGTGGTACGACTAATGAGGACTTAGTAAAACAAATTACTGCTAGCAAAGACGCATTTTTAGCCGATAAGCGTGGTTTTGGTTTAGCACAGTGGACTGACCCTGGACGTAAAGCCGCATTGTGGGATTTTGCACAATCTAAAGGCACAAATGTTGCTGACTTCCAAACTCAGTTAGAATTCTTATTAAAAGAATTACAAGAGAGTTATAAGGATACATCAGATGCATTAAAGGGTAATATTTCTATTGATACTGCATCAGATATATTTGGTAGGAAATATGAGGGTTTTGGTGACGATTCTACGGCTGATAGGTTAGCAAATTCTAAGCAAATCTATGAAGAGAATACAAAAGGTGCTACACCTAAGTATGCACAAGGTACACCATGGGTACCGGATACACAAGTTGCATTAATTCATGAGGGTGAGATGGTAGTCCCTGCTGATAAAAATCCTTTAAATTCAGATAATACTTCTAGTGCAGTTGGTTTACCTACAGATAATGGTGGTTCTGATGATATTGTAGATGCTATTAAGTGGCAAGTATCTAGGTTAGAGAGTAAGTTAGATGCATTAATTAATGTTGTTGCTAGTAGCAATTCAAATTATAGAGGTAGTGGTTTTGGTTCTGACTCCTCAGTTAATAATTTATTGAAAGTATAGGTGGTGATGTAGTAAATGGCTAATGATTTTAGTTCTGATAATTATTCAATGTCAGTGGGTAAAAGTGGTGTTACCACTATGCAGTGGAATCCTACTACAATTATTCCTTGCTATATTGTTAACTTAGTTACTGGTACAAAGATTAATTTTGCTACATTACCTACAGATGTATCTGAGGACTATGGTGCTAGTTTTGGTCAACAACAGCCTATGGGTAGGTCGTCTCCTTATTTTAACTATGAGGGTAGTGAGGCTAGAACAGTTTCATATAGTGTTACACTTCATAAGGATATAGTTCCTGATATGGAAAATGTTGTGTTAGAGTGTAAGAAATTAGTATATCCAAAGTATACAGGTAGTTTAGTTACCCCACCTTATTGTTATGTTAGATTTGGTGCTATGATTAATATCACAGCTATTGTTAATTCAGTGAGTATTGAATGGGGTGGTGCTGCTGGTACTATTCTAGGTGATACACTTGATAGTGAGTCATTGGGTGGCAATAGTTCACCTACATACTCAGATGTTCAGATAAGTTTTAGTTTTACAGAGATTAGGGCAAGGTCATTAATGCAAGCTGATAATGTGTTTGACGAGGGGCCAGTAAGGTAGGTGTGTTAGTGAAAAAGCCGTCATTGATTAAAACTGAGATACAACAATCATTTTCTAGTAGACAAGATAAAATATCAAGGTATTCTAATTTAAAGAGGTTAGTAAATCTTGATGGTAATACATATATAGAGACTCCTAATAAGATTGAGATTAAGGAAAGCAATAAGGATATATATTACTCAGTTGAAAAGGGTTATGAGAATAGATTAGATTTAATTTCTAATAAGTTCTATGGTACACCATTGATGTATTGGGCAATAGCAGTAATGAATCATATTGATAACCCTTTAGATATACCTGCTGGTGTTGTTCTTAGAATACCAGCTATTGAATCAATATATGATACAGGTGCAATTCAGATATGAGTGAATTTAAAGAAAGTCAAATAACAAGAGATTTAAGTGGTCATCAACCTCTTTATGCTTTTATTGATTTGACTATAGATGGTCATAATATATCGTACTTTGGTAATAAAGATTACAATGAGTCTGTAATGAGTTTAAATGTAGAACGTAAGGGTAAGTCTAATCAAGATTTATCTGGTTCTACATTTGATATTGAGTTATATGATGATACAGCATTACGTATTGAGGAGTTGTTAGCTAATGCTATTCCTGTAGGTAAGAATTGGAAAACAGCTAAACAATTAAAAGATACAGGTAATGATGTTACTAAAGGCAATATAGCTTGGAAACAGTCTGAGGAAGAGAAAAAGGATAAAGAGGCTGATAAAGCCAATACATATACAAAAGAAGATGAGCAAAAAGATAAAGACCATAAAGCTGGTACTAAAAAGAATGTAAAAGCTAAACAAGAGGGTAATGTTAGGTGTAGGTATGGTTGGTGTAATAGAAAAGGTCAAGTTATTGAAGATATCTCTTTAATTGGTAAGGCTTTAAAATATACACTAAACTTTGAGGGGCCTGCATTAACATTAACTTTGAATTGTGTAGCTGAGTCTGATGTTACATCTACACAAAAGTTAAATATGACATTTGATGTTGCTACTTATGGTGGTAAGCCATCAGAGATAGTACGTGCAATGTGTCAAAAAGCAGGCATTGAGATTGGTCGTATTGTAGAGACTAAACCTATTTTAGGTGAGGATGGTAAACCTAAAGAGTTTAAGACTGAAACTAAGAACATGAGGGAGTTTATCTCAGATGAGTTATTGGAGAAGTCTGAACCTTTAGATTCTGATAAGCCTGGTTATCGGTATTTTACACAAGTTGTTGATGGTGTAGAGAAAGCGTATTTTGTACCTAATGAGATGTATGGTGATATGGCTGTTGTTACATACAAGAAAATGGAAGAAAATACAACTACAACGACTACAACAACTGCAAATGCACAGGGAAATACAAATGGTGATGCATATTTAAAAGTAATGGGTGTGTCAACTCCTGTTCTTGGTGCTAATGCTACTAGTGAGATTAGTGTTACAGGTAGTGGTAAGGTTATCTTTGTTGGTGATATTAGGGTTAAAGATTTAAGTGAGTCAGTTCCTAGTAATAAAGATATAGTATATGTGTATGACGATAAAGCTAATTATAGGTGGTTACGAAATAACATAGATAAGATTAAATCATTGTCTACTTTTGGTAGTAGGGTTTATATGATGTTAGGTCTTAATGATTTAGACAATATTATCAACTATGTTGAGTATTACAATCAATTAGCTAAAGAGTTTGAAGAGATTGGTGTACAGTTCTTTGTTGTGTCTGTATTACCAGTATTCATGGCTAAGTCAATAATTAAGAATAGTAAGATTTCTGCGTTCAATCGTGCTGTAAAGCAAAATAAATGTAGGGAATTACATTATGTTGATATTTATAATTCTATACTATTAGCACTTAAAAGTAATAATACTAAGTCAGATGGTATTTCGTATAATAAACGTATGATGCAAGATGTATACAATCGGATTGTGTATTACAAAGAAATAAAAGGTGATACTCTTTCACGGAGAGATGTTGCTAATAAAGGTAGGATTATTAATGGTGTAGAGTTTACTACTCATAGTGTTCCTGATATGTTGAGTCATTCTGTATATCAGGGCATTGTTTCAGATACTGAGATGTTCGGTGATAGTTCTTCATTGACTGAGGCTGTTACAAATTATCTTGCAGTGGCTATATCAGAGGCTGAAGATAGTGATATTGCTGAGTTAATTTCAGAGTTAAAACAGTATGAGTCTTATCTTATTGCTACTAAGAATGGAACTGTTGTTGATAATGCTTTAGGGTTAGATATAAATAAAACAGTTTCAACTGCATTAGCTTTACGTGATAAGCCTGATGTAAATAATATTACTAAGGCTTTTCTAAAGGTCATTGGTAAAGATAAAATTAGTGGTGATGTAACAAAGTACATCGATTTAGTAAATAATTTTACTGGTAGTGTTAAGGGTGATAAGAAGTCTGTAGATACTTATGTTGATGCTGTTAGTAAGTTATTTGGTGGGAATAAAGATGTTGCTAGAATATCTTCTACTGTAACAGATGCTATTAAGCTGATTTCTGAGAATAGGGATAAAGTATTAAACAACAAAAATACTAATAAAGTTGAGTTATATAGTGGTATAGCTGATAGTATTGTTGGTAAGTTATTCCCTGGTCAGAGTGCTAATGTCAATAAAATTAAAGATAAGATAACATCTGTTATGTCTTTAGATAAGGGTAAGATTAAGAGTGGTGATTATACTGAGATTGAATCTTTATTATCTAAAGAGTTAGGGATAGATAATGCTAAGTTAAATAAGTATGTTTCTACTGCTAAGGCTTTAGTTGAGATTTATAAGAATAAGAAATATTTCGATATAAAAGATACTAAGTTCATGGCTAAAGACTTATTAGCAAGTGTTGTTGGTAAGGAAAAAGTAGAAAAGGTACAGAAATATGTAGATACTGCACAGAGTATCTATAGTGCTTTGAATGGTAATAAAGACGTAGCTAGTATTAGTGGTGCTATTCGCAACTTATCAGATGTACTAGGTAAGAAGTCTAAGATATCTAAATACATTGATAGTGCTAGTTCTATGTTAGACATTGTAAACAAAGGTCAAGTAGGGACTAAGATATTTGAGACTAATAGTGGAATTGGTGGTATCATTAAAGAAAGATTACCTCAGTTAACTAAAGAGGGTTCTTTGGGTGGTATTATAGCATCAACTATGGGTATATCTAATACATCTACATCTGAGGTTCTTAAAGCCAATTTACCTAAAGACGTGGCTAGTGGTGTTACAGGATTAAATGGTGCTTTAAATAACGCTACAAATGGTGCTAAGGTAGACATTGGTAAAGATGGTGTTACTGATGAGGAAATGAAAAAAGGCATACGCTCTATAACTTTTGGTGGCAAAAAGCAAAAGATGGAGATTTGTGGTGAGTTTGAGATTTACACAGGTAGGAGAGATAGTCAAGTTATCAGTTTCTCTCCAGAGTTTGAGTCTGATAAGATTGCTACAGATAAAGTACCTACAAACGCTTTAAGTATTGATTCTGTTAGGAATGAGATGTTAGAGTGTACTATTGAGGGTATTGGTGGTAGTTTAGCCAGCGATTCGTATAAAGATAGAGCAGATGGTTCTACAGGTGTAGGTGTTGTTTTAGGTATGAGTGGTTCTTCATTTAAAAATTTAGAATCATCTGCCGCTAGTATGTGGTCTAGATATTTTAGTTCTGTATATGGTGCGAGTCTAGAAATAATGGGCAACACCAAAGTTAAGTTTAATGGTCATATTAAAATTGCTGTATATACTAAATATGGGTTTTTACATCATACAAGTGGCATTTATCATATTCAAGGTATTACAGATACAATTTCAGATGGTATGTTTACAACTAGTTTAGATTTACAGAAAAATAGTGACCAAGCTAAGAAGAAATTGAAAGGTGAAGGTGCTAAGAAATTGGACGAAAGTAAAATTCATGATGCAGATGGTAAATATTGGGTCAAACAAAATGATGGTGTGTCCATTGAAGGTTGCATAGCTGGTGTACCTAATGCTTTAGATGATTTAGGTAAATGGTTCTATGATAGAACAGGCAAAAAGCTTGTGTGTACTGCTGGTACAAATGGTGAGCATGCTAGTGGGCCGCACAGTCATGCTAATGGTTGGAAAATGGACGTTAATGACTGGTTCGGTCCTGAAGGGTTATCTGGTGGTTGGTTAATCAATACTGATAATACTCCTGGTAGCATTTGTTATGAGTTTATTGAATTCGGTAGGTCTTTGGGTTTAGGTATGAACTTTGAGGGTGACCATATTGATATTCAGATGGATGGTACTGAGTGGAATGATAATAACCCTGGTGGTGCTAAAGATAATGGTGGTTATAGGGGGTAGTACTCTATGGCTATAAATAGTAGTGATTTTTATGGGAGCTTGCAAGCTCCCACTGAGTTGGGTGGCATATTCCGTGCTAGGGTAGAAAATAATGTAGACCCTTTGGGTATTGGTAGGGTACAGGTACGTGTACCTATGATACATCGAACTGTTGCTAGTGGTGGTACTGCTACAGAATCACTTCCGTGGGCATCATATTGCTCTTCTATTGGTGGTGGTTATAACTATGGCTCTTTCATTGTACCTGAGATTGGTGAGTATGTATGGATAATGTTTGAAGACATGGACTCAAACAAGCCAGTATACCTAGGCTCTGTTTTTGGCACTGACTCTACATTAGAAAAGAAATATGGTAGTGATAAGACTACAGGTGTTTGGAGTGGTGTAGTTGGTGCTAATGAAGTTCCATTAGAATCTCAACGTGAGTCACCTACTCATAAGATGATTTATAAATCCCGTCATGGTTCAATGATGTATTTTGATACAGATGAGAAAACCAATTCTGTAGGTATCGAAGATGCTAATGACCAAAAATTTAAAATCTCTTCCGCTGAGGGTAAGGTATTTACTCTCATGGAGGGTGAGAGTAATGTATTAGTTAAGATACATGATGGAAAGATTGACATAGGCTATGAGGGTGGTAGGGGTATTCAAGTTATACCTGATAGTGGTGATATTGTGTTAAAAGCAAGTGGAGCCACTATTACGTTATCAGATTCTATCACTATGAAAGCTGATAGTGTCAATATCAAGTCTAGTTCATTTAAAGTGAACTCTAATAGTATTCGGATGCAAGCTGGAAGTGTTAAGATAATAGAATAAACTATTTACATATAGTTATTTATGTGTTACAATCTAATTGTAGTTAAGTTTTTTCTTTTCATTTTTCTTAACTATGGGGATTCTTCCGAAAAAGCATCCCCGCTCCTTTCGATATAACATAATACAATCCATAAAATAGCGTACACGTTTTATATATGTGTACGCTATTTTTGTGTTAATTTCACTATGTAAATTAATTATATATTAATGGGAGGGGTATAGGTGATAATATGGCTTTTTATTATAACGAGGAATTTAAAAATACAATAGCTGGTAGTGGATTATCCCTATCAAAAACATTTAAACAAAATTTACGAGATGGTAAAGGTGTAACAAATGTAATTAGTGGTGAAGATAAGATTAATGAGAGTATCTACACTATATTATCTACAAGGGTTGGTGAGAGGTTCTTTCTCCCTGAATTTGGTAGTAGGTTACATTTAGTTGTATTTGAGCAAAATAGATTTGTTGCCCATGATTTAGTTTCTATCTATGTTAAAGAGGCTTTGGGTAATTGGGAAAAGCGGATTGTTGTAGAAGATGTTAGCATTGGTAGTAATTGGGAAGACTCGAATATTGTACCAGTGCATATAACGTATCGATTAGCTAATAGCAATGTCATGGGTTCATATGTATATCCATTTAATCGGACGATTGATGGTGTTGATATGTATGAATTTGGTGGTGCTGTTAGTACTACATCATATTAAAGAAAGGAGGTTTAGTTATTGGCTAATAGTAATAATACATTGTCATATACGAATAGGGATATAGTTAGTATTCGTAAAGAGCTGATTAATGCTATACCTAAGTTAACAGATAAGTGGACAGATTTCAATGAATCTGATTTGGGTATTACACTTATTGAGTTGATGGCTGGTGTACAAGATATGCAAAACTTCTATCTTGATGCACAGGCTTTTGAGACATATCTAGATACAGCTGTTCAGGATAAGAATGTACGAGCATTATTACGCTCTATGAATTATAGAATACCATTAGCAAAATCATCAGAGTGTAAAGTAAGGATTGTTTTTGTTAATAATGATGATAGAGAAATTACTATACCTAAGTATACATCTTTTACAAGTAGCATTAATTCAAGTATTGTAAATTTTGTTGCTAAAGATACGATTACACGTAGTGGTCAGTTTGAGTATATAGATATTCCAGTAATGGAAGGTGTTGCTAGGACTATTTCATGGTCTAAAGATGATTTTATTAGCAATAAGAATGTTGATGGTGATATCTCACGTAGGATTTATTTGGGATATAAAAATGTTTCAGATGGTTCTGTTGAAATAGTACAACATGGTAACGTATGGAAAGAGTGTCCAGACGCATTACTAAAATATGAGGGTGGTAGATGGTATTCTGTACATGTTGATAGTGATGGTCAAGTCTATGTGCTAATGTCAGTAAACTTTTTACAGTTAATTGAAGATGGTGAGAGTTTAGATATTAATTTTGTAACAACAAATGGTATCAATGGTATTATTGATATGGATGTAATTGATACTATTAATATGAATATTCAAGATGTACAGAGGATATATAATACAACAAAATCATATGATGCATCAAATTCTCCTAGTAGTGCTGATTTACAAAACATGAAAGTTCTTGCTAGACGTAATGCTATTACTATGGATAGATATATTACATTAGAGGACTTTGAGACAGCTGTATATGAACAGCCTTATGTGTTTCAAGCTGTAGTTAAGGATTGGAAATATTCTGAGTATGTTACAGAGCCTTATATTGTTAAGGTATGGGCAGTTAATACATTAGGTGAGTCATTGGGTGAGATGACGAGGGAAAAGCTAAAGAAAGAATTAATGTCTAAGGCTATTGCTGATGTAACTGTTCATGTGTTAGAAGTTGAAAGTGTAAACTTTGATATTGATGTTGATGTTGTATTAACACTAGATAATGATACAGCTAGGGAGAGACTTAGGTCTGAGATAGCATCATTCTTATACATGACATATCGTGCTGAGAATATGTCATTTGGTAAAGATATATCATATTCATTGTTAACATCTAGGGTTAAAGCTTATTCTCCTTATGTTAAAGATGTGGTTGTAAGAACACCTAACAAAGATGTTGAGGTAGGTAATATTCAGTTCCCTAAATTAGGTAAAGTAACAGTTAGACTTGTAGAAGAGTTATAGAGGTTTTGTATGAAGCTAATTAATAGAATAAAAAATAGTAAATACATGACTTTAATACCTGAGAAGTATAGGGAAAATGAAAATTTCTTAGTTTTCTTTTATCTGTTAACACAGCAGTTTGATATTAATGAAGAGAATATACGGAATTTCACATCATTAGTTAACAATGATAAAGTACCTATGAAGTTTTTACAGTCTTTGGGTGCATTTAATAACTATACCTATCAACATCTAGCTAAGAATGATTTCAACAGAGAACTTTCAATGCGTATGTTTAACATATGGGAACAGAGAGGTTCTAAGAAAGCAATTATAGACGCCGCAACTTGGGGTGATAATGTAGGATGGGTAGGTGGTGACCTTTGGATTCCTGGTTATTATACACCATCACAAGTAGCTACATTTGAATTACCTAGAGATAAGATTTTTAGGCATAGTGTTTCTAAGTTTTCAAGTACACATGTATTTGAGGATGGCAAAACATATATGCCTGGTGTCATTCTTTTATCTGTTCCAAACTTGACTAGGGAAGTAAAGCGTAGGATTTATGAAGTTACACCAGCCGGTAGGAAATATATCTTTCAAATTGAATCATCATTCTTCCCTAATGATGGGATAGATAGTTTAGAGATAGGTTCTTATAATGAGTTATCATTTTATAAGAAGATGAGAATACACCCTAAAGATAAACTAGAAGAAAACCCACCATATGATAGAGATACTGATATAGATTTCACATATGAGATAGATATGTTAGTTGATATGGAAGAACTCTGGGATATTCTTATTCATAGCGAGGTTAGAGGTAGGAGATATCATAGTGGTCATTTAACAAATATAACAGATAACGAGTATATTATGAATATGGCTTGTTCTATGTTACCTGTTTCTACATTATCTCATAAGTTTTCTATAGATGGTAATGATTCTCTAACTGATAGTAGTTATAAAAAATCTGATACAGGTGAGTATCTTGATACGTATAATAATAAGGGTGTAGATTCTGTTGTACGTGATATTAATGCAATATATAATAACAGTTTAGATTTAGATGTACATAAAGAAGTTAGGTTAACAGCTATACGTAGTGAAAACTCATCTATAAGGTCTAAACATGGTAAGATGAGTGGTATTACTACAAGTGTTATTGATGCTTTTGTTGAATCAGAACCTATTTTACCTAGTGATGCTTTATATTCTGTAGATGATGTGGCAGATTTGAGAGAGTGGGATTATAGGGATGAGTTCTATTCACATGGGATAGAGTTAAATACTGATACAGTTGAACCAGTTAGGTTAGAGTTTACACATACTTCTTTTAGTAGTATCTCTTAGGTGGTTAAGTAATATATAATAGTATAATTAAATTTAGTATAGAAAAATATATTTAATGGGGGAAAACATTAATTGGCTATATGTACGTTAAAAGCACATGTTTCCAGAGCATTAGATTTTTACAATAAAGATGACATTTACTTCGCTATTGGTAAATCTACGCCGTGGAGTGCTAGTGATATTGATAATTTTGATACAACTAGGGATTATGAAAACAATCCACCTGTACCTAAGAATACAGATGATATGAAAGAGATTGTTGGTTTTAAAAAAGCTGAATTCAAGGCTATGGTGGTACAGGATGATAATGGTTCATTAGAGTATCGTGGTGTAAATTGGAGGATTGTTTCTCCAACAGACGCTGTAACAGAGGGTGCTAGGTGGGTATATATTTCAACTGAGTTGTCATACGATGAGTTACCTACAGATAAACCTTATCGTCAGGTTGGTATTTACACAGGTTTAAAGAAAGCTGGTTCTGTTCAAGGTAATGTATACAATTTGTTACCTAATCAAGTTGCTGATAAGGGTTTGTTAGAGGTAATTGACTTTAGGAAGCCTGTATATCGTGATAGCGATGTTAGGGAAAAGCTAAAGATTATCTTAGAGTTTTAATTATAATGTTAGGAGATATAGATGAGCATTGTTTCACAAAGTCCTTATTATGATAGGTATGATGATGTAAATTCAGAACATCGTAAAGCTGGATATACTAGGGTATTAGCTATTCCTGGTAGGGCAGAACAGGCATCTGAGTTTAATGAAATACAATCTATTCATGAGGACTATTTATCACGTATAGGTGATTCTCTATATAAAGACGGATTTGTTATTAGTGGTTGTGAAGTAAATATTGCTAATAATTTCATCACGATTGGTGCTGGTAGAATTTACTTAGGTGGTTTAATTCGTAATACAGATGAAGTTAAGTTAGCAATTACAGGGGTTGGTAAAGAAAGGGTTGTAGCAACTTTGGTTACTAGTGTTGTAACAGCTACACAAGACAGTTCTTTGCGTGACCCTGCCCAAAACGCTGAAAACTACAATCAAGTTGGTGCTAATCGTTTAAAACAAGTTGTAGCTTTCTCAGTAATTAGTGATAGTAGTGCTTTGGGTGATTACTCAGCTGTTGTATACAATCTTAATGATGGTGTTGTAGTAAAAGAGGCTAAAACAGATAACTACTCTATCTTGAATGATGTACTTGCTAAACGTACATATGATGAGAATGGCAACTATAAGGTAGATGGATTAGACCTACAATCAGTTACTGAAGATGAGGGTGATAAGATTAGGTTGTATGTAAGTGCTGGTAAGGCTTATATTCGTGGTTATGATGTAACTAAACCTGCAATGAGTAGTATCTTATTGAATAAATCTAAGTCTACTAGGGTTGTTACAAGCGAATCACATTACTTTAAATCTTCAATTCGTAAGTATAAGCTTTCTAATTCACCAGTAGCTAGTATTCAAAACTTTACAGCTAGTGTTCTTGTAACAGGTGAGCGTAAGTTTAGGGGTAATGTTAAAGGTGGTCAAGAGGCTTTAAATAATACACCTGTACAAAGTATTGTTAGTGTATATACTAAAAATGCACAAAATAATAAAGAGACAGTATATGTTGCTGGTAGGGATTACTCATTGTATTCAGACCAAGTCGATTGGTCTTTAACAGGTGATGGTGCTACAGAGCCTGTTCAAGGTACTACATATTATGTAGATTATATTTTCAACTATTCTATGCGTGAGGGTACAGATTATAGGGTTGAAAATACTGTTGATGGTTCATACATTGTGTTATTAGATAATGGTAGTAAACCTACAGAAAACTCTTTGATGTATTTTACCTATAATTTCACATTGGCTAGACGTGACTTAATTTTGTTAGATAGTGATGGTTATTTAAGTGTCATAGAGGGTACACCTGATAGGGTAGAAGATTTAATCATTCCTTATAATGGTTCATCTGCATATTTAGAATTGGGTTATGTTGACGTATATCCTACTGATGCTTTAGGTACTAGTACAGGTGGTACTAGGTTATCAAGTGTAACAAACTATGATGGTGTTAGGTTAACACAGGATAATTTATTACTCATGATGCGTAGGATTAATAAATTAGAGGATAGTATTGCATCATTGGATATGGAACGTAGCATTGAAAATGGTGAAGATTTATCAAGTCTAACAGGTTATTTTACTGATAGTTTTGAGAATATCAATAAGTCCGACTTAACATATACAGACAGTGCTAGTAGGTTAGCCTATACCGCTTGTATCGACTTTGATAGAGGTGAGTTAACTACATCTGCTACCATTGGTAGTGTTGATATGACAGTTGATGATAGGTCTAGTGATAGCTATGCTACATTTGGTAATATCATTTCTGCACCTTATCAAAATGTGTTAGCTGTTAGTCAAACATATGCTACTGGCACAATGAATGTTAACCCTTATGCTAGTTATGGGCCGCTTTGTAAGATTGAGTTAGACCCTGCTATTGATAATTGGGTAAGTACAAATAAAATTAATGTGTTTAATACAGTTGAAGATGTTAAATACGATACAACAACTAAGGTATACAGTCATGGCTATTGGTCTAGAAATGCAACTAAAAATCTTAAAGGTTTTATGCGTACTGAACGTAAAGAGTCAACAACAAAAGGTGATACTACAACTTCTAAGAGTGTTTCTGAGTCAGTCGCTAAATCAGTCTATGAGTACATGCGTTCTAAAGAAGTTAAGGTTAAGGGTTCTGCTTTCGGTCAAAATGCTAGGAATATTAAAGGTATATTCAATGGTAGACCTATTAGTCTAACTCCTATGGGTAGTACTACATCAGGTACTTCTTATTCCGTTGATGGTAAAACATACACAACTGTTAATGCTGATGGTAATGGTAGTGTTACATGCAAATTTACTGTTCCTGATAAGACTCCTTGTGGTACAGTAGCTTTCCAAATGCAAGCTACAAATTCTAGTGGTGAGGTTCATACAGGTACAGCTAACTATACCGCTAATGGTACTATTTTAACAACAACTGTTACAAATACAACTGCTGTTACACAACATTATAAAGTGTTGGTTGAGGTTGATAACTTATATGCTAATGACCCATTGGCACAGTCATTTATTATGGATAATGTATATGATAGGAACTTAGTTAAGTTAGATTTATACTTCGCTAAAAAATCTTCTACAAGACCTGCTGTATTACAAATTCGTAATATGGTTAATGGCTATCCTGGTGAAAAAGTTTATGCTGAGGTAGTTATTGACCCTAAAGATGTTAAAATTCCTACAGATAAGAATGTTCCTGTAGCTACTGAGGTAGTATTGAATCAGCCTGTATATTGCTACGCTAAACAATACTATTGTTTCGTAGTACTTTCTGATAGTAACGACTATGAAATGTACGTAGCTAATATGGGGGATAAATTCTTAGGTAAGAATGAGCAATTAGTTGTTAACCCATATGCTACTGGTGTATTATTCAGTTCTTCTAATGCTAGTACATGGACAGCACATCAAGGTACTGATTTGATGTTTAAATTATATCGTACTCAATATACAGGTAATGGTGAGATTGTATTTAATAACGTACCTTTAACTGATATTACTGGTGTTATGTTGGATGCTTCTTATGAAGTTGATAGTGATAGTGATAGTAAGAGCGTTTCTTCTAACAGAACTGGTTTGAAATGGTTCTATCGTTTCACTAAAACAGGTGCTGGTGAGGTTCCGTCTGATTGGTTAAGTATTGATACTTTAGTATTTAGGGATTTACAATCATATGCTAGGAATATTGACTTGAAAGCTGAGATTACTACAGACTTTAGTACTTCACCGTTTATCGCTAGAGATAGGGTTGCTTTACGTACATTCTTGGATAGTAAGCAGTCAACTTATATTTCTAAGTCTATTGATGAAACAAACTTCGCTAATCCATATCAAGCATTGAAGATTAGTTATCAAGCCGCTTTACCACAAAATACTTCTATGGAAGTGTTCTATATGGATAAAGAAGATGGTGATTGGATTAAACTTGCTACTGATAATACTACAGTTAATATTGATGGTAATACTGTTAAAGTTGTTTCATTGGATTCTATTACAAATGTAGATGAAGAGTTCAAACAATATACATGGAATATCAACAAGATTAATAGTATGATTACTAACAATGCATCAAGGGGTTCTAAGTTCTTCAAGATTAGGATTGATTTGAATACTACACAGGCATTTAATCGTCCTAGAGTTAAAAAACTTGCTTGTATCTTCAAAGAAAAAGAATATAGAACTTAATCTATAATTTTAGTGTAAGATTTCAAGTATATATAGTATTGATAGTATAGAGATGTGGTTATAGCTACATCTCTATATTTTTATTACATAGGATAAAGTGGGGGTATGGTATGCCTGAAAGAGTACAACGAATGTTCTGTACAATGTTTAAGAAGACAGAGGAAGAACAGAGGAATTATGATGCTAGAGTAGAGTTGGCTAAGGCTAAAGACGATTTAGAGACAACTAAGGAAAGTTTAGCTGTAACAACTGATACATTAAATAAAGCAATGCAGATGATAGAGAGTTTATCTAATGAGTTATCATCTATACGTAAAGAATTAAAAGATACAAAAGAGGACAAATAATGGGTGTTTTAAAGAGATATAATTCTGATAACATAGATTGGAATATTGGTGCATTATATTCACATGATGAATACATACAAAAGTTATTTATTGTGATGAAAGAATTAGGATTAGTTAATCCTATCAAATATGTATTTGGAACTATACCGACTGTGTTAGTTGGTGGTAGGGTTACACCTAGAGATACATCATCTACTGATGAGGCTTTTAAGATTATAGACAGATATAATCAGTTGGGTGTTGGTTGTAGGTTAACATTCTCTTCTATGTATGTAACTAAAGACGAGTTGAAAGATAGTGTATCTAATCAACTTATGAAGCATTTAGAGGATAATAATCAAAAGTATGGTGTTAGAATGAATGGAATTATTTTAACATCTGAGTTGTTGGGTGAGTATATTTATAACAATTATAATTCTTTAGAATTAATCTCTTCACAGGTTAAGCCATCTGTTGAGGTCGGTTTAGGGAATGATACAGTAGAATATTATAATAGATTATTTGATTTATTTGATATTGTAGTAGTAAATCCTAATAAATGGAATGATGCTAAATTTATTCATGGTTTAAAGCATATTGATAGGGTTGAATTTATCACTAATCATAGATGTTTCCCAGATTGTCCTAAAGCTGGTGAGCATTATAAAGCTCAGGTTGATTTGAGTAAAAAATTGTTAAGTGGTGGTGATTATTCTCTAGAGGAAGCTAAGTTGGATACAATTAATACATGGTGTTTAGATGTTCGTGAGCGTTTCCCTTTGTTAGGTGTATCTATGTCTGAATCAGAGATTAATTTACTTATTGATAATGGTGTTAAACACTTTAAGTTAGAGGGAAGAGATAATGATACTTTTTGTTTTTTAAGAGATATTGGTGATTATATATTTAATAATCAATATTTTTCTAGGATAGCACATAGTATCATGGGAGAAGCTATATAGGTATGTCAACAAGAATAGAATCAGAGAGTGGTGAGGAGCTTTGGGGGCCAGACACATTCGGTAAGTACTCAATCGATAAGATAAAAGTGATTTCCGAGATTTTAAAGGGAATCTTCAAAGATAATCCTATTACGTTTATAAATCAGTCTAAGGCTGATGATGACGTTTATACTAAAACAGAAAGTAATACTCTTTTTATTTTGAAGAGTGATTTTAATACTCTTGCTGGTGATTTGGTAAGGTCATTAGCATCTAGCTATCTTAAAGAATTAGCTAATACACAAGGTGTTGCTAGTGTAACAGATGTTAGGACATTAGAGAAAGTTTCTAATTATTTAACACGAGCATGTTTTGGTCAAACATATACAGAGATTAAAGATTTAGCTAGTATGAGTATTGCTCCGTTGCCTGATAGGGTTCAACAGGTTGAGACTCAGCTTGTTTCTGTAGATACAAGAATTAATCATACTATGGATGTTGTTTTTGAAACGAATAGGGATGGTTCTTTTTCTAGTGTATCTAAGATAGCAACAAAAGAGGATTTAAAATCTGTTAACGATAAAATGGGTAGTGGTAATATAACAGTTAGAAATTCTAAAAATGTAATTGATGCTGTTAATAGGTTGGATAAAAGCATTGTAGCACTAGAGTCAGTTTCAGATTTTGTAAATACATTATCTACAACTGTTAACAATTTATCTGATACAGTTAATAGATTATCACGTTCAGTTGATAGGATAGATGCTTTGGTTGGCACTGAGACATTGAGGACAACTAGTAAAACAATTACAGGTGCTATTAATGAATTAAAGGTATAGGAGTAATAGTTAGTGGAAATTAAGCCTTTTAAGAAGATAAATGGTAATGGTTATTCCTTTAAAGAGATTTGGACGATTTATGATGAGCAGTTTAACATTCTTCGTGATATCGTATTGTCTTTAGGGGATAAATATCAAGTTGAAAATGTTAGTGGTAGTGATAATAAAATCATTACTTTAAATACACCTTATAATAGTAATCAGGTATTTGTATATTGTAATGGTGTTCTACAATGGAAAGATAGGGATTATAGAGAAAATTCACCTACAGAGATTGAGTTATTATTTGATAGAAAAGCAACTGATGATGTTCGTATTGTTACAATTAAATCTAATGTTATCAAGGAAGATTTACATCAATACTTGCAAGATATCAGTTCAGTTGTAGCGAACGCTAAGGAGCAATATGATTCTGCTAGGAACTTAGAGTCTAGGTTGGTAGAGTTGTATTCTGCTTTACAACAAACACATTCACTATATACAAATAACTCTACTACGAGTCTTGTTAACGATTTAACAAGATTAAAGAGTGAGTATGAAAAAGTAAATACAGGTGTTACTGCTTTAGATAAGAAATTAAAAGATTTAATTAGTAGTGGTGAGTATGTTTTAACAACTTTAAATATTGATGAATTAAAAGCATTAGTAAATACTATTAAATCAAAGATAGATGAGTTATCTGCTGAGAAGTCATTAGATATTGTTTACCCTATGTTTGGTTCTAACCAAAATGGTCCCGATGCTAGTGTTCATGATGTTGGTGAGTGTACATTTGTTGGTATTGATAAAAAGTACTGGTTCATGATTGATACATTCTCTAAGTCAACAGGTGATGGTGGTTATAATTCAATTAAACGTGCTATGCAAGAAAATGGGATTACTAAGTTTGAGTTCTTGCTAATCACTCATTGGCACAAAGACCACTACGGCAATGCTGTTCGTTTGATGAATGAAGGTCTAGTAGAGAAGGTTTATGTGCAAGATGTAACTAAATATCCGAGTGGTATTAGTGGTGCGTATGGTATGACTTATACAGTGTTGAAGTCTGTGTATGACGAGCATAAAAATACAGCACAGGCTAGAAGTATTCCTTTTAGTTCTGCACCTACTGGTGAGATTGATTTTCATGGTGCTAAGTTATTATTCCATAATAATGATTCAACAGCTATAGCAAAACACAATTCTACTTGGGTTAATGAAAATTACAATAACACCTCTATTTGTTTATTGGTTTCTTATATAGGTAGGAATTTCTTAGCACAAGGTGATGGTGATAAAGAGGTAATGAAAGAATACTTAGATATTCTTCCATCTAATATTGATTTATTAAAGTCTAATCATCATTCAATAGCAACAATGCCACTATCTTTCAGGAAATTAAGACCTAAAGATGCTATCATTACTGCCAATAAGTGGCAGTTGGCACATGATACTGTTGTGTTTAATTATCAGTCATTCTTGTTTGATATGGGTTCAAATGTATATTTCTTAGCTAATCAGAAAGAAGATATACACATTTCATATAGTTCATTATATGGTGTTGCGTACAATAAAAAATTAGAGGTTGGATATCCAGATAACTGTGCATATACAACACCTGAACCTAATGGTCATATCTTTGTAGATTGTAATTATAATGGTAACAATAGTACAGGTGATAAGGATAAGCCTTTCAAATATTTATCAGATGCTGTTAGGTTCGCTCATATCAACTATATGAAAGAGATTTGTGTGAATATCGCTCCTGGTGATTACACAGGTGATATTAAACATTATAATTTTGTAAATTATAATGCAAATACAGTAACACTTATTAATTTTATTGGTTTACGTGGTAAAGTTAGATTTATTAATAGTGGGACTACACCTGCATATCTACCACCTATCTATGTAGCTATGTGTGATAATGTTACGTTTGAGAATATCACATTTAAAGTTGGTAGTATGTATACATCTAATGCTGTTAATAATCTAACTAGCTTTATTAATGCTAGTGTAACAAACGCAACTGCTATGTTTAGTAGGTGTACATTTACTGTTGATAATACAGATATCACAAATAGAGAGACATCTAATTCTTCATTTAATACAATACATGTAGATTCTTTTGGTTCAAAAGTTAAAATTGATACGTGTACGTTTAATGGTAAGACTAGGTATGGTATTCGTTCTGCTGAGGGTTCTGTTGTAACTGTTGTTGGTTCAAATAATATCAATAACAGCGTAGCTACAGTGTATTATGCTACTGAGGGTGATATTAATGTTAATGGTACAGCAACTAAGAATACATCTAATGAATCAACTGCTGGCGGTAAAGTCAGTTTCTTAGATGTAGATACTACACCAACATATCCTAACACTACACGTGGTCAGGTTATTGGTACACGATTATCACAAAAGTATGGTGGAAAGTTAGGTTATGTTTCTGATGGTAATGGTGGGTATTCTTCTATAGACCATTTTAATCGGAGTGGTAATTTAGATAACAAACCTGATTTTGAAGGTCAATTCGCTTATGATAAGACAAATAAACGTGTTGGTTTTGCATTAGGTTCTTCAAATAAATCTGATTGGTTAGATTTATCATCCAATAATGGTATTGGTGGTGTTAAAGAGTGGAAACAAGGTGGTACATATAATTATGGTGATTTAATTAAGACTTCTAATGGTAAAGTATTCTTTTACATGAGTTTTTCTAATTATACATATAATGAATCAGATGCTAATATATTAAATAATTTTAGTGGGAATTATTTAGATACTACAAATGTGCGTGGTAACAAGGTTATGTATGTAGATATGAATAAGCATGGTTCTTTAGTATTTTCATTGTTACATAGTCAGCGTGTTAATACACCTTTACCATCAACTAATGCCGAAATAAATGACTTAGGTATTTTCACAACATACTACACTGAAAAGAACTCTTTTAAGAATCAGCCTACACAGTATGGTCAGCTAATTAATTTACCATGTGCTATGGATGATTCTAACGAGTCAATGCAGATATGGATTGAACAGTTCTCTGGTCAAATGTATACTAGGGGTGGTAATTGGGAAAATCCTGTTGCTGATAGAAAATTTTCACCAGTTTATCCTGATGATTTTGGTTTAGTGGACGTGCTACTTTTTGATTGGATAACTACACCAGCAGACGCTAAAAATAGGAATGTAAGACTAAAAGCACCTTTTAAGGATTATAAGATAATTACTTTTTGGTTAGTGCCTGATGATGGGTATGGTTGGATGGCTCCGTGTTCATTTCATGTTGGGGAGTTGGAATTTGCAGTAGAGGCTGGGAAGCGAGCATCACCTAATGTTGGGGGGTATATGGTAAGTGCTAATGGGTTGTATTGGCAGTTAAAACTTAGTGATAATTTAATATCTTCCACAAATATTGGTGATATGACTTGGTCTGAAAATTGTAAGTTAATGTCTGTTACTGGGTGGCCGAGAGTTCATGGATATGATTTTTAAGGTAGGTATAGATGTATAAAATTCCGTATAAAATGGTTGAGATAGTTACAGATAGTGGCGAGACTTTAACACTTGAAGATGTTTTAAAGTCATTACCTACTGTACCTATGTCCTTATACACAGGAAGTAATGATTTTACCAAAGAGAAGATTGAAGATGTAATAAATTATCTTAAAGCTAATGGTGGTGGTCAGTTTACAATACCTGAAAATTCACCTATTCATAAGCTAACAATCGATGTACATAGGAATAAGTTTCAAGATTATGTAGTTCATTTTATTTATAATGACTATCGCTATCCTGTTGGAACAGAGAAAAGACCATATACAGATGAGCCATGGCAAGCTGGGGATATTATTTATAATCTTGATATCCTAAATTCAGATGATAAATGCACATTGTGGTTCTGTAAAGAGAGTGGTTCTGCCACATCAAGTGGTAAGTGGTCGCAACAATCTATATGGCAATTATCCTCTAGTGAGATTGATGATTTAGTAGTATCTCATGTAGGTTCTTCTATTGGGCCGCTTGTACAAAAAGAGGTAGGTTTACAAGGGCCTGCTATGATGTCTAGTGAGGTTACTAAACAGCTTGATGCTAAAGTTCCTAGTAAGGTTGAATCTGAGGTTACTAAACAACTTGCTAGTTCAGTTCCAGCACAGGTTTCTAGTATTGTAAATGACAGTCTTTCTAGAGAGGTATCTAAAAGGGTTGATACAGTAGTTACACCTATCATTAATAGTAGGTTAAGTAGTACATTGTCAGATACAGCTGTTACTAGAATGATTAATGAAAAGGTAGACCCTAAAGTATCTTCTATTACTGAGGAAGCTAAGAGAGTTGTAAATACAAAGGTTACAGAAGCAACATCAACTCTAACAAATACAGTCAATAATTATATTGATGATGCTAAGAGAAGATTAGGCACTATTACTACTGTTACAGCTAAAGATGTTGATGATAAGATTAAAGAGTCATCTAAAACAATTAATGCTAAGATTGATAACATCGTAGATAATAAGTTAGCTAATCTTAGGACTGGTCATAGCGATATTGTAGCTACTGAGGAGTATAAGATGGGTGCTGATGGTGTAGCAGATGATACAGCTAAGTTTGAACAGTGTATTAGGGATGCTAGGGGTAAGATTTTAATTATTAGTCCTGGTGTGTATAAGTTGACTAAGAATTTATTCATTGGTGAGTGTAAAGATGTTATTGTGTTAGGTACTTTTAGTGAAAAAGTACCGTTCATTAAGAATAATGAGATGTTTATTACATCACCTACTAATATTGAGTATGTAAGGTCTGTGGAGTTAGATACAAATAAGGTTAATCAGTGTCAGGGTTTTGCTTATAATTCTAATAGAAATGAGTTTATTTTGGCAACTATCAACTCAGATAATACAAACCAGATTTTGTATATTTTAGATGGTGATGATTTAAATACACAAAAACGTAGAGTAGACTTTAGTGATGTAGAAAAGTTAGGTCATTGTAACACGATGACATATAACAAAGATACTAATACATTATATGTTTGTAATGGTGATACTAATTCCAATCCATTTAGATTAGCTAAGTTAGATAATAACTATTCTATTACAGGTGTACATACTGATTCTGCACAGGTTAAGAAATACAATTTTGCGTATGACCCTATCACTAAGTGTTATTGCTCTATTATGCCTGGTGATAGAACTACAGGAGTTAGACATGTATATATTTTAGATAGCAACTTTACTGTTATAAAAGAGTTTGATGTTGATTTCTTAACAAAAGACTACAATAACAATGGTGCTATGTTCTATAATGGTACAATCATGTGTGCTAGTTTACATGCAATATTCCAATTCGATGTATTTGGTAATGTTAAGACTGTAGTTGATATTGATAAGGCTTATGAGATTGAAGACTTTGATATTAAGAATGGTATTATTTATTTTGCTGTGTTAGAAGGTCATAATGTTCATATATTTAGTGGTATGCATAATAAATTTAACTCAGTACACATCAATAATATGAAAGTAAACAGATTACTACTTGCTAACAATTCTTCTTTGTTAGGTTTAACTGCTGAGGGTAAAGAAATAAGCTTGGCTAAGGTTGGTAAGTCAGGTTCATCTGAGATTGGTGATAAAGCAACTAATACCATCTTAATTGGTAAAGATGTTAAAACGTGGGATGGTGGTGATGCATCATACACAGTATTGTCAACTAAGCATTATGGAAGTGCTATTTATTCTAAAAAACAGTCAGATGATACGTTTGTTAAGAAAGCTGAGTTAGTTAAGTTGTCTATTGAAGTTAAACCTGATTTTGTTGGTCAGTTAGCTGTTAGTGGTGGTAAATCTTATATTGCACTTAATAATACAGGGACAGATGGTTGGAAGCCATTGGGTGGTGCTAGTCCACTTGAAGCTGTTGATAGAATTAAGTTTACAAATGGTGCTGAGTTGTGGATTGATTAGATTTTAATCTTAAATTCATACTCACTACATGACGATGAATTATATATAGGTAGTGTTACAAAGGTAGGGGGTAGTTCCATGAAAAGCAATACTTTTTTTAGAGGTACTACCCCTACTCTTGAAATTAGCATGGGTAGGGGTATTAGTGTTGAGAATATAGATAGTTTAACTGTGTACTTCTCACAAGGTATCACCATACTAAAGAAGAAACTTGAAGATGTTAAGATTAATAAGACGACTAATATGGTGTATGTGTCTCTAAGTGAGTTAGAGACATACATGTTTAGTCCTAGTGTTGTTAATGTTCAACTTCGATATAAGTTACTAAACGATACAAATATTTACAGTACTCGCTTTTACCCTTTCAGAGTATTAAAACAATTATGTGACGAGGTATTTACAGAATGAATGAGGGTGTAATTAAATCTAGTGGTACGTTTAATAAAGTTAGTATCAATTCAAGTTATGTGAATACCAACTCATATAATGGTGTAAATACTAATAAAGGTACATTAGAGACTTCTAATAGAGTTAAGGTTACAAAAGATGAAGTTAAAGATATGCTAAAGGAAAAACAAGATAAGTTAATTGCTGGGAATGGTATCTTATTAAACGAAGAGACAAATGTGATATCAGTTTCAACAGAAAAGATTGTTGTTAATGAGGGTGAGAGTATTTCTGATTTAACAGCGTTGTATTTACTGGCTAAGGGTGAAAATTAATGGCAGATTTAAAGGATAATTTACAGAATCTTGCGACTCAGTTGGGTACGGATGTAAAAAATATTAAAGCATCTGTAAAAACTACAGATGATAAGATTGGTACGTTAGGCTCTTTGTCTACGACTAATCAATCTTCAATCGTTGAAGCTATCAACGAGGTTAAAGCTAATATCGTTACAGCTCAAGGTGGTGCTGTAACAGAGCAAGCTGTTGATACAAAGTTACAAGCTAAGCAGGATAAGTTAACTGCTGAGGGTAAAATTTCAATTAATAAGGATACTGGTACAGGTTTAACTAAGATTACTGTAGACTTGTCAGATTATGTTGAAAACAGTGCTTTGACAACTAAGTTAGGTGATTACACTACTACAACAGCTTTAAACACTAAACTAGATGCTAAACAAAATAAATTAACAGCTGGTAGTGGTATTACATTAGATGTAGATGGGACTATTAAAGCTAGTGTTGATTTAAGTACAATGGCTACTAAACAAGAGTTAACAGATAAAATTCAAGAGGCTGTTACTAATTTAGTTAATGGTGCAGATGCGACTATGGATACATTTAAAGAGGTTCAAGAAGCATTAAAGAGTGATAAAACTGTTACTACAGCCTTGACTACATCTGTTGCTAATAAGTTAGATTATAGTCAAGCACAGTCATTGTCTACAGCACAAAAACAACAAGCATGTTCTAATTTAGGTATTGGTGACCCTACAGTAGATTTGGTGAGTGTATATACAACTGCTCGTGATAGTTAGTAGGTGATTGCTTATGGCTGAGACTACTAAGTTAGTTCAGAATATACAAGAATTAGCACAAACTGTTGGTAGAGATATTAAGAATATCAAAACACAAGTAGCTACAAAAGAAGAGTTAAGTGCAGTTGAGGGTAAAATACATAAAAGTAGTGGTATTCCTACATTTGATTTTTCTGTGGAGAGTAATGGTGATGTTTATGTTGACATAACATATCCTGAGTCTACTGCTACAAATACTCCAACTAACACTTCAACTACAGCTGATACAATACCTTATGGTACGACTAAAATATATGATGTGGTATGGGGAGTTGCTGTTGCAGGTGCAGCAGGTGCTGGTAGAGGTTACCTAGAGTATAGTCCTATTAGTGGTTTTGGTAAGTTGCATCTAGATATTAGGTTAACAGCTAATAGTAATAATGGTGGTGTTTTGTGTACGTTACCTGCTAATTCCCCTGTACCTACAAGGTTGTTAGAGACAGCTGTAAACAGTGCCAATGCTAGTATCTACGTTGAGCCTAACTCACGTAATATTAAAGGTTGGGGAGTACCTGGTGGTCAAAATCAAAGGTATATTTTTGATATTATAGGTTTTTGGAAGGAGACTAAATAGATGGCTAGAGTTAAAATTGGTACTATAGCTTTACCTAATATATCTCCTTTTTTACTTAAAGATGTTAGGAATATAAAGAAAGTAGCTACCTTAAAATTAAATGCTCCTATTAATCAATGTCAGGGGTTTACTTATAATAGTAAAACTAAGGAGTTTGTGTTAGCATGTATTAGTTCTGATAATAATACACAAGTGTTGTACAACTTAAATTCAACAGATTTTTCTAGGACTAAAACAGTACAATATACAGATAAGAATAGGTTAGGTCATTGTAATACACTAACCTATAATAGTAAGATAGATAAAATTATTGTAACTAATGGTGCAGTGAATGAGAATCAGATTACATATTTAAATCCAGACTTATCTATTAGTACTACTAAAACTATAGTAGGTAAAGCTTTTAATATAGCTTATGATGATGAGACTGATACATATGTATCTATTACACCAGGTGTTGATAATTCTTCAAGGAATTTAGATTATTATGATGCTAGTTTTACTAAGACTAGGTCTGAGGTAATTGCCGTAAATTCTAAGAACAATGATTCAAATGGTGCTTTATTTCATAAAGGACAAGTAATATTCTATACAGAGTATTTAGTTAATAAGGCGAATATTGGTATTCAGTTCTTAGAGACTATTAAAGGTGTAGAGGTAGAGGATTTTGCTATCAAAGATGGTAATATTTACATGGCAGTTAACAATAACTCACAGGTAGATATTTATTGTCATTACTCTAACATGTCATTCATTGATAATATAGCAACTAATGATAAAATGTCTTTGGCTAACAATACGCCTTTGTATGGTATTGATACTACTGGTGAATTACGAGGATTGATTAAGTGTTCTAATGGTAATGGTACTGAGGTAGGTAATCAAAAATCTCCTATGGCATTAGTAGGTACCCGTATTACATGGTTCGATGATAAAGGTGCATCTAGAACATTATTATCCACTAAGGAGCTTGATGGTGTTGGTGAAAACAAAGAGGGTAAAGTTATCTATAGGGCATCAGAAGTAGATAAGATGTTTACTGATGTTTTGAATAAATTAAAAGAGATTAATTCTAAGTTATAGGTGGATATAGTATGATAGTTGAAGAAATTGTTAATGAGATTGATAAGTTTATTACAAAGTACAAATCACTAAAGTCTGATAATCAAACTTTAACTCAATTTAAGTCAGATGTTAAAACTGCACTAAATGTGAAAGGGATTATTAATACTAATGAGGATTCTGAAGTAGTCCAATCTATTACTAATTATACTCCTAGCACTACAGGTAGTGGTGCTAGTCTAGATGCTAATTATTTAAAGAGTGTTGGTTTATTACCTAGTTCTTTTAGTGGTAATCCTACTGAAAGAGATTTGATTGTAAATAAGTTCTTATTCCAGGATTCTACTGATAGTCGTAGGTTTATTTCTTCTGAAGATTTACTCAGTGTTAGTGTTCATCTAGATGGTAAAGAGGTTAACAACTATCGTAAAGTAACTAGAAGAGGAACATCTGTTGATGGTTTCGATGTAGATAAATACAACATGCCATTTGATGGGTATACAATTAACGAGTTTAGATTTAATAAAACAGGAAACTACTCTGTAGATATGAGTATTGGAACTTTATCTTTAAGTAAAGTAATTAATTATGTCGAGGAAGATTTAAGTTCTATGGATAACTTCTTAGTTTACGCTACTAATCTTAAATCTAACCGTGTAGTCTGTTATGATACTGATAAAGTAGAGACTATAAATAAATTAGATAAGAGTAAGATAGACTTTGACACAGCTCAGCTTTTTAATAGTGTAGAAAATAATCTAAACGCTATGGGTGGTGCTAAGGAAAAGCTAGGGTATGTTTATAACATAAGAACAGGTAAAGCTTTTTTTGTAGATGTTGTTTGGTTATCTAGTGACTTTAGTAGAATTCGTGAAGAGTTCAGGCATTCATTATCTACAGTTATTTATGATGGTAGAATTGATGTTCTGACTAGTAATTATTCATTTGCACTATCTGTAAGTGGTGATGATAAAAATCATACGACCTTTATTTCTGATATTGATTACCAAGATGGTGATACTTTAGTATTTGCTTTCTACAAAGAAAGAAATAGTGAGGATGCTCATGAATTTTCTATTAATTTAGTTGAGAAATATCTTAAAACTATCTCTAGTGCTATTAGTTCTGAGCCATATGTTCAACCTGATTTAGAAGGGGTTACATCTGATAATTATGGTAGTAAATTGGGTGCTTTTGTAAGCTCTAATAACATTTCTACTGATAATTTAGATATTATTGAATATGTTGATAGTTTACATGGTTATATTAATACATACGCTAATGGTGTTATGATTAGTATTGGTAGCGTTTCTTATAAAGATAATAATCCTGATTTATATAAAGGTCTTTTAAAATATCTAGTTAAGAATTATATCAAAGGGTTTAAGTCTATTATTGTATTTGATTTTACTAGTTTTATGGCATTAGACCCAATTCCTGTTATTAGTGATTCTATTGACCTTTCTGAAATTGCTGAGGGTGTTGGGTATTTAATGATTAGAGCTAGTAAGGATATAGTATTCAAAGAGGGTACGAAAGAAGCAGGTAAATCTGACAAAATTACTATTAGAAGTTCTAAGCTAGTAGATGGCAAGGCTCCTTTCCTTAAAGTGAATGGTTCTGAGTTTGAGTCAATTAGTGGTGTTAAGGAATATTCATTTAGTAATGATTTTATTACAGACTCTTTATAATACTATATAAATAAATTTACTAAGTCTACTATGGTTAAATCATATACTACAGTTGAAGAGGTAGATGGTAAATACTACTTAAATATTAAAGTCCCTGTTTTAGATATTTTTGAATATGGTTTATATTTATGATGGTTAAATAGTAAGCAATAGATAACAATTAAGCATACATAAGATATTCATATAATAGATAGTATTGGTGAAAGGTGTATCTTATGGACTTTAATGGTTTAAAGAATGTTACACCTATCTTCCAAACACTATTAAATAATGCTAAGAGTGGTATTCCTAAGAAAATTCAAGTTTTCATAGGAATACTTGCTCTTATTTGGTTGTTACCGATTATATTAGATATAGTGTTTGTTGTTTTAGGTGTGTTTTTTGATTACAAAGCTGAAATGATACTAAAATTCTTACCTAGGCTAGAACAGTTAATTAGTATACTCACAGGTGTTTCTGCCGTTGCATGTTTAATGGCAATTATCGGTTTGTTTACAGATTCTGATGGGGATGGTATTCCTGATTCTGTAGATAAAGATAATAAAACACCAGTAACAAATAATAGTATTCAAGTCAATGTAGGTTCAAGTGGAGATAAATCTCCTAAGTTGCCATTACACATTGATAAATAGATTGTTTTGGTTGGTAATTTTTAGTATGCGGATGCTTTACAGGAGATGTTATATGATTGGTGACCTTAGTAAAGAGTATGAATCCAATGGAGACATTGGGGCTATCTCCACTGGTGAGGGAGATTATGGTGGTAAATCATATGGTATGTATCAATTAGCTAGTAACGTAGGTTCAGTTGATGATTTTATTGCATGGGGTTTAAATTCTGACTACAGTTGGATTGCAGAGGAATTAGATAAATATTCAGTAGGTTCTTATGAGTTTGATAACGCATGGACATATTTTGCAAATAACGACTATGAGAACTTCTATAGTATGCAACATTCTTATGCAATTCACAAGTATTATGATGTATCAGTTGAGTTGTTAAGGGAACATTTGTTTAACATTGAAAACCATAGTGAGACTATGAAAGATGTAATTTTCTCTAGGGCAATTCAGTATGGTACCGGTAATATTGTAGAGATGTTTGAAGATGCTTTAGTTATTATGGGTGAGAAGTTAGGTCTTGAATTGGCTAATCTTTCTTATGTGGATGAGAAACGATTTGATTATGACCTAATCACTTCTATCTATGATGTATGCATGACTTTGGAGTGGAATAGTTCTGCTTTACGAGAAAGCTTAAATCATAGGTTTAGAGAAGAGAAAGCTAAGGCTATTCAAATGTTGTCTGATGAGTTAGGAATCTAGGTGATTCATATGGGATTCATTGATAAGTTAATCGAATGTATTAGAGTTTTATTCTTAGGTAAGAGTATTGATAGTGTTATTAATACTACACAAGATAAAGTTGTAGATACAGTTAATACTACTGTTGATGAGGTTTCTTCTAAAGTAGATACAAAAGTTGATGATATCACTGATAAAGTAGATAACATTACTGATACAGTTGATAATAAAATTGATGATGTGTCTAGTAAAGTTGAAGATATTGTTGAGAACTCTAAAAAATTAGGTATTAATGTAAGAAAAAAATAGTGATTCTATTTAAATTTCACAGTTAAAATTATATATTGAGATTTTAAACCCCCTATAGTATAATAAGTATTAAATAACATTATACTATAGGGGGTTTAACTTCATTGAATAAGAGTTTTAAAGTTAGGATATATCCTAATCAAGAACAAAAAGATATTATTGATAATACATTTAATTCTACAAGATATTTGTATAATTATATGTTAAATCTCCAAGAAAAGTTATATAAATTTTTTGGTGTTAGTTTATGTTATAATCAATCTTCTAAGGTTCTAACTGAATTAAAGAAACATAAAGTATGGCTTAAATTTGTAGATTCTAAATCTTTACAACAGACTCTTAAAGATTTAGATAATGCTTATGTTAATTTCTTTAATGGTAAGTCTAAATATCCTAAATTTAAATCTAAGAAACGGAGTAAAAACTCTTATCGTACTACTCAGAGAGTTAGACTAAATACTGAAAATCGTACAATCAAGATTCCTAAAGTTGGTAGTATTAGATTTAGAGATAAAAGTAAATTTAAAGGTATTACTAAAATTTATAACGTGACTATTTCTAAGACATCTAGTGGGAAATATTATGCTAGTATATCAGCTGAGGTTAATATTGAACATTTTGAGAAAACCAATCAAAATGTTGGTATAGACTTAGGATTAAAAGATTTTGCAATTTTTAGTAATGGTGATAGAGTAGATAATCCTAAATTCTTTATTCATGCTCAAAAGAAGTTAGCTAAGATGCAACGTAAGTTATCTAAAAAGATTTTTGGTAGCAATAATTACTTAAAATATAAAATTAAAGTAGCTAGATTTCATGAGAAAATAAAGAATAAGAGAAAAGATTTTCTACATAAATTATCACTTAGATTAGTAAAAGAGTATGATATTATTTGTGTTGAGACTCTTAGAGTTAAAAATATGATGAAAAATCATAAATTAGCTAAGTCTTTTCAAGACGTGGCTCATTCAGGGTTTATAAGGCAATTAGAATATAAAGCTGAGTGGTATGGTAAAATGGTTTCTAAAGTAAATACATTTTATCCGTCATCACAACTATGTTCTAATTGTGGATATAAAAACAAAGATGTTAAGAATCTTAGTATTCGTGATTGGACTTGTGCTATATGTGGAACATATCATGATAGAGATGTTAATTCAGCGATTAATATTTTGAATGAGGGATTAAGAATATTAAATTCTTAGATATATAATTTTAAGAACTGTGGGACGCACAGGGATAGCTTATTAAATTTATCTGACAGAAGGCTTTAATTGATATGGATATTAGTTATAAAGTCAAGTTGGATTTAAATAAGAATCTTTCGACTTTTTTCGTTGGGGGAGCGTCAGTAACATACGAAAAAAATAGTGTACAAAATGGTACACTCTTATTTTTATGTTAGATGGGGATTAATTTATGGGATTATTTGATGTTGATGGTATTGGTTTTAAAAATAAAGAAAAACCTAAAAATGAAAACTCATTTGACATGGGGGTTGATATCTCTAAAGTAGATAATAGTTTAGTTAATACAAATAAGACTAGTGGTAGTGATTTTGATAAAACACTAGTTGGCGAGATAAATCCATTAGTTAAGGTTGATGTTATTAATCATTACTTTAGGCTTAGTGATTTATTGAAAGAATATGGATGTTACATTGATGGCTCTACTATGTATTGTCCTTTTCATGATGACGATATCACAGGTAAACCGTCTGCTAAGTATCATTCAGATACAGATTTGTTATATTGCTTTTCTGAAAACAAAGTCTACAGTTCTTATCACGCTTTAAAGATTTTATTTGGAAAGGATGTAAACCTAATTTTTAAGAAGATATGGTCTACATTGTCTAAGGAAGAGAGATTATCATATATTGGTAAGCATGATGAAAAGGTTAAGGATGTTGTAGTAGAGGATACAGGATGGGAATACTACAATAAAAATGTATTATCTATTTTTAAAGTTGGTAAGGTATCGTATGAGCAGTATAAAAACGCTTTATATAAGGTCTTATCATTAATTCAAGAATAAAATAGTATGAATTTTAAGTAATTTGTAGTTGTAAAGTTACTTAAAATTAAGTATAATGGATATTGTAGAAAGTGTTACTAACTACAATATCTATTTTTATTATAGTAAAGGAGAATATGCTATGGCTAAGATTACAGCTATTCGTTTACCTAATGGTAAGGTTAAGATTACTAATTCAGATATTAGTGGTATTATTGGGGAAGAGTTCAATTCATCTGATGATTTCTTCAATAAATATAAAACAATTAATGAATCTACAGGTGTAGAAAATGATTGTGTGTTATTAGAGTCAATCAATGGCTAATGTTCCTGTTATAGGTAATGGACTTGCAGTAATACCACTACATACTAGGGGTACAAGTAAGAAGAAGAATAAAAGAGTTGCTGATTATTTAACTAGGAGTACTTTTTTAAAGTTATTGGTAGAATACTCAGATATAGAGAAGATGGATATCGTATATTTAACTGGTATGGGTGTAATGTATCAAGACGATATATTAGATGGTTCTGTTACTTTAAGGGATATCATACAAAATACTAGTTGGTGTAATATAGTTGCTGAAGAACTGTATCGTTTATGTCTATCATTAGGTACAAATAAAATAGTATTGTTGGCTAGGAGCGATAGATTTTTAAAGCTTGCTAAAACTCTTAGGTCTAGAGGTGTTATAGTTGAAAATCCTATAATGGGTGTATTGTCAGAGAGGTATGCAATTAAGATACTTTTCTCTAAAACTAAGTTATTAGTAAATACAAGGGGTGGATTTTCAAAATGAGTAGAGAGTTACCTTTGTTTTTACAGAATTTATCATGTGATATTACTGATTGTGTATTCACATTAAAGTTGGTTGGTAGCACTTTTCAGTATAAAGCACAAGATGTGTTACAGGTTATACTAGATAATAATATGGTTGATAAGGTTATATTAGAGTTAGTACGTGAGCCTGACAATATTCATGATGAGCATGCTGTAAAAGTTATGTTGTCTGTTGATGGTTATAGTGGAACATATCATGTTGGTTATGTATCACGAGATATAAGTGAGACAATTAGTTTTCTTCTTCAAGATGATGACTTATGTGTACATATTTCAGATGTATTCATGAGTGGTGGTGGATTAGATTACTATGTAGGTCTTATGTTTAATTGTAGGTTTAAAAGAAAGGAATAAATCTATCTATGGCTAATGATAAAGCTAAGAGTGATTATAAACATTGGGTAGGTGCTGTTCCTAAGATAGAGAATTGGTATAAAAATTTTAACTTTGTATTAGTTGAAAGTATGGAAGACTTAGAGAGTATCTTTAAAGATAAAAAAGACTACTATATGGCTTTCGATACAGAGACTACGGGTTTAGATTTTGAAGAGATTGACTTGGTAGGCTACTCTTTTTGTTTAGATGGTAAAACGGCATATTATGTGCCTGTATATCATTTTCAGTATGATGGTAATTTAGGTGAGGAATCAGTAAAATTCATCTATGAGCGTATGTGCGAAGCTAAAAAAGTGTTTATGTATAATATGCGGTATGACGCACGTATTATGGAATATTATGGGTATAAAGAGAATAAAGCTGATTTAGATAAAAGACGTTGGATGTATGCTAAGTTTGATATGTCTAATGTTGATTACTATGATGTTTCCGTACCTGTGTGGTTAGCTGATACAAACCAAAAATATCCTAGTCTAAAGTGGTCTAGTTTACATTTTTTGGGAATTGAACAGTTACATTTTGATGAAGTAATTGAAAATGCTGGCTCATTCTTCTATTTAAACCCGTCTGAAAATGAAGATACAGTGTTTTATGCCGCAGCAGATGCGTTGTGTACATTTTTACTTGCGACTGCAACAGTTAAGTATTTTACAGAGGCTAAACATTCTGCTAAGTTTGACAATTTGATGTTATATCCTTTATTACACTATGAGAATGAGAAGATTTGGTTAGATGGTGATGTACTCAAAAATCTATATATTACAGCTACAGATAGAGTAGATAAGATGGAGAGAGATGTGTATGCTATGATAGGTGGACAGATTAATTTGAATTCACCTGTACAAGTTGCACAAGCTTTTGAGAGGTTGGGAATTGATACTGGTGAGCGTACATCTAAGGGTACTATGTCAGTTGGTATTAAAATATTGGCTGATTTACCTAAAGAGTATGTAGAAAAGTTCCCAGCTTTAAAATCATATATCAACTATAAGAAAACAGCTAAATTAATATCTTCATATATTAAACCTTTGTTGAAAGAGTATGAACGTAGGGGTTATTGTAGGTTCGCTTATAAAACTACTGAAGTACCAACTGGGAGGCTTGCTTGTGGTAAGGATGGGAAGAATTCTTTCTTTAGCCCGATTAATGCACAATCCCTGCCTAAGCCACATGTAAAGATGGAAGACGTATTTGACTTAGGTGATAGAAATTTATTCTCTAAGAAAGATAATATCATTATGGGGTATAAGTTTGTTTATTCTTCTTATGATGAGGAAGGAAAACATATTATACCTGATGACCCAACATATATTGGATGGGTAGAGGGTATGGATGATGACTTAAATATACGGATGGCTATTTCCCCTAAAATGTTAGAAGATAGCAATGATGCTGAATTCCTGTACTGTAGCTTTGACTATGCCGCGGAGGAGTTACGTATCGCCGCTAATTTAAGTCGTGAGCCTAATTGGGTTGATGCTTTTGTACATGGGGATGACATTCATAAGCGGTGTTATTCTTTAGATACTGAGTTTTTAACAAGAGATGGTTGGAAAACTTATGAACATATTGGTATTGATACTGAGATTGCACAGTACAATGAGGATGCTAAAGAATTAGAATTTGTTAAAGCTGGTCATGCTTATTTTAACGAAACAGATACAATGTATCATTTTGTTGGTAATAATACTGATTTATTAGTTACACCTAATCATCGTATGTATGATAAAGGTAGAGATAATTGGTATGTAAAACGAGCAGACGAGTTGTATAAAAAGAAATCTTATCATACTATTTGTAGTCCTATATCTAGTAAGGTACTAAGAGGCTCTGATACTGTTATTGATAGTGGTAACATTGATATTAAGTCAACATATCATAAAGATGGGTTTAGCATTTCTGTAGATGATTTTGTTGAGTTATTAGGGTATGTTATTACAGATGGTGGCACTTGTTTACGTGCTTGTGGGACTAAGACAGTGTACTTCTCACAATCTGAGGTTAAGTCAGATGTGTTAAGTAAGATGCAAGACTTGAATAGAAGACTTGGTGGACTCTTTAAGGAAGATGTTGAATACTGTGAAGGTAAGGAAACAACTGTATGTGGTAGAAAATCAATTTTGAATGGGAATTTTCATCGTTTTAATTTAACAAGTTCAGCTTTATTTGATACTGTTGTTGAATATATTGGTGGCAACTTAAAGAAAGATAGGGTTCTTTCTAGTAAGATGTTACAGTTCAGTGATAGACTATTAAGTAAGTTCCTAGATGCTATGTATGATGGCGATGGCATACATGATAATAGGGGTGGTAGAGAAAATTCTAGGTCTTTATTAGTGCAGTCTAAGAAGCTAGTTGAACAGCTACAATTAATTCTTATTAATATGGGTTACTCTACTAGCGTTAAAGATGTTTCTGCTAGATATAATGTTAGTATGTATAGGTTATATTATGTTAGAGATAAACGTGTTGTAAGGGGTTCAAATAAATATACTGAGATTGTTAAGTATGATAAACCAGTAAAATCCGTATGTTTTGCAGTACCTAGTACGTTATTATTTGTACGTAGAAATGGTAAGACATCAGTATGTGGTAATACAGCTGTAGCTATTTGGGGAGAAGAGCATTACAATAGGGATTATCGTAAGATGGCTAAATATGCCAACTTCTCTATCTTATATGGTGCTAGTTCTCATTCTCTATATGCAGATAGTCGCTATGGTTTTAAATCTTTACAAGAGGCTGAGGACTTTTACAATAAGTATAAGAAAGCTTTGCCTACACTGTTCCAATGGCAAGATAGATTAATCTATAGTGCTAGACGTAAAGGGATGCTACAGACATTCTTCGGTAGACCACGTAGATTACGTTCCTATTATGAAAATAAACAAATAGGTTTTGCTAATCGTAGTGCTGGCAATACGAGTGTTCAGGGTGTTGCTGGTGATATCTTAAAGATGGTAATGATTAAGTTGTGGAGAGCATTGTTTAATAATGAAGAATTCAAGGACGATGTTGCTTGGAGGGTTGCTATTCATGACGAAATTGGTTATACAATACGTGCTACTAAGTTAATGCGTATCTTAAAGATTATTAAAGAAACACAATCTGTTAAGTTACCAGAGTGGCCAGTAGAGATTATTACTGACCCATCTGTTGGATGGTCAATGGGTAGGGTTTACGATTTTCATATGGTTGAGGATGATTCAGAGTTAGGTTATCATTTTGAGCCAGATTTAGCATAGGGGATTATTATGGAAGAGTTTATTTTTGACAGCTTAACTCTTGCTGATTTAGTTAAGTATGTTGATACATCTAAGGTGTTTAATATCACTAAAGGTGAGTTCAATCAAGTTAAGGTATATCTAGCAAGTTATGAAGATGAAAAGCTAGGAAGTGCAGTTGAGCGTTTAGATGTTGCTTATCATATTGGTAATAAATGGTCATTGGTAGACATGGCTAAGGTTGATGGTTTTAATGAAGTACCATTGAGTTGGTTGTTATCAGATGTTGGTGAGATTGATGATTGTCTAGTTATTTTGCGTAGAATGTCTAATATGGTTTTAGATAAAAATAATTCTAGTTTATCTACATATATTTATCATATTGTTGATGATGCTTATGAGTTTATTACTTCAAACGCTTTAATGAATGGTAAATTAGCTAGATATGATATTAGGTTAGATGGTTCTATTGATGATATTCTTGATATCATCAATGACAAAGTTGATAATGATTATGACAAAAATTCATTAATTTCTTTTATTAAGTGTGGTGTTCTAGGTGGATAAAATTATTGACATAAGTGTGCATATAATATGCATATAATAAATGTATAAATGGTTGTATAGTTTTTTGGTAATGTACCTCATTTATATGGTTTCCATAGTAAATGTAGTGAAATAGAGGAAGATACTAACATTGTTAAAGAGTTTTAAAACTGAAATCAATCCGACAGCAGAACAGATGCTAAAAATCAATAAAACCATAGGTACATGTAGGTTTATTTATAATTTTTACATTGCTCATAATAAAGAACTTTATGAGAATGGTGAAAAGTTTATGACTTGGATGGCTTTTAGTGTTTGGCTTAATAATGAGTATCTTCCTAATAATCCAGATAAAATGTGGATAAAAGAAGTATCTTCTGTATCTGTTAAAAAGGCTATGGAAGGTGGGTATAAAGCATTTGTTAATTTCTTTAGACATAGAGGAAACTTTCCTAGATTTAAGAAGAAAAATAAGTCTGATGTTAAGATGTATTTTGTTAAAAATAATAAGACTGACTGTTTAAGTGAACGTCATAGAATTAAAGTTCCTACTTTAGGGTGGGTTCGCTTAAAAGAGAAGGGATACATTCCAACATCTAAAGATGGTTTTATCATTAGAAGTGGGACTATTTCTTGTAAATCTGGACGATATTACATATCTGTTTTGGTTGATATACAAAAACAAGATACTGAGATAAGCAATAATTTTGGTATTGGTATAGACTTGGGTTTAAAGAACCTAGCTATATGTTCAGATGGTTCTACTTATCATAATATAAACAAAACGAATAATGTTAGAAAAGTAGAAAAAAGTTTAAAACGAGAGCAACGTAAGTTATCTCGTAAAGTTATTTCGATAAAGAAAGGTGAGTCTACTCAAAAGAATTTTGTAAAACAAAAGCTAAAGGTACAGAAGCTTTATCAAAGATTGGATAATATCAGAACTGATTATATTAACAAGACAATAAGTAAGATAGTGAAAGTCAAGCCGTCTTATATTGTTATTGAGGATTTGAATGTTCGTGGTATGATGAGAAATAGGCATCTTTCTAAAGCTGTAGCACAACAAAAGTTCTTTGAATTTAAAACTAAATTAATTAGTAAATGCAAAGAAAACAATATTGAATTAAGAGTTGTAGACAGATTTTATCCTAGTTCAAAGATGTGTCATA